TTGAACCTGACAATGCATTAATGCTTATATTTTTCTCTATTGGCATTTATTAATCACCTCACTTTCTTTTTAAAAATATTGTCCTGACCATCGTAATTTTGTTCCTAAAGCATTCATTACTTGAATTGATGATACACTCTCAAAATTATATTCCCTTGATTCATTTGCTGGAATATATAGGATATAACCATCAATATTTATTTTTAGAACAGTGTTTTCTGCTTCTATAAATAATGAATTTAAATTTGCTTTGTTTCCATTAGAATCAGTGAAATTTATAATTTGATTATTGGATGTTAATACATACCATGGATCATAATTTGCATCACCTATTTTGTTTAAGGGAATACTGCTTATAAAACCCACGGCGAATTCGCGAACCCAGTTTATTCCATGAAATATTTTCCATTAGATTAATGAGATATTGACTTCTCAATTACATTAGAACTTAACGTAGTGTTTGGTTATGTTGGCAGTTGGCCCTTCTTTAACAACATCCCATTTGGACATAGCAAAGCACAGTATGCTCTATTGAGAGATATCTCTAGCCTAGTTTGGAATAGACGTTCTAAAAGTGTAGGCAACGAGAAGTTTCAACGACACAAATAGGATACACCGGCTATTCAACGTTCCTTGAAATTCAAATCAATCAATGTGTCTCGATAATCGGAGTTCAACAGAGCGTTCAACCGTTTTTTAGGGGTACTCAGTTTAGGTTGAACTGTTTTCTCACTTTTTAGTGTGTTAAAGGCAATTCGTTTTACTAAAGCTAGATTTTGGGCGGCAATTCTTTCCTCTGTTTTATTGCTGTCATCCCCGAACGTCACATCCAGGCTCCAATGCATACTCTCTACACCCCAATGGTTTCGGGCCGCCGCCGCGAAATCAAAAACGTTGGCAACACTACCTATGTAGTAAGCGGTTTCAATCGTCTTCCTAGTCGGCTCTGCGGGATAGTCTACCTCACGGATGACTTTGCCAATACCAGTAAGTTTTTCCCAGTCCCGTTTGGCGTCCACCATCCACTCGTTGTCAGTCGAATAAAAGTAGGTTCGTTTTTCAATTCTTCCGTGCCCTTTTTCTAGGGTTTTATGAACACATAATTTCCCACTATCACTAACTACATTTATTGGTTCCTCCTGAGTCAGTTTTTGTATTCTTTCCAATTCCCCGGATTGCTCCAAGTCACTAAAGTAGTCTTTCACTTCCTCTTGAAGAGTTTCCTGGTTTCCTTTGAGGTTGATCACATAATCAGCTTTATTATCCTGCACAATCTTCTTCACGATCTTTTTCTGCGCACCCATCGCATCAATAGTGACGATACACCCTTCGATAAACAATTGATCCAATAGTTCAGGAATGGCTGTGATTTCGTTGCTTTTTTCCTCCGTTTTAGTTTGCCCCATGACCAGACCGTGTGAATGACACAAGGCACTTACAATGTGTATGGCCCTTAGATTTTTGTTTTTGTTCTTAGAACCCTTGGATGTTTTTCCGTCGATCGCCACAACATCTTTTGCTGTTAATTCAATGGCATCTTTCATCCAATCTACAAAACTAGCTTGGAACTCTTTGGGTTTGATTGCGCTAAATATCCGTTTAATCGTGGATAAAGATGGTATACCATTCTCTAAGGTTATGTATTTCCTAAGCCACGCCTGAGTTGAAGGTGCCTCCGCCCAAAAATGGATATCATCCCATTCATTAAATCCGCAAATGACCCCCGCCAGTACGATAAACAAGATATCGGTCAATTTGTGTAGCACTTTTCCTTGCTGCCTTGTATCCCCTAGTCCTTCAAAATGCTCAAAAAAAGCCCCTTTATATAATCCTCTGTTGCTCATACGCATCCCCTTTAGGTATACTTCTGAGCAACATAATATTTCATGTTAGTTTGTTTGTCCAGCAAATCTTCTAACCGTCTGTGTTCACTAACATTAGCATATTTCTACTCTGCAAAAGTTCATAGAGTAATTCATTAACAAAATATATCGCTCGATAAGCAAGAGCCTCACGACAGCTCTTTGTCTAGTGTTGATTCAATTTATATCCATTTTTATTAAATAATTGCTTCGTGAATTCGCCGCGTTATAAAACCACTGTGGAGCAATTGACCTATCATTTATTATCATTCCTTTCTTTATTTGGATTTTTTGTTGGATTGTTGATTTATAATTAGTAAAAAATAAGAGGAAGATGAGACAATTTATGTTGTCTGTCTCTTCCTCTTATTTTGATGTATAGATTGAAAACAATTATAGGATTTGCAATTTCTTATAATTGTTTATGTTGTTGGTTATGATTGTATTAATTTTTCCTTGTAAATCCATCTTAATAAACCAAAATCATAACTTTCTTCAAATTGACTACATTTTACTTTGTTATTATCTAAATCAAATCTTATATAATGATGACCTCTATTTAAATATTCTTTAGCAAATTGAATAATCTCTAATATTTTTTCATCAGATGGTATTTTATCTGTTTCAGAAATTATACGTATTTCTCTCCAACCTTTTCTATATAAAGCATACCACCTTCTTTTTTCTGCTTCTATAAACTCTTCTTCTGTCAAATTACCTAGTTTTACTTGGAGTTTATGTCCTCCAAGATCAATTTCTACATATATTTTTTCATCAGGAAAAGCAATATCTAATGAAGATGTGTAATGAGGAAAATTCAATTCTCCTCCAATAATATTATTTATATGTATTTGTTGTCTAGATGTTGGAGCTGTGTTATTTTTATATAATGATTCTCTTGCTTTTATTTGCAATTCTTTATTTTGCATAGGATAGTCTACATTGTAATTTTTATTCAATGTAGAAATTTGTTTTAATCTAACATCCTTATCACAAGAAGGGCTATTTCCTCCATACCTTTCATTATTTGTCTCAATTGTTTTTGCTTTAACTTCTAAGTTTTTTGCCGGACTAGTTTCACCATACTTATCTAAAAAAGTTTGTTCTTTCTTCTTTTTAACCTCTTCATTTTGATTCGGATTAGAAAAACCATATTTATCTATATTTGTTTTTGATCTTTTTTCTAAGACATCTGGTAAACTATTTGTACTTTCTACGCCATGAACTTTTAAGTTACTTTCTTTTGTTTTTAAAGATGTGCATTTTTTACAACAATCTTTCTCAATATTTTTATGATTACTAATATAATCCGCATATCTCTTCTTAACTATTTCTTTACAACAATAATCACACCTAACTTCTACAAATTCTCTACTATTGGGAGTTAAATCATTTACTTTTACCAATAAAGTTGCTCCACTTGGAATAATTAAATTTCCTTTATGATTAATAGTTTTTATTGACTCAATATCATACCCTTTTAATTTATAATAATTAGAATTCCTATTATTAATAGATGTATATACCTCTTTTGTTAATAACATTTTTATCTCCTCTCTGACTAAGGAATAAATGGGAAAAGAGACCACTTATCAGAATCGTAGTCTCTTTTAATTACTACTATTTAATCTTGCAAAATTAAATAGATACCATATGTAATTATTTTAATAAATTATTTCAAAGGCAATATTTTAATATTAAAACATCTGTCAGTATCTATGTCTAAATTTCCTTCATATTCAATAGTGATCATATCGCCTTTTTTATATTTTACTGATTGTACTTTAGGATTAGAAAAATTAACTGCACAATACCATCCATTTAAATAAATACAACAAAAAGTATCTTTGACATCTTCAATTGCAACATTAAATGTTTTTGTAGCAACAATTATTTCTTCATCTGTTTTTGCCATTATAAACCTCCTTGAAAAATATTACATATTAATATATAATTACTGAGCAGGAATAAGAGTTTCGTCATAAATCAATAGATACCACATGTCTGTATTTAGAGGACTCTTCAGTGCCTCAATAGGAATGTCAAGTACACTGGGATCACCCGATGCATTCATTGAAATTTTCCAGCTATCTTCGATTTTCGCATTTGGTACAATAATTTGACCAGCATAATCAGATTTAGTGAACTCATCACGTACTAAACAATCCATAGTAAGTTTAAAAGTTCCACCAAAACTAGTAGAAGTTACAGCAATTTTCTTAAGTGTTGCATCACTATCTGCTTTATAATATACTCTTGCAACCATACCACTTGCTTCAGCAAATGTTAAAACTTGAGCAGCAATAGAATATTTAGTACCTTGGGCGGCGACTGCATCAGCTACCAATAAAGTTTTAGGAGTTACGCCATCTGCATCAAGAAGATATACAGAAGTTATTGATTTAAGTTTCTTAGGCAAAGTAAGAGTAGTAACAAGATTAGAAATAGTTGCTTCATAAATCATATCTACAGCATGAACACCAGTAGTAATACTATTACCACTCAAAGTTGCGAGGGCAATATTATCAAAGATCGCATCCTGGAGCGTAATTTTTACAGCCTTCCCACTCGAAAATCCAATTAATTTTGCGTCACCGCGTCCACCCGTTGAATATTTTGTTTCTGAAGATGTGTCGATTTCTGCTGTTTTCAACGTTCTCAACGTTACTACTGCATTATAAGGAGAAGTCAAGCTAGAGAAAGTTACATATGGAGTTTCTTTTATTGTCCAACGATTCGGAGTTGCCATTGTTAAATTCCTTCTTTCTTTAATAGATTTGTATTTATTATTTTTGGTATTATAAAAAACAACAGACATTTTTATCTGTTGTTAATTTTTGATAATGTTCATCCAATTAATGTCTTTCATATTTATTTCTTTTCCATTAACTGTTCCTGCATAAATACCATTTAACGTGAATTGATAATTATCTATTAAATTTAAGCGATTTAATGCATCATATAATTGATATATGGTTAAATCCCAAATATTTAATATGTTTAAATTGTTTGATTTGTTTGCAATTCCTGAAATCATACTAGGAAAAGTAATTGATTCCTTTATAGGGTTTTCTCTTTTCAAAGCCTTTATTTTTTCAATAATTTTTCTAGCTTGTTCGTTTGCAGGATTATAATCTTCCTTTTCTCTTTTAACACAATTCTGCATTTGAATTATTTTGCAAATGCTATCCCAATTTTCTCTATTTATTATTTTCTTCTTGTCTAAAACAACATTAAATTCTTCATCAATACCAAATTCATTTATATTTTCAATTCTTAAAAATAAACCAATAGCACCAATGAATCCTTCAAATAATTCTTGCAAACCACTTTTTAAAAATAAATCAAAAATTGTAATATCATTTAACTCTTCAGGAATATCTTTTATAACATCTTCAATTTCTAATGCGAATATATTCATCATTTGTTGATATTTCTCATGTCCAATCTCAACAATTTCACCAATTGTAAAAGGTTTTATTTCAATTCCATCCACAAAAAAAGAACTACCTTTCAGTAGTCTTAATTCATCGTCCATTTTTATATCCATTTTCTCACCTCATTCAATTAAAGTCACAATTTTTGAACGAGATTTGATACCCATGCCATTTAGCACTTATAGTAATCCACCTACTAGATACAAATTCTAATTTACCAATAGTAGCAATACGTTGTTGATTAAATAAAGTATCAATCTCATTTAAAATACTATATGGCCTTATTTTTGTATCATTCAATAACCATAAATCCAAATGTGTAAAAACATTAAATACAATTTTAGAAGTTTTAAATGCATTATTATCTCTACCTAGCGCAAAATCATCTAAAACTATCGTAATAATACTTTTTGCTTCATCTTCAATAGTTGGTGTAACGGGAGTAGGAAATAAATTATTTAATAAAATTATACTTGTATCAGGTAAATTTGCTTCTAATAAAGGTGTTGTGGAAGAATAATATAAAATTTTACATAAATCTTGACTACTTAAAATAGTTTCTATTATTTTTTTAATATTATCATTTAGTTCATTAAATTTACTCATATTACCACAACCCAACAATATCAATTACTAAATCTTTATAAATTGTTATATCATCACTCTTTGTTGCTCTTAAAGTAACACTATTACCACTTGTCGTACCAGCATTAATTACACAACTATCTCCATCTTGACTATTAATAGAAGCATAAGATCCAACTAAACTCCAAACAACATTTATTCCTGTAGTAATTATTCCATTATTATATATTTTAGCCGTATATATTGATGATTTATTAATTTTAATACTTTCACTTCCAGTAATTACAATTGAATAATCATCAACAGTTGATGCAACTACTATAATAGAAATAGTATCACTAACACCACTACTTGTAACTGTAATTGTACAATTTCCATTTGTTACAGCACTTACTAGTCCAGAAGTAGATATAGTTGCTTTTGTTATATCACTTGAAGCATAAGTAACAGTTGGAGTGGGAGAGAGTATTACATTATCAGCACTAACTTTAACATCCAATTGAATCGTAGAATCTTGTTGTATGCTAACTGTCGATCCATTTAATATCTCAATACTGAACACAGGCAATACTTGTTGAACTTCGTTATATACCATCTTTAAAATCAATAAACCTGGAATTGTAATATCATCAATATTTGTAGTTTTCCACGACCTCAACCCAATTCTAAACACATTATTAATCTCAATTTGTCTAGTAATTGAAGTATCACTTATTTGTACTGCAATTTCTGAATCGAGTGTTGATATTATTTTTTGTTCATCTAGGGAAATTAGACCTTTTGAAATTATACAAGGGATTGTGTGAAGGGTTGAGGATTGGTCGTAGAATTGGATGGTGTTGTTGCACCTCTCTATAATCCCAACATCAGATATATTAGAAGTTGTGTCATTATTTACACAAATCCAATTAAAATCATCATATTCTACATTTTCACCAACAATTATAGTTTCATTAGGAAAACATAATAATCTTTTTCTATTTGGATTTTTAATAATTGAACTTTCTTCTACAATGCGTGTTTTCCTATCCATGCCACTAATTTTAACCAAATTATAACTTGTAGAATTTTCAAATTCAGTTGATACTAAATTCTTCATGTTATTTGTAAATAAGGTTTTTCTATCTAATCCTCTTCTTGCTTGATAATCTGTCCACCAAGTCAATAATATCAACCTCCTTTTAAATTTTACAATAAGAAATGGTACATAGGGGGAGATTTTTATTACTCCCCTCTATATTTATTTAATAATTACATATTTTCTCTTTTACCAATAATTTTTAAAACAGAAGCGTCTGCTGCTGCATTATAATGTAAAACTTTACAATACTCTTTAAAGTTTTCTAAACTTTGACCTGCTGCCAATTCTATAGCACCATCTTCAGTTACTAAATTGTCTAAGTTTATTGTTACAACATTGGCAGACGTATTACTAATCAAATAAAACCCATTTATATTAAGAGTAACGCTTTGTGCTACAATATTTGCAGTCAGTTTTTTAGATACATACCCAGTTATATTTGCCATTATTAATTCCTCCTCTAAATTTTATTTATTAACATTATTTTGTTTATTCGAAAGCTAAAACTTGTACAACATCTCCTGCTATTAAAGCAGTTGCACCTTGACCAGTAATTCTAATTCTATTTGGTGCGGTTTGAATGGTTGCTCTCCATGTTGTAGGATTTGATTCACCATTTGTATCAGAATGTTGAACAATGAATTTTGTTGGAGCAAAAGGCAATGGTATATTAACTTCAACAGCTAATATATCTTGTGCAGTTACAATTCTATCCACAATAACCATTTGCTTTGTTGCAGAAACAGTGCCTCCGATAGAATTTTCTACTGTACAATTTGCTGCGCTAGTTGTAGTAATAGTTTTATTACCAGCAGTACCAACCGCATCCCATGTTAGAATTACACTATCACCATTAGCAGATAAAAATGCTGTAAAAGGAACTGTTGCTCTTGTATCTCCATTAATTGCGGCAACTAAACTTGTAGCAGAGTTTGCAGCACTAGCTCCATTTGTCCAAACTCCATTTGTTACTACTGCTACATCTGCCTCTTGATAATCTACACCGTTAATAGTAACTTTCATACCTGCTTCACCTGTGGCATTGAAATCAATTACTGACGTTGCCATAGTTCCAGGAAAATTAACCAAAGAATTAATTTGTGCCGATGTAGAAGTTACTGCAACGCCACCAATTTTAGGAGCAGTAATATCTAATGTGTTAACTTTATTATTTGCATCTGTTATTACTGCTTTTGATGCTATTACCGTACCAGGCGTAATACCGTTATAAACTTCTATTGACGGTATTTTAGATTCAAAATCACTCATTTTCTAACCTCCTCTTTGTATATTTTTTTAATTTAACTTCCAGACTTATAGAACCTTGAATACAAATAACCATCATACAAATAATCATTAACTTTTAATTTAAGTTCTTTGTCATAAACCGTCTTTATTTTATTCATTGTTCCTAATTGATCAGCAGGACTAAACGTTTTAAAATCCTTATCTGTCAATCTTAATTTAAGTAATTCACCATTATTAATTTTCTCATCTAACCAAACTTTACGCATGTAATCTGCAAGAATCCACATTTCTTCTTCAGTTAATGTGTTTGTAAAAGTTTCAGTAGTATCGTCTCTAACTAAATTCTGCTTACATTTTTTAAACAATGTTACAGCCTTAGATAAAGTTAATTTATTTTCTACAAACATTTGTTCTTCAGTTAAAGATGTTAAATCAAAATCATTTATTTCATGCATGAATTTGGGAAAAACTAAGTCATAGGAAGTGCTCATTGATTATTTCACACTCCTTATTTATCATTCTTTTGTTGATTTTGCTTATTTGCCTTTTCATCTTCTTTTATTAATGTTACTTTTACTTTTGTTCCATCTTCAATAGCATCAACTACAGATCCTTTTAAATCATTGTAGTTTTCAACAGCTAATTCAGCTAACAATTCTTTATTGCCATTAGGAAGTTTTTCAATTTCCTCTTTTAGTTCTTCAGAATTTAGATTTGCCAACATTGTCTTTAATTGAGTATGAAGTTTAATATCTTCATATTTTACATTAAGTCCTAATGCATCAAATACATTCTTGTCTTGCACATAAATATCTCCAGTTTGAATTAAATCACTAGTATAAGCCATATTTTCTAATTCAATAAATGGTAAAGTTGATGGTGTTCCTATTTTTAACAAGGTAATAGGTCTACCATTTAATTGAATCCAATGAATTTTACTATTAGAATTATTAATTATTCTTACTTTCGTATCTGCATCTAATAGTTGTGTTTTTTTAGTTACCATTTAATTTATCATTTCCTTTATATTTATTTTAGTGTTATACTGTGTTTGTCTTAATGTATGGTTATGAGGATAGAGATTATGCTGTTTGTGCGTATTCCCATTTAAACCCTTTATGAGTTTTACGTATTCCATCACAACAACCAATAATATGAGTTTGATTAACTTTGTATTTTTCCCTTATATCTTTGTAAGTATCCCATGTTTCAATTAATTCACCTTCTAATGTAAATTGATTAATCTTTTTATCAAGATTAGGTACAAATACATTAATATCAAAATCTTCTTGTTCATATTCTGATTTTAAAAACCATAAAAAGTTATGAGCATACTTATATTTGTGAATACATGTTCTAGAAATATCAGAATTAGATATACACAATATTTTAGAAGCATAAGTAGCATTTTCCCATTCTTGAATATATACACCATCAATTGTACATTGAATTACAGGATTGCTTTTAGCAATGCTCATATTTTTCTTACCTTCGTCTGTTCGCTTAATCCCCTTCATTGATTTACTCATTTTGCTTTTAGTTTCTTCAGAGTGATGGAGACCTAGTTTGCTTTCAGCAGTAGGACATATATTATAAGCAATATCCTTATTACAAGCATCTAATGTATCTATCCAATGCTGTTCACGTTTAATTAAATCGTCTTTAGATTCTACTTTTTCTAGTAAAACGACTATAAAATTTTGTGAACCATATTTATTATAAGAGTTTTGTAAATAAGTGTTTTTATGTTTATTATTCCTTAAATCTCTATAATGAGTTAATTTGCGTTGCCATAAATTTTTAGCACTACCAACATAAAATTTATTGTTTATTAAATTTATAATTAGATAAATACCAGAATACTTCATATCGCTTGTAATAATTTGTGAATTAATCTGTTCCAATTCATCATCCTTTCTATGAAAACCTTTCAAATTTGAATAAAACAAAGAAGAGGGTAGAAAGGATACCCTCTTTTAAGACAAATTGCGCTATTTATCCTATCTTTGCTTTAAAATAATCTTTAGAGCGATGTATTGCGATACGCACAAAACATATTTGAATAAACAATTGTTAAACCGAACTTTTTATAACTTTCGAAATCAATACTCATATCAGAATTTTCAGTCTCTCTAACAATTGTTTCACCTTCAAATGCAACTTTAACAATTTTGCTTTCATTTGTTACAATTACAAAAGCATATTGATCACTCAAAACTTTACTAGTATTAGTATCATCAGCAAAAGCATTAGGCAATACAATAACGCTTGCTCCTCTAAATTTACCAATTCTTCCGAATTCCCTACGTTCAGTTTTGTCCATATCCGTTATAAAACCAGGAGTTTCTTCAATTGTTCCTGCAAAGGTAGGAGTACAGAAAATTACAACATTGTCTCCATAAGATTGAACATTAGTAATCAATTGACCCATTTGACTAGGAACAAAAGCATTTGCTTGAACTTTCATATTGGAAGTCAAACCAGTAAATGAAGCAATTAAAGTAGCCTGAATTTGAAGATTAATTTTTTCCATAATACCATCAATAATAGCATTAATTAAATCAGTCCAGTCCACCACTCCATCCAAGAAACGCTCAAATTCGACATAAACTGCGCCACCATAAGCTTCCATTGTCATATTGATATAGTCTACATCAAGTCTTGTTCTCTCAATTACTCCACCCAAACCAACTTTTGTAATAAAATTAAGCAATCCACGTTTGCCTTTTTTGGTTTTAAACTTAGGTTTTTGTCCTTGGTCAAGAATTTGATACTCAACAAAACCACCATAAGCGTCATCAACTCTCTTAGGAAGGATTTCATCTACATTTTCTTCAACAAGCTCAAAGATTTCAATTTTGTTTCTACGAAAACTCTTATATCTATTATCTCCATCAGGAACCAATTCTTTAAAAGCATCTCTTAACGCACTATTCTTTTCATCAGAGGTATATGTAACCCCATTCTCTACAGTGTCTTTACGATTATATGCTTGTTTTGCAAGTTCGAAATATTTTCTTTCCATGTTAATCTAATTCCTCCTTCTAATTATTAAATATTATTTTATTGTTTATTATTAAGCTTTAGTGCATGTGAAGCAAAGCGCAGATTCTCCAGCAGGTAAAGTTACAACTCTAGTTGCTTGTAATTCAATTGCAGCACCAGCATTTTGGATAGGTTCTAATTCAATCTGACCATTAGTAGATGGATAAGCATATACAGCAGTTCCAGCAGTAATAGCAGCAACAATTGCAGCATAACTAGCATAATCACCATCATCATATTTGAAGTTATTCGTATCAAACATGTCACCAATATGAAAACGATAAATACGAGGTAAGAATTCACCAAGATTCAATCTAAAATTACCGAGAGACATATCACTCTCATCATACATTTTTTCCACACATGCTATTAATCCACATCTAATTGTTGGGCCACTAGGAAGGCCAAGAGTTTTTGCATAATGCTCTTCTTCCAAAAGAAATCCATTTTGACAAGCTGTGGCAGCAAAATCAGTTGCATTCAACGCATACTGAATGTTATGTTCACCTGTTTTAACCCCTGCTACTTTACGAAGATTTACAATACCATATCTACCAGTTACTACATTATTTACATTAGCCATTGTTTATTTTCCTCCTTCTAATTAATTTAATTATTTTTTGATACAAGATGTCCAATCATCTTTCTTTTTACAAGTAAAACTATTCAATGGAATTTCTGTTTCTATTTTCTTAGGTTTTTTATTGAATTTTGCTTGCAAATCTTTGTCTGCATAAATTAGCTTGAACTCTTTTTCCATTTCTTCAGTAGAAAGGTCTTTATCTTGTACTAATTTAATTTCTTCGGCAGTCAACACCTTAGAAAAGTTTTCTACTAATTCTGTTTTGAGTTGAAGTTGTTGTTGAGCGAATAATTCTGCTTGTGCTGTTTCTGTGTTTGATTTAAATTCTAGTAGAGATTGATTGGATTGAGTGAGAGTTTCATTTTCTGATTCAAGTGCAGAATATTTACTTTGAATCAATTCTAATTCAGGTTTAACTTTTTCAAATTCAATTGTAATAGATTCAAGTTTTGTCTGAATTTCAACTTTTTCCAATTCAAGAGCAGTGAACTTTTCTGTAATTTCGACATTTTCTGTTTGGATTGTATTAAATTTTTCTGTAATTGCACCTATATTATCACTATCGTTTGATTTTGAAAATGCTTCTGTTAACTCTTTCTCTTTATCGCTTACTGCATAATCAATTGCTTCTTGAGGGAATAAGTTAAACATAGCTACAGCTTCTCCATCAATAAAATCAACAATTTCAAACTTCTTCCTCTTTTTTGTCGCAAAGTCAACTACAACACTATCACCATTCATAGAGTACATAAAACCATAAAGATTATAATTGTCTTGTCTATCATAAGCGAATACTTCTATCTCTGAGTTATCAACATAAGAGTATTTTGAACGCTCATCTCCCCATCTGTCCCTATACTTCTCCACATTTAAAGCATTTGCAATTTCTTCTTGTTTTTGAGAAGCTAATAGAGCAAAATGTTCCACAATCTTTTCTTCTAATTGTTCAATAGAAAGTTCTTCAATGCTAAAATTTAACACATCAGAAGTTAGATTGTATTTTTGTAATAATTCCAATTTTTCATCCAATTTTGTATTACCTCCTTTATTTTTCATTGTTTCTGTATCACCCCCTTTCAGGGGATTATTAATTAATTCACTAATTTGATTATTAAACTCAAATAGTAAATTATTAAACTGAGATTTAAATTGTTCATTAAAATTATATTTATTTATAATAACTGAAGCTTGCTCAAAACAAGGCTCAACATTATCAACGCCTACTTCACCATTTTCATCTATATCTTTACCTAATAAACAAAGTGCAGAATACTCAAATGAATTTATTTGAAAATTACCATTTTCTTTAATAGTAAAGTCACTAATTGAAATTTCCATGCTTTGGTTAATTCCGTCATCTATAACTTTTTGTATCTGATCTGGGTATCTACCTGCCCAAAGGACAACATCTGCTTGAAGATATTTATGTATTACTCCATTATCTTCAAGTTCAACCCATTGTGCATTGTGATTCTCTTTAACTACACCATAAGGAACAGTTTTGTCCTTCAATACCAAAGTATTTCCTTGCCATTCAATTGCAATATCGTGTCCACCAAAATTTTGTTTTTCAGGCAACCAATTTCCAACTATAGGAATTAGAGATAAACTTGGCATTGCATTAGTAAATGCTAATTCTACAATATCTGAAGAATTTCTATTATCACCTTGATATGCAATCAAAGCAGTACCTTCAACAAACTCGGAGTTATTAAGTTGTGTAAAATCATTATTAAACTTTACTTTTAAACTAGGATGCTTATTCAATTTTTCACCACCTTTATTATTTTATAAACTAAAACATTATTCTATTACTAACAACGCATTTGCTCTTATCAATATGATTAAAATTAAATTTATTGTTGGTATCAATAGCAAAAACCCAACATTGTTTATTATCAATATGGGTTTCTTGAAAAAGTTTTAATTGTTGTGATTGAAGTTTTATTTTTTCTTGTTCATCAAAACAATATATGAATATTGTGATCACCTACTTTTTGTTTTATTTATGATGCTTTTGATAATATGTTTAGTTCTTTTGTTAGTATTGCTTCTATGTTGTCGAAGTCCCAATACCAAATCTCCAGAAAATTATATTTATTTTCCTTGGCGTATTCTCTTTTTCGCCTATCATGTTCAACTTGTCTTTCAAAGTCTTCTTTAGTTTGGTTTTTCACAGTTCCATCATGGTATTCGCCTTGATACTCTACTAGAAGATTATATTTAGGCAAATAAAAATCATATGATAGTAGTCCTCCACCTAGCCCTATAAGTCCTTCAAATGTTTTTTGAGGTATGAAATATGTATTGTTATGTTTATCAATATCTAACAATTTATCATAATCATCTTGAGCAATTTCAATAAATTTTTTATAAATAAAAACTCTTTTACATTCTTTTTCTCCTTTAGATTTATTGCATTCTGGACAACCAGTATTCGAACCTGTTCTATTATTTGGTTTTGCTATCCATTCATGGTTACATTCTTTGCATTGCCACCAGATATCTTTTTCACTACCATAAGTTATATCAAAAGCAGTTAACTTACCATTCTTAGTCGAATGCCAATCCGAAGCAATTTCAGGAAATTTAGTCGCAAGACAATTAGATAAACCTACTTGCTTACTAGCACAAAAAGAACAACCACAACCACTTGAAATATTATCCCATGCTTGATAAAACTCTTCTCCGCACTCTTCTTTTAAACACTTCCATTGGAGTTTTTTACGGTTGTTTTTATATTCTGTACTTATTAATTCAAAAAGTTTATTATTTAATTTACACCATAATTTAATATTTTGGATAGAATAAGGATTACTATCATCTGCTATATGAAAATTACTTAATCTTTTTAAATCTGACCAAGTTCTTACATATGTGTATCCATTTTTATCTAATAAAATTAATTTATCCTTATTATTTTTAAATTTATTTAATAGTATTAAATTAAGATTATTACTTTCTAAGAATAATTTAATATTCTGAGTTGAATAAATATTTTTCTCACTAACAAAAGCATGATTACTATCAATATTTTTATGTAGTATCCTCCAAGTTAAATTATAATAATATCCATCAACGTCACGTAAAATTAAATAAGAATCTTCATTCTTATATTCATCAGATATTAAAGTATATTTATTCTTATAATTTTTTAAAAATAGTTTTATATTTTGTATAGAATATGGATTAGATGAATGCACAAATTTTGGTCTTACGCCATCACGAAATGAATTCCAAACAATTGTATAATAATAACCTTTATTATCTTTAACAATAAGTATTCCTTTATTCCCTGTATATTCTTTACTGATCAGTTCATATCCAAATGACTTCAAATATATTCTAACATCATTTGTTTCTAATTTATTACTCATATTATATCTCCCTTCATATAGAAATCCCTTAAATTATAAAAGTGGCAGGAAGTAGGGAAACTTCTTTTCGATCCGTCGATCTAGCCACAAAACCTTTTATCGTTTGTTATTTTCTTTGTCTTTGCTAATAATCCCACCATCAGTTAAATCACCATCTGCTTTAGTTGGTCTTCCACCAATATCGTCTTGACTACCAGAATTTTGGTTCATATTAATAGGAGTTATCCATGATTCTTTTGATTTTGTTAAATTTTCATATTCAAGACTAGCTAAATAATCATTACTGTTATGTCCTGCCTTACTTGAAAGTATAGAAAATGACCCACCTATTGTAGTCAATTTATATTCCTGCTCAATCTGCTCATTTTGATTGTACCAAGTTATTTTCCATATATTTAGTTTAAATGTATATTTTTTCCTTAAATTTACATTGCTAATTCTATAATTAAACCAACTTTGAATCTTGTCAAGCATGTTAAATACATTAGACTGTATGTAAACTAAATTCTGAGTTACACCTACTGAAGAATTTGTTGAACTACCTCCGAGAAGCAGTGGATTTGCTCCTGCTTGCATATAAGCCATTGACTTAGCAAATTCAGCTAAAGATTCTTTTTCATTTTGAACACTTTTAAAAGAAATTTCTTCTAATTTATACGGACTACCGACAACGCAAACTGACTCTGGCAAACCTTGACTTACAACGTCCACCCAGGAAGAAACGACTTCTGGTTCTACCAATGGGATACCACTCTCTTCGTCTGTCGGAAATTTAATGGAGACCATTTTTAATTTTTGATCCCTAGAAGACTCTATCTCTTCATCAATCAAATCATTAAGCAAAAATAATTCAGTAAATAATTGACTATACAATGGTAAAAAGAAAGTATCATTATCTCCACCTAATTTAATACAGCAAACTTTTTCATTAGGCAAAGGTTGCCATTCTGGATATCTCAATTTGTCTGGATTCTTTTTATATCTATCATATAGAGACTTAAATTCAGCAGGATATACTCCCCAAGCAAATTCAGATAATTCATTATCTCTTGTTAAATCATCAAAATACTTGAAGTTAAATTCCACCTTGTATTGTCCACTTTTAATTGAATAAAGCCTAATATACTTAATTGGTAAGTCCCATAGATAAGGAAAGTCTCCATCATTTTTCTCAAATCCACAATATGCACCATATCTAACAATACTTTCAATTATTCTTCTTCCAGTTTTCTTTATATCAATATTTTCAACATAATTCCTAACTGTATCAAATTCATTTTCAAAATTATTTAAAATCTTATCAAAAATTTCTTGATCTATTAGATTACCTAATTCATCAAACTCAGTTTTTGCTTTTATTTCTAAATTAAGTTTTCTCATTGTAGATTTTGTTGGTTGGAGATAATTATCTAGAGTTGCCATATTAGAAGTTAGATTAACTAAAGTCTTATATATTCCTTCAGGTGCATACAATGTATCAGATAAATCTAGAATTTCTGTTTGAAATTTAATTGGATTATTTAACCACAATTTTATTTTATCTATTGTTATATTTTTACTGTTTTTTGTTGATCTTTTATTTGAGAAAAATGATGCAATGCGAGAGAGGGAGAAGTTTTTTGATTTTGATGGTTCCCATGATTCTTTTAAGGCAAATAGATTGGGGGAGAGGGGTTGGGAAGATGATGGAGTTTTGTTTTGATCTGACAAGGATGAACCTCCTTTCTGTTTGTTTATTGTGATTGTGTTAACGTCTTGCTCTGCTTGATTTATTTGCTATTGCGAAATAGGATGATGGGGAGATATTTGTTGGACGTTTTTTATTAGTTATATTCTTTCTTCTCAGTTCCGATAAATGCCATGCCAACATTGCACAAGCATATGCCCTATCGTCATTCATTTTATGTATTTTGTCTGATGGCAAATCATATCTGCAATTCCCATTTGAACTTTCAAACCTATAAATATTAACAAGTTCTTCTTTAAGAAGATCAATTTGCACTAACGCCATTTCTTCCTCAAAAGATAATTTGTATATACTTGATTTTATTTCTTCTCCTTCTGTTTCATTTATAGTTAAATAACCTTTGCCATCATATGTTTCAGGAAAAGAGATTAAATCTAAATTTATCATTTCAATTAAAGCTTCAAAAAGATGTTTTTTGTATTTTTGGGGAGAAACTAATTTAAGTTTATCAATCGCATTAGGAAATTTAGATATATAATCTGCAGATTCTATTTTATCAATTAATCCTTTGTGTTTATTTCCTTGCTTATCTATCCAATCTTCCATAAAATAATCAGCAATATTTACTCCAGCTCCTCCAGACCCCGAATCGATTCCCAATATTTCAAGATTTTCATAGTCTGCTGCTTGTTTGCCATTGTAATCAAGTATCATCTGTTTAACTAAATCTACCTGTTCAGGAGTTCTCATTGGAGTTTTCTTCTTTTTAGCAACATCAACAAAACTTACACCACTACTAATTTTTAACTTGTATCCAACAATATCGTCTAAAATAAATTCACCCACTACACATACAGAATTGTCGTATGAACGGGCAGGATCATACATAATACCAAATTTTCCACCAGTATTGTTATATAAAGTCGGAATTCGTAATTCTGAATTTTTTATAATGGTTGCACGTTTTATAATTTGATTATTGCCACCCTCAGTAGTAAAAATATTTTTGTACTCTCGTTCGGCTTTAATTTTATTTTCTCGCATTGCAGAATCGATTTTGTCTTGAGTTAATAATGCAACTGGATATAATTTACCATTATATGTAGCATTCATTACAATATCCGAACTAATATCTGCAACAAAAAATCTTTTATCACCTAAAAACATTTTTTTGCTAAAATCCCTGTATTTTCTAAAGAAATATGTATCAATACTAGATGCCGAAGATGCATATATTAATTGATTCGGAAATTGCTTTGGGTACAAAGTAACATCAATATCTCCACCTAATTTAAAGTCTGCATTTTGAGTTGTAAAAGGTTCGGAAGTTGTAAATAATTCGTCTGAAGCGAATCCTGACTCATCGTAAAAATTTAAATTTGAGCGTTTTGAGCGATTTGAGTCAACCGCACCGTTTAGTGAATAAGTTGTGCTACCATTATAAAGAGAACATTTAAAACTAGCAGGGTTGTGAGTAAACCCATCTGTATTTGCAGCAGACTTTACTGTTTCATTTAAAAAAACATCTGTTAAACCAGTAAAGGATGCAATATTATTTTTTGCGATATTCTCAATTTTCATAAACATTTCTTGACTTTGCGACCCAACGCCAGCTAGAATATATGTATTAAAATTTGGTATAAGTAGTGACTTAGACATTATGAATGGAGATCCCAATGTAGTTTTCCCACCGTTTCTGCCCATGCACCAAACGCAAAATGGAGTCATCCAACTTTCCATAAAAACATATTTTTGATAATCTAAAAGATCAATTCCAAACATTAATTCCACGAACCTCAGAGGCCATTTACGACCCCATTGAATGATTTCTGCAAGTTTTAAATATCCATCAATCTTTCTCTGTGACATCATTTTTTTATCCATCTATTAATGTCACCACATTTGATTTTATTTTTAACAATCTTAATTCTTCTTCAAGTTCTATATTTTTGGAATCTAACTTTTCTATTAATTCTCTTTGCTCATTAATCATTGCACTGTAATCATTTTCATCAAATTGTAATTGTTTCCTTATGCTTTCATTACTCATATCTGCAACCTGTCTAATTCCCTGACATGTTTCGATGTCATAAAGATTTACTTCTACTTCCATAAATCCTTTTTCTTGAAGTTGTTTCATTATCCCAGATAATGTACCAGCACCCTTGGATTTCTTATTTGAATGATTTACAGATATACCATTATCTTTTGCCATAGCAAGAATTGCACGATACATTTTGTCTTTTGCCTCAAATAATGACTTAATCCCACCAACCTGACTTTGTACCGACCCAATATCACTAGTCATCAGTGCCAATGCTTGATTTATTTTATCTATTTGATTAAAACTTTTTGCTATCTCTATTACTATAGGTAATTTAAATGAATCTTCAAGCGTTGATTCGTCAAGCATATCTACTAATGAATTATATAAAGCTTTTTGATCTAATGGATTTTCATTTTCAAATGGGTCATATCCTACCATTCTAATTACATCTTCTTTATTTCTCTTGTCTTCATCGTTAAACTCAATATTTATTCCTGTTTCAAATATATTCTTTTCTCCACTTACGTCAATAAGAGTAGAATCAAAAAATGTTTTTGAACTATATTGAGGCAAACTGTTAATTTTTTGAAAATATATTCCAGCGATATTTGTATTTCCATTTGTCGCTTGTTGTGCTACGCTTGGATATAAATTTGAATCAAAATATACATCTAACAATCTACACAAAAAATATAAAGCTATTTTTGTATCTTCATAATTATTTACTAAAAAAGAATACAATTCAATTACACACTCTTTGCATACTACCATTCTTTGGTCATTACCTTTAAGAATTATTGAATTTGACTTATAAAATTCTTTATCTTTTTGTTTTTCTTTGGTACAGCATACACACTTAAATAAAATCTTCTCTTTTGTTTGTGGCACTATTCCCACAGATGCCACTTTCTTAGGTCTTCCTGCCACAAGGTCACTTCCTTTAATTATTAACTAACTTCTTCTAAATATTTATATTTACCACTATAAAAATTATCTAGAAACTCATAAAATTGTTCTTCAGTATTACCACCATATCCGAACTCTTCATGGAATTTGGCGTGATATCTCTCCTCTAAACAAACACCCAAAGGATATCTGTAATGAATTTCAAGACATTTATCTACTAATAATTTTATTTCTTCATCAGAGTAAAAAGAAATGTCTTCATACAACGGTAGTCCAGTTTCTTCTAAAGTATCTTTAACTATGTTATCAAAAGAGTATAGATGATGAATATCATTAAACCTCTTACCAGTAAGCAAACTAACATAATTAGAATTTTCAACACTATCTATTTTCCACTGTTTAATATTTCTTCTTAATTCTTGATATAATGCACTAATTCCACCTTTATAATTTGGATTTAATGAACCAAATCTCTTGCTATCAAATTGAGGATTATTCTCATTTTTCCACTGATCTGTTCCTATTAACCTTTCAGAGTGAAATTTTCCTATTTCATCATGTACTCTCTGCAAAGTTTCTTCTGTTTTACGAAATCCTAAATCATATGCCCTATGCATTATTTTATTTGTGCTTAAAAACGGAAAATATGTATTGTATAATTCTTTATTGGTCATATGTGGATAGTTTTCTTCTAAAGTTTTAATATCTTGTTCTGACCATTTATAAACATTTGAATCAAATCTAAACGATTCACCTTTGCATTCACGGCATACGTTGCGAAACCTATCAGTGCATGACTCATCTTTAGGAAAGTAATCGTACTCCATAGGTAAATATCTTTTACATGATTTACAATATTTATGAAGTTTGTTGTCTATAATTTTATATTTTAAACTATTATAATCTTCAATATAACTTTCAATTTTTCTAATTCCTAATTTTTGTGCTATATGCAATATTGCTTTTTCTGTACGTTCTACTGATAGTAATGGAATAATATCATATAAGTTTAAATCCAAATAATTATCTTTTACAATATTAATATCTTCATTTGACCACGATTCAGGTGCTTTATCTGGAAAGAAATTTCTATTGTTGCACTCTAAACAAGTGTTCACAAATCCGTCAAGAGATATTTTACTTACTTGAAAATAGTCTCTTGATATTAATAATTCTCTTTCACATTTTGGACATTTTTTAAATCCCTCATGACAATCTGTATCTCTACGCTTTATTTGACATTTAATACAAACGTTTAAATAACCGTCCAATGATTTTGTAGATGTCTTAAAATTTGTAGAATTTATCTCTAAAATATTTTCACAATCCACACATTTCTTTACTCCAGTAGTATTTATATTTCCTCTATTTTTCTCTGACGCTAACTTACTTCTGCATTTTTTACAGACAGAGTTTAAACCGTCTTTACATCCGTTATGAACATGAAAATATTCCTTAGTTGCAGGATACTCTTTTTTACATTTGCTACAAACTTTCATTTTGACTTCTAAATCTTGATTAATTTCTTCCATTCCAATTCCTTCTTTCTGTGCTTAATATTATTTCTGTGCTTATTTCTAAAAGATATAAAGGGATAGACGCACAGAAACTCAGTCATGACTCTGAATTATTATCTACCCCTTGATCCACAAACTATTTTTGTGAATAATTAAAAAGCCTGATTTCTCAAGCTTTTTATAAAACACAAAACATTATTTATAAATTATTACCACAATAAACTTTCAAATTCGAAGGATAATTTAATCTTCCAAAAACTCTTTCATCTCTTCTTTTGCATCATCATATCCTTCTTCGTATCCTTCATAATTTGCCTTATCATAAATATCTCCAAGCAATTCGAATACATGTTTAGGGCATAATTGATTCTCAAACATAAATTTAACTGCTTCTCCAAGATAAATCATTTTACGATTTTCTTGGCACTCTGGACAAGTACAGTCTTCATCGTGAATATCTTCTAATATTTCATCCATATTTTTATTCTCTATTTCATCAGGGATTAAATCTTCTATAATTTCTGCATATTGATCAAAACTAACCTCATCACTACCTACATAGAATTTTGTTGCTACACGCTCATTAGTTTGATCGTCAAAGTAATTTACTACTGTTGTTTGCATAAATTTATTCCTGCCTTTATAATTTTATTTTAATATTTGTATTATTATTGTTTAAAGTATATAATTAAATAAACTAATTATTAACTATCTCATCAATAAAGCCCATCTCTAATGCCTTTTTACCCAACATATAAGTTTCATTACGTCTAATCTTCTTTAATTCATCTTTAGTAACTTTAGTCTTATTAAGAATCAATTCAACAATTTTACTATCAACCTCTCCTTTATAAAATTCCATTACGTCTTCTACCTCATTTGCATTTCCTCCTACAGAATAACTCCCTTTATGTAAAAGTAGGATAGAATTTTCAGAAGCAGTCCTATATTTACAAGAAATTGTTAAATATAAAGCAGCAGATGCGGCAACGCATAAAACTTTAGCATGAATTGGAATACGTGAATTTTGAATTAAATTAATCATATATAGTCCAACATCAGCAGATCCACCATATGAATTAACCCATATTGTAATTGGTTTAAGTTGATCTTCAGAAATGTCTTTTTCTTCTATATTTTTAATTAAAATAGGAGTACAAATGTAATCAATTGTTGACTCATCTATCTCTCCGTTAAGATAGAGAATTCTTTGATTCCATAGTTGTTTATATAAATCATTATACAAATCATCTGATGCCATTGTTTTAAATGTTAATTTATTTTCTGACATATAATTATCCTCATATCCTCATTTATTTTATATTTTATTTAAGTTTACAGTCATAAATACAAACTACTCCATCATCACCTATGATACTAACGGTTTGACTTGGTTCACCTATAACCCTAATGCCAGTACAATATGAATCGTTCACACAGAAACTTCCAGACATAATAGTTTTTACTTTTTGAATGGTATCTACGCTAAAATGATGGGAATGACCAAAATACACTAACTTTGGTATTTCTCCAATCATTAGTGTTAGTTTTTCTACTATCCTACTAGGTGTGTCTTTATCACCATGAGTAAAGAAACAAGTATTACCTTTAACTTTTCCAATAGCAATTGTATTATCTAAAATAGAATCATTAAATACAATATTTTTATGATTAGACATTCTTGCTTTTAAATACCAAATAATAAAATTTTCATATCTTTCACTGTCAATAGATTCTTTTTTATCTTGAAAATTCCTAGCATGATTACCAGTTACAAAATAAATATTAATATTCTCAAAATGATGACTTAATTTATCTAAAAATTTAACCATATATTCAGAGAAATTTTGTACTTGACTTACAACATTTTCTTGATTAGAATATCTTATAATATTCATGTGGACTCCTGATATTAAATCTCCTAAAAACGCTATATGACAAGTATTTATCTTATGTGTCTTTTTAATATCTAATATTTGCATTGTATAATTTGCCAATCTCTCAATAAATACATCTGTATTATATTTCTCAAACTCATTATCAATAGTTAATGCATAATGAGAGTCAGAAATTGGAATTATCATTTCATTATCTTCACCATATTTATGTTCAGGAACTATAAATTCAAAATCATTAAACTTTCCATTTTTGATAGATGATTCTAATAATTCTTTTAAACCATCGCTTCTAGCAGATTGTCTTATTAAGGTATTTAATTTACTTCTTTGGTCTCCAAGACGAATTCTTTCCTTCTTGAGATTTATCTCCTTAATTTCTATGTCTGATAACGCAACTTCTTCTTTACTATCAACTTTATTAAGAATAAGATTATTTATAATATCTCTAGTCTTTAAACCATCATTTACTTTTCTGTATTTCTTAAATTTACTCCTAATTGCTTCTGCGGAGCAAAACCCGTACTGCAAAGCTAATTCAGACCAACTAGTATCAATTTCTCTATTATATTTTTTGTAACAAATTTCTATTAAATTACTATCCAAATTTATACCTCACGTATAAGTTTTATTTTCAATTTTAACAATCACAAATCGACCAATGTGATTTTATTATTCTTTATTTAATCTATTAATTTCTATTTCAATATCCCTTGGTTCCCAATGTCCACATTTATTACATAAAGTAATATCTTTATAATTAATGTACTTGTGCCAGTATTGTTCAAATCCGCATTTGGGGCATATAGTATATTTTTCTTCTTTATTCAATTGATTCATTTTTTAATCCTCCTTGTTAGAGAATATTAAATTATTAAGGGACACCTAATATGAATTTAGATGTCCCAATCGGCCTTACGCCTAGCAATTATATGAAGACAGTTTATAAAACTTCTTCCAACTTGATAATGGCAATTTTTATCTGGGTTATCATTGCCAAACCCATTTAGTAAGTCTTTGTCTTAGGTTAATGATAAATAAACCATTAACTGTCCCCGTAGAGGACATTATTTTTATTCTATCGTTCTCATCTGAGCAATATTATTGATATGTAAGGGGAGACGATAATTTGCCTCCCTGTTTGTTGTAATGTATGAAGGCAACCACTAAATTAATCGCAGTTACCTTATTTGAATTCTTTGTTAGAGTAGTTAACTCAATTCATAAGTCGTAATGTATGAAGGTGAATCTACCCCTATAAATTCACCTTATTTGTAATTTGGCATACTCTATATTCATCAACATCATTGCAGTATGCCATTTGTCTCTATCACTAAGATTAAATAAAACTGTGATTAACGCCATAGAGAACAAACAATGAGTGATGAGGGGGAATTGTGCATCCATAAACCTCATACTCTTTGTCAGAGTAATGCCTGTCTTGCAAGGACTTAATAACTTATGCACGTGATTTTAGGGAAGGTTCGCAATTGCACTAGCGTTGACCTAATTTTATCAAACCCTAAAACAAGTTTTTATTGTTGCTACTTGGCTTATGCAATTTCCAAAAATCATCACCACAACAATTTATAGAGGAAAGATCTATGGCAAACCGCCTCATCTAATTATAAGCATCTAAAAATCTTTAGCGTCTTAATAAAATTTCGCCTAGCAAAAACTCTGCTTATATGTTTTTTCTTTGAGTGTTAATTATAAATTATCTGATGATAACACTTTTTATGTTACTATGTAACAATTATTGCATAGTAATAGTTATTAATGATTATTAATTACTCGTCTTCAGATTCAAATTCTTCCTCATCCATTACATCTTCAACTTCTTCTTCTGTAAAAGAAAACTTAACATATTTTCCTGAGAAATTTTTCAATAACTCAATTAAATTCTTAACTCCTTCATCGGGAATCGCAATTACTGCAATCTGATCAGTAATTGTTAATTCGCCTTCAGATGCCAATTTATGTGTGATTTTCTTTGTTTCAGTAAGTTTAGATTTTGCCATTATTTAGTTTGCCACCTTTTAATTTTATTTATTTTAATATTAAATTGTTTTGCGCTAATTAGTATTTTATTTATTGTGCTACTTTTGCCTTATATCCAACGATATCTATTGAATACAAGGACTTACTGTAGTAGCACAAATATTTGTTAAATTATTTTACGATTGCTTAATTTTGTCCTTTAAACCCTTACCTGCCTTAAATGCAGGAGCCTTTTTTGCAGGAATAGTAATTGGTTCTTGAGTTTTAGGATTTTTCCCTTGTCGTTCTGCTCTATCTTTTACTTCAAATGTGCCGAAATTAACTAATTGTACTTTCTCACCTTGAGCAAGTGTTTCTTCGATTGTATCAAATACTGCTGTTACTACCTTTTCTGCATTCTTCTTGGACATTTCACCTTTAATTGCTACTGCTGCTACTAATTCAAATTTATTCATGTTTTAATATATCCCCTTTTATTCTTTAATAGTATCTGAGTACTTTGTACCAGACCAGTGTTTTTGTTAATTAATGTTTATTTTACAAATAAATTTGCAAATATCTTTGAAGTTTCACTTCTAATATCTTCATCTAAATATACACAACCAAATTTACTATTTCCTTTTAACTCGTTGCACATTGCTACTAAAGCATTATTACTAGATGAATCTACACTTGATTGTTTATAATCTCCTGCAAGAAATATTCTGGAATTTTTACCTAATCTAGTACCTGCTAATTTCAATTGCTTTCTAGAAAAATCTTCACTCTCCTCGCAAATAATAATCGTGTCATGGTAAGTGGTTCCTTTAAGGTAAAATGGAATAGTAGATTCTAATACTCCTCTTTGAACCAATGATTGTAGTTCGAATTCACCACCTTTTAAAGATTGTTCAATTGGTTTAAAGAACATTTTTGTCTTTTCTTCAAATGTACCCTTTAAAAAACCAACCTCCTTACCTTCTCCAATTGCTTCTCTTACAGCTAATATTTTTCCTACATTTCCTTTATCAACTGTATGATGTAAAGCCATTCTTACACAACTATAACTCTTGCCTGAACCCACTTCTCCATTTATGGCGACTATTGTAATTTCAGGATTATTCAAAAGATCCAATGCACATCTTTGTAAACTATTCTTTCCTTTAATAACTTTTGAATCAGGTAAAACTAAATCTACAAATTTTTTACCATTAAATCTATATTCATTTGTCTTTTTTGCATCTGAATTGTAAATAATTAGATATTCATTGGTTACAAATTCATATTTATTTTTTCCTTTAGAAATATCATCAAATAAACCATTTATAAAATCAGTGTCACCAAATAATTCCTGATAACCTCTATAAATAGAATTTGAAGATTCTCCTCCATACTTTTCACAAGGAATGTTGAGAGATTTACATTTTGCTCTAAATAGCATATCATTACTTAAAGCAAGAAAATTATTATTCTTATCGTACAATTCCTTAAGCAAAGATATAATCTTATTATCCATGTTTTCTTTATCAAAACAAGATGGAATATTATTATAATCTGTTTCATCAATTATATAAGTTATCTTGTCTGAATTATTGTTTATATCCCTTGTAGCTCTGCGAGCCTGAAATTTTACTTCTTCTGTTTTACCATTCTTTTTCAGATTATCTAGTTCTCCTAAAACATATCCTGAGATACTGATATCTGAAAATTTCTCAAATATTTCTTTAGAATATTCCATTAGTATATTTGAGTCAATATAGTATGGTTTATTGGGCAATATAAACCATTCCTTTGCTTTTATTTTATTGCTCATTATGAGACACATTCACTAAATAAATACTTCTGATTATGTTTTACTTTATCCAAATCAAATAATTTTTTCTCTTTATCTCTAAATTCTATCAATTTAGCATAAATAGGATCAGTAACATATCTTTGTTTATGTCTACTATTTTTACAACTATAAGTATGTTGTCTATCTGTGGTGTTTGTGCCAGTTACAATAATTTTTTTATCACCAGATACTTCTTTATAAGAACCTACTTTATTTTGTGTTAGAATTTTTAAGGATATTAAATCATCCATTTCATTTTTTGAGATTCTTTCCAAGTTGTGCTTTTGATGCTCCTTTTAGTTTGGAGTTTTGTGTTCAAATAATACATAAGTAATAGAAGTATGACCGACCACATACCTCTGAAAGTATTGATATAATTACTTTACTTATATATCATTAGTTAAGGAAAGATAATAATCTTTGAAACCATTGCGACAGCAGAGTTTCAGAATTTATTCGTTTCGAACATTCTTATATTTTTCATGCGTTCTCTTGCCTTTTCTCTATCTACATCCTTTGCACAAACTTTACAATATTTATGAGTATGGTTAGACTGCTTAAATAGTTCTTCACAACCTTCGTTCTCACATTTAATAATTTTATTCTCCCCGTTATACCAATCAAAATAATATCCAATATTATCAAAATCAGTTATAGAAAACGCAACATCACCCTCTTGTTTACAATTCTTAATATAATCCAAAAGAATAGTCCCTTTATGCACTATTGTAATCAATTCTAATTTTTCCAAAGTATTTATAACTTCATCATTTAAAAGCATTTTTACTGGTATATTTGACATCTTTTTTATGTTATTATATTTTTTAACACCTCCTTTAAAATATGACATATTGTATTCTTCTCCATCATGTCTATATTCAAAAATCATTTTATTCAATCTTAATTGAACTAAAAATGTAAACATTACCTTCTTATACTCCTGATTAATATCTAAAGAATTAATATAATCAAGTTCTACTTTATAAATATCAATACTAGATATTGAAATTAACTTTTGTTCTTTCTTCATTCCAGTATTTAATGCTCTGTTTATTGTTTTATAAAATTTCTCCTTTCTAAAATTAGGAATATATCTTTTGCAAAATTCATATATTTTAAATTCACGTTCTTTAGGTTTGAAATCCAACATATCTCTATAATATAAGACTAATAATCTTAATTCTGTAGCAAAATATTTTGTCAAAAACCCTTTTTCATATATCTTTTCTGCATATGCCAATTCATTGTATTTATATTCCATTAACATCAATCTCCTTTGCTGAATAATTGGCTTCTAAGTATTTGATATCTCCATTTTTATTGGGGAATGGGAATAATACTGCGCCAGAACATTTTGCCTTAACATTTTGATATATGTATTTACCATACGCCCCCCATAAAATATCTTTATTAGAACTTGGTTTGTTTACATAAAAATAGTCTAGTAAAACATTTGTGACCAAATAAGAATCACTACATACACTATTAATTTTATTCTCTAAAGTATCATTATCTACTTTAAATTCCCTAATATCATCTTCACTATAATCATTGTCATTATTTACATCATCAACTTGATTTAACATATCAAATTTAATTCCAGTTGTATGTTCTTTTAGAACTTCTATAATTTCATTATATTGTTCTTCAGAATAAGGATGATCGTCATTTTTGTAATAAGTTATTATATCATCCATATTAGTTCCTTTTATTTTAGAATTTATTTCAAAATTAATTCCTTCTATGTATTTACACAATAAATTCATTGGACTATCGCTATAAGTCAATGGCATATAATTATAAAAATTACTAATATACTGTTTTTGATCAAGAGATAATCTTTTTAATTCTTTTAGTTTACTAAATGACATTTTAAATTTTTGATGACACGTAATTTCGTTTTCATCACAATACTTTCTATATCTACGATTAGTGTTTTTGTATAAATATTTAAAGAAATATGGATATTTGCTTAATAAAGTCTTATTATACAACTCTTTTTCCTTAATAATTTCTTCGGAGTCCATAATATTACCGTCATCATCTTTCTCTACTTCTTGTTTATGTATCCATAGTTTAGGTATTCCCTTAACGTCTCTCCCAATCTTTGCCTTATCAATTTGAGCAGATTGTGCTTTACAACATTGTTTCAATCTAGATAATATTAATTTATACTCATCACTTTCTATACCATATTTCTTTTCTATACTTGGCAACAAGGCATATCCATTACTACTTTTATTAGTAATTGACCCAATTATCGACCCAAATGAAAAAGTATCCGCATGATATAAATCCTCATCTTTAAGTAATATTTTCTGAGGTTTAGGAGGAGAATATACCACAGGTAATTCGTCTTTATAAACTCCATTAATCATCTCTTTATTAGAGGTGGTTGCTAAAATATCATAATCTACATCTGCTCCTCCAAAATTTACCACTTCATGGCCATGATAATTCAAAATTATGCCTAGTTTACAATGTTTATACCATTTTTCTGTTTCTTTATCTTTTCTTAAATCCATAATTACATGTTCGCTTCTATAGGTTAAGGGTGATCTCATTCCATTTACTTGTTTTACTTTGCGTTCATTCCAATAATTAGAATAAAATTCTCCTTTTTGAAGCAAGCCAGTAACCTCTAATCCACAAACATGTTGCATAAAACCGTAAGGATCATATACTAAAACTTGGAAGTTTCCATTTGTAAAGATGTCCCCCATACACCCGTTCTTAATTCTTATCTTAATCAATTCCTTTATTTTTGTAAGAATAAATTTATCATTCTTTAAGTCATGATTAATAATTAGACTTTTAATCCAATAATTATCACTACTTTTCAAATATTCCTTAATGCTATATTCATTATTATTTACACCAAGCAAAAATAATAGCATATAATAGACATCATTATAAGAAACTCCATATATCCAATCAACAAATTGTTGTGCTAATTTCTCAATACTTTCTTGATTTAAATTTAAGGTCTGGATAAATTGATAATTTAGTTTAAGAATATCTTTTGCGTGTTTTGGAGTATATTGAGATATACCCCAAAACAATTTGTTTTTATGATAATTATTAATATATGTTTCTATTTTAGGGTAACTGTCCCATAATTTAAATTGAGATTCAGTTATAATAACCTCATAATCTCTTAAATCTGCTTTTATGTAATTGTCATCACTGTCCTTGTATATAGTATCAACTACATAATTGCCATTATTAACTTCTAAACAGAAATTTTTTATATCAAAAACACAGAGCATCCCTTTCAAAAAATTCTGCCTCACACACCATTGAGATGGAACCCAATCTAATCCAAGCTCCTTTGACCACGTTTCTGCTTGTTTAGGACTTATCAAACCCATCCCATCCGTTCGATTCATTTCCATATCAATTTCACGAATTTCTATATCATCATCAATATTCCAATCTTTTTCTATTACATAATTCGTTTTAAATTTATCTATATTAGTAAAATCCTTAACAACAATAAATTTTGGTTCACTAACTAAATATGTAGAAGATCCAGCTAATCCAAAATATGAATTAAACTTACTAGGTGCGTTCTTTTTATCTAAATCTCTGCCATTGTTAAGTCTATCTTTTAATTCATCTAATATGTCTGTGCAACAAAATACAACGGTAGAAACTCTGGCTTGACCAGCAGAGCAACTGGCCCTCCTATATAATTTACCATTGATAATCAGTCCTTCTTTATATAGTTTTTTATAATGAGAAGGATGTTCCATAACTATTGTAATATAATCTGGAATAAACATAGTTCTGTTTATTTTATTTTGTATCTGGAAGATTCTATCTGAATTTTCTTTGGAGTTTTTTCTATTGTTTCTTTTCTTTCTAACATTTCTTTCTTTGAATAGTCTCTCTAGTTTATCATGCTTAATTGTTCTCTTTCTTATATCTCGTATACTTCTTAAGATTTGATTATCTGCTAAAGCAATCACCTCTTTTACCTCTTTAGCTTTATCAAATGTAATATCAATGTCGTAATTATACGCTTTTAACCTAGAAGATTTAAATTTATATGTATAAAATTGTCTATTAATCAATGATGAATCCTCCTTATTTAATATTATTGATATTAGTTACTCCTACACGATCTAATACATTAATAAAATCTTTTATTAACCATAATTTAAAATCTCCTACTAAACCTTTTGTAAAATCTTTATTGAGCTGTATATTTAATTCTTCATAAACACATTTATTTATCAAATAAATGATTGGGTATAATAATTGATTGAGTTTTTTATCTATATCGCAATCAGAGATTTTAATATTTTCTCCGCTTTTATATATTTTTGTATAATATTCAGTGTTATGAAAATTTCGTTTAATATCTTTTATATTTTCTTCAATTTTATCTAGTAAATCATTTAATTCAGAAGTAACTTTTATAAAGTTATATCTAGGCAAAGATTTGTCAACAAAATAATATGATAAGTTTAAAATATTTTGCTTAATAAGTTTATTAAATTTATATTCAATAAACTTATCTCTAGAATTAACAAAATTAAAGTTATAAGAATCATTTGTCTCCTCAATATAAAAATTTTCAGATAAATAATGCAAACCAATAAACATTGTATTATTGTCAATTAAATTATTAAATACATTTGTATTATGCTCTTGAAACGTTGTTTTACTATAATAACCTTTACTTAGAACAAAACACTTATTTCTATAATCTTCAAAATAAATTGCATTAATATAATCAGTATTTTCTTTGTAATTTAATTTATAATTAATTATCTTATCATTCTTTTGAAATATGTCTAAAACCTTTAGTAATGAATTATGAGTTGATAACAACTTTTCAACAGCAGTATTTGTTCTATTTCTAAAAGTGTTACTCAATATTTCATCCTTAAAACTAAAATTATAAGTATAAGCAATTTCTGGTACATCTGAATTATAACCATTATTAGGAATGTAAAACTTAATTGTAATTCCATTAAAAATTCTATCGTAGATAAGTCTAGGTATTTCTGTTTCATACCTAATCAGATACCCGTTGTACTTTAAATTCAGCAGTTTAAGTCTTTTATCAATCTTATCTTTTATAAAAGCTACATAGTTACCTAAAATACTATTACCGCATCTTGCCCTAGATAATATAGATATAGCTATTTTTCTACCCTCTTCAGATGTTATTGATCTAATAAAATTGCCAATTTCACTATAATCTTTATTCTCATATTTTATTTTCCTTATCTCTTCCCATAGATGATCTAAATTTTCCATCTCAACTTTTCTTGATTCTAAATAATTTTTATCATGTTTTGTTAATTTATATTCTCCTATAGTTTTATAATAAAAATTATCTTCATCATTTAAATTAAAACATTTACCTTCATAATATAAAGCTTTAAAAGTAGGGACTGAATCTGAAAATACACTTAGTATGGAGTTCATATCTGCTTCAATAATAATATTATTTAATTCTTTCCAAATATCAATATAATCCTTAACTTTTTTCTTATTGCTATAATTATATTCAAAATGAATTGTATTACCGCAAGATGTTAAAACGGTTGCATCTGGAGTATATCGTCTACCATTTATTATCATAGTTTTTTCAAAGAATATTTGATTACAAATATATTCATTTTCCTTATCTGTAATTACTTTAAAACAATCACCGATTTTAATAAATTCTGTTTTCATCCAAAAGTGAGTAAAAGACTCTGTGCCACATTTATCGGCATTTAAATGTTTAAAATGAGGAGTTACTTTTGCATTTTCTCCACCAATAATTTTACCTTTTACTGCTACAGGAATTACGTCTGAACCACATACAATACATTCATATTTCTCGTATCTATTTTCTTCATCAATTTGACTTATGTTTATTTTACTACCATCACTTCTTTTTCTAACAACAACCATTTGGATATTTTCAAAGTTCATTAATTAAATTCCTCCATCTTTCATTTTTTTGTTTTATATAATAGGGGATAGGAGAGACATTAAATCTCTCCTTGCATCTCCCAAAAACACCCCTAATCCAACTGTCTCAATCTATAACCACCATAACTCTTACCATCTCTTAAACACATTAACGCATCCATAGTTCCTTCAAATATCTCTCTAATTCTTAATAAACTACCTTTCTGTATAGCAAATATTTCATACTCAATACTACCAAATAATGCATTATACATTTTCAATAAATCATCATCTTTCATCTGCCAAGCAGTCACACCATTTGATTTATAATTATGAGGATTTACCATAATACAATCATAAATATTATCTAATTTCTCAATATAAACAGTAACTTCATCTTCTTTAAACTGAATTGCCAACATATCATTATCATTTAAGTGTTTTATTACATCTGAGTAATTGTTTTTAACAAAGTTAAGGTTTAATCTTGGTCTTTTAAAGTTCATGTTATTGTTGATGTTTTTACTTTTACTGTTGTTATGTTTGTTTTTCATTTTATTCTCCTTCTTGCTATTGGTTGCAAACCTTAATTATTACCTCACTCATGCTTCCATATGCTCACTTATACTACGTTTTTCAAACTATAAAATCCCTTAAAACTCACCATTGATACTAATTAGAAACCGCCAATATAAACATAATAAATATAAGAATTATTACACTTGCAATGATACTTTCACTAGCTGATAAAGGAGTATTATTTACTTTACTTACATTATTATATGTATTATAAGCATTAGTTTTCTTCTTCTATCTATAATAATCATTTACAGAATGACTTACTGCTTTAGCAATTACTCTATTCATAGAACCATAATTTCTTGGACGCATCATCATGTTAATACACTCTCCTCTATTTTTCTTTTTCTAATTTATATCTTTGCATTCCACAACATCAATATTATAATATTTTGCACAATCTCCACAATAATAATTATTATCTATTTTCCCTACAAAAATGTCATCAGTTCTAATTAATTCTTCACCACAACAATTACATGTTTCAGAAATATACTGATCTAATTCTGACTCACTGTCATCTACCTCCTTATGAGATACTATTTTTTGTGTCTTCATGTTTTGTCATTTCCTCCGTTGTATCTAAAAACTCACCAATAGAATCAGTCAGATCAACCAATATCATCTCAACATTAGTATCTAATAACTCAAATAATGTTTTTTCAATTGTAAAATTTCCAACAAAATATGATTCAACTTTTGTATTATAAGATTCTCGCCCAATAATTAATTTACCAAAACCTTTATATTCTTTTCCAGTAATATATTCTACTAATCTTACTTCAATTAATTTATCAATTGTATTTTGAGAAGCGAAAATTGTGTCTAGGATTTGAGTTATTGATTTGGTTGAATTATCTATTAGTGATGTGATTATGTAATTTGGTTTGTTTGGTTTGTTTGATTTATTTGATTTATTTGATATGAATGGGATTTCTGATATGGATACTGTGCCGGAGAGTGTTAATTTTTGCATTTGTTTTTCCTTCTTTCTGCTATTGAATTTATTTTTGTATTTATTAAACTTTTACTAGATACATGTCTCTTGATTATATAATTATCCTAATATTTTCCAGCCCTAGAAACCGCCTGTAGCAATGGTTTAAAATTCTCATTTTTGGAGAATTAAAATATTTGAACCTAGAATCAATCAGATAATTTTTTGTGAATACTTGTTAGTTGTGACATATTGAACGTCTTATAATGAGTTTTAAATGCATTATTTGTATTTTTATTCATATTCTTAAATATTATTTTTATCTTCTTTTAATTTTGCTTTTAATTTATCTGCTTTAAGTTTCTCTTTGTATATTTTCAATTGTTCATTTTTCCCTTTAATTTGGAATTTTAACACAGAATGAATTTTATCTATGTCTTTTTCGTCCACAAGATAGACTTTTTCTTCACAATCAATATGTAAAGTATATTTAACTCCTAATTCATCAAACTGTGGCAAAACTATATTTGTTGTGCTCTGTCCTTTTGGAAAATATATAGCTAGTGTTCCTTTATCATTATAGCGATAGGTTTCAGTTTGTGATTTTCCAAGCAAATAATTGTCTGATTCATTTTTAGTTGGTTTATTTTTGATTAAATCATAAGGCATATGTATTGTATAGATACCGATATATTTTAGAATTATTTTTCACCTCCTTTCATAAATAAATATTTATTTTACTATTAACAAAAATAAACAACTCAATATGTATTGTAACTATGAATCAACTTCTTATTATTACATTCTTCACAAACTAAATGTACCCAATGCTCTGCAAAACTATCGTCTCCATAATAATTAAATTTTTCAATATGTTTAATTGAAGTAGAATTGCTGTGACAATTTTTGCATTCAATATGAAAACCAATTTCCATTTGTTTCTTTTCACCACCTCTCCTTGTATTCATTATACCATATTACTTATTGAATTGTCAAATATTTATTTTACTATTTACATTCACATAAAATTCATCCTAATCATTTACTTCATTATATTAATCAATCTTCTCATATGTTCAATTGTATCAAATAAATCCTTTAACATATCTATTCCATCTGCTCTATTAATAGCACCATATCTTTTACATAAATTTGCAAACTCACAATATTCTAGACTATCTTGTTTGCATTCCATGCATTTATTAGGATTTTCTTCATCTTCTGTGGCAGTAAATATTAGGGTTTTAAGTTTTGTTATTTCAGTTTGATTTAAGTACATTTTGTTTCACCTCCTTTTATCTTATTAAACTTACAAGTTTACTAAACACCAATCTTTTTATTTCTTTCCATAATTCATCACATAACTCAAAATCAGAATACTCGTATTCTCTAAAAATATGTTCTCTAAATCCATCAATAATAACCGCTAGTGCAATAGTATTATGTTTTTCTAACGATTCAATCATAGTACCTATGGTAATCTGACTTACAATTTCTTCAATAGCGTCATTTACATCTCTTGCTGATTGGTCAAACATCAACATACCTTTTATTTGTGCTACAAAATCAATTCTAAATAATTTTCCTAATTCACAAATAGGTAATGGTTCTAATCCAATTTCTTGTAATTGTCTTACAGTAATATGTTGTTTCATTATTTAATCCTCCCTCCCTAATCTACTAACTCTATCAATCATTTGGTAAACAAACTCTTTCTTGCCCATATATCCATATTGCTCAATTGTTTTCTTTACTCCATCAAAATTATCTTGCTCAACATCAAAAACTATATTAAGAAGAATATTTAATAAATCAAGTACACTTTGTCTATCTCCTACGTCTAGATTATTGCCATAGTTTTTAATAGTATTTTTACATAATGTTATTAATTTTAAAGCATCATCGCTTACTAAAAATCCTGCTTTTGTGACATTTACTTCAATATTATCTAATGATTGTAGTGCGTGTTTAATGTAATTGTTTTTATCCATGTTACTATCTCTCCTTATTAATTAATGGTATAGCTAAATTTAGTTCAATGATAAGAACCCCTCTACGGATGGAAATTATATTGGCATCTTCTAAAATATCTAGTATATTTCTATCTAAATCATAAAAATTTCTAACTTCATACCATTCTGGATCGCTTCTTTCGAGTAAGGTTCTTATTACATTTAACTCTTTTTCATTAAATTCGATAGTATGTATTGTTTTGCCATATTCTGTTATATATGTATCTTTCATAATATTCTCTCCTTATCCTAATAAATTTATTTCATTACATCCAAAAGAAATTATCTTTATACCATTCACCTATATAATTTAATCTATTTGCTATACAAGTTGGGCAAAGCAATCCTGCATCCTCATGTAAAGTAGGATTAATTAATCCCCATAAATGATTTGGTATTATTAAATCTGGAAACTCACCATATTTCATTCTACAATCATAGCAACATCCTTGTGGTCTTTCGTTGTCATTGTATTTCCATTTGTGTTTGTAATTGTTCAATTTTATTTATTTCACCTCCCTTTTACATCGTACAATTGTATAAATCCTTCATCTTATTTTTATATTAGTATTTATAATTGTTATTTACTTTCTTTATATTTATTGCAATCTTTAATAATTTGAATATTAATTTGCTTAATATTTTTACAATAGTTTTTAGGCCGTAATATAAATTGCTGAATGTGTTCCAATACAAAGTAATGTCCTTTTTGATACCATTTACCAAGACCTATAAATTTTAAAGGATAGTAAGGTAAATAAGTTATAAAATACAATATATAAGCAGGAACAACAACTAAAATTATGTACCACGTAGGGAATGGATTAAAAAACATGTATTTTACCTCCTTTGTGTTTATTTTATTGTTGGATTTTGAGGAAGGGATAGGTATATTTGAGTAAGATGTTTTGATGTGTAAAATATACCCTCGTACCTCTTGTATATATTGTAACATTTTTTGGTGTGGAAGTCAAGGATATTTATTTATTAATTTATACGTGGTTGAGAAGACATTGCTTCATAATCTTCTTTATACATCCATTTGAAACCTCCTGCCGTTTTATCATTATTATGTTTCCAACAACAATAACTAATATTATTAATATCTAATTCTCTTTCCGTTTGTGCAATACCATCCCATTCTTTTATAAACTCATTGTCTTTAGATAATTGAATTATCTTTCTTCTGTTTTTATTGTAATCACAAAGTCCTAATTCTACACCTTTATTAAGATATGAAACAACTGTAGTATTAGCCAATTCCATTATTTTTGCTATCTTTGGACTACTTTTTATACCGCTATTCCAATGATCACAAGCTGTTTTAATTAATACTTTATTAACATACTCCTCACATTTACCCCAATCTATAATAGATAAGTCAAATAAATCATTTAATTTACTTTGCATAATATTGTCCTTTATAAAATCCATATTACTTTTCAGACAATCAATTCTTATTACTTCTATGCCTTTCTCATTTGAAAAAGCATCTCTTATTTCATCATATTCTTTAGTTTCTTGTGCTGATTGTTTAGTTAATGTATTAGTATTCCCATGTCCAAGACGACCATCCATTTCTAAATCATATTTTACATTGTTAAATTCAAAATAAAAATCAAATCTATAATCATGAAAATTGTATTCAGGTATAAAATCAACCCCTAACTGCTCTAATAAACTAAATCCAACCTTGTTGCCAAAAGATATCTTATCTCCGCATCTTGGACAACTAAATCCAAAAACAATTAAATTATGAGGAACATAAGACTTTTCATATCCACAATCTGGGCAAACATATATTTTATACTTATCACTTCCTTGAGTCATTTCATAACCTTCTTGTGGATTTTTAAGTAGTTTTGCTATATTGGGATGGGTTGCCCATAAGTCGTTATATCCAATTAAAATCTTTTTTGAAGGAACACAGCATACATTACAACCCTTACCATTATTTAAATCATTTTCACGTAGTTTGTCTTCGTTTCCACATTTTAAACATTTATATGTATAACCTTTTACATTATTTGTCGTATTAGATATTTTAATATGTTCTAATATCTGTATATCACTAAATTTTAGATTAATTATATCACCAATATTATGTCTATAATCTGTTACAACCTTACTTAGCAAATTTCCTATTGCACATGTTGAAAACGCATATGCATTTATATGTACAATTCTATCATTGTATTTAACCTCTAAATAATTCTGACCTGATTTTTTATATTGATTAATTATTTCTGCCTCTCCCTCAATATCATCATATATAAACTTAACACTATATCCAATACTTTTATTCCAATCTATACATTCTTTATTTATGTTAGCACCAAAACCCATTTTCTTTGGCAATTCTTCTAAAAATACTTTTTTCATTAATTCTATTCCTCCTCTTTATTATTTAAATCAATATCATTTATTACATTATGTAATTCGTGTCCTATGTCTTTATATCTCATTAGCAAATATCTTTTAATACTATCGCTGAGTTCTATTTGGTCCTTACAACGACTTATTGCAACATATATGATAAAAATTTCCTCTGATATATCTTTTTTAGCTTTCTTTTTATCATTATCATTAAAATCCTCTTCTTTTTTAAGATATTTATTTCTATAAGTAACTTCTAAATCTAGATGATCATTACTAATATAAACAGGAATGTCTATAGTAAGACCTTTCGCCTTGTGACATGTCGAAAATATAATATCCGCTTTACTCTTATCTGTTACAGTATTATTTTTTATTCCATCTACAATATCAATAATTCTACTTCCATATTTATCTACCATTCTTATTAAAGATAATATCTCGATATCCTCAATTTCCTCTGAATATTTTTTCATGGCCTCAAAATTATCAAATTTAGCAAATAATTTATTTTTGGTAGGATGCCCTTGACTAAAATAGTAACATTGTTTCAATGACTCGAAGGAATAAGATGAAAAACCTCCAACAAAGAAAAGTTTCTTATTTTTATCTTCATATAAAGCATCAGCTATTTCTGCAAATATGTATGCATTGGTTCTACACAAACAAGCATATGGTTTAGATTTATCTATATGATCCACAATTGTTTGTTTAGTATTAAATCCTTTCATCTTAATATCATCACCAATGAAGTCTGAGATGATAAGATTTTCTATATGAGCAATGTTGTTAGATACTCTAAATGATGTTGTGAGTTTGTATTCTTTTGCATCAAACATAGGCATGATATTCACAGCATTTTTCCAACCATAAATTTTTTGATAAGGGTCTCCAACCACACAGATGCCCTTTACATTAGAATTTTTAAGTATATCAAACATCATAATTGACGAATCTTGACACTCATCAAGAAGAATAATGTCGTATTTACTCGATAAATCAGTTTTACTAAGATGGAACATCTTCAAATAATCATCGTGTGAAATTTTGATACTGTTTTTATATTTCTTTTTTAATTCCCATAATCTAGTACAACAAGATAATATCCTATCTCTCATCTTATCTTCTTTAAATATCTCTAATTCTTCAAATTCTTGAGCAGACGATAAAACATAGGCAGTCATCATAGCATTAATTTTAACTGCTAATTCCATTTCCCTATCCCAATTTAGATTTAAATCTTTTATAATATCAACTACTCCATAATTAAAGGTTAATTTATCTTTATAGAATTTTCCACAGTAAAAATAAGCTAGTGAATGTATTGTACGAATTTCTGTTCCTTTCTGTGATTTAAATAATTCTTGACTCTCTATTTGCATAGATTTATTATACACTAAATATAATATCTTTTTAAATGGTCTACTTTTGGCATAGTAATACAAAGTCGTTGATTTACTTGAACCCGTTAACGCACTAACCTTAACCCTATCCTCTGTACTAAAGATAATATCCTTCTGTTCCTTCGTCAACCAATATCCATCTTCTGACATATAATCAGACATTTCTACTTCTACATCATCAAATTGTTTATTATAAAATTCTGTAGATAATACATTTGATTCTGATTGTTGGAATATTGTTTTATCTTCTTTTATTATGAGTTTCATTTTTGCTTCGCAATTACTTACATTGGATTCAGTATCTTTAGCATGAGAGTAAAATTGTTTTTGCGCACCAAAGTTTCTAATTAAAATTTCATGGCAAACAGGACATGTATAAATATTATTAGATGTTGACTCTATGATATCTACAAGTTTATTATTTTGGTCATACGCTTTTTTCATTTATTTTATTTCTCCTTCAAATTCATTTTCCATATTATTTATCATAATTATATTCATTGGTTTATCAATCTCATATACATTACACTTAAACAATTCCTTAATGTTTTTATTAAACATATTTTTAAAATCCGCACCACTCTTTTCACAATGTAACTCTGTAATCTCATCAGTAGTAAGAACACTCTTATGTATCATAGTAAGTCCTTTATTTGCATTACTCTTATCTTTAGCAACCATTGATACACTATAGCAATCATCAAATCTCCAAGACTTAGGTTTAAGTATCATTGCAAACATTCCATCTTTTGTTTCTACAGCCAAAGTAATATCTTCGTCAGATTTCATAATTTTAACAAATTTTGATACGGTTTTTATTTCATTAAATTTATTATAATATAGCATTATTCATCATCCTCTTCTCTTTTGTTTCTTTCATTCAATTCATCCTCAATCTGTTGTAAAACATCTATAGGTATTTGTGCATGATTTAAATCTTCTATTTCTTGAAATGCTTTTTGTTCTTCAATTGTGAGTGGCTGTTTATATTCTAATGCTTTCTTTTTCAGTAATAATGTTTCAAGTTCTTCTATGGTAAAATCATCAATGGATTTTTCGGCATTATTTATCTTTTGTTGAATACTTCTTCTCATATTAGATATTGATTTATTAGTATGAATCAACCCCTTCTTGCTAACTTCTAATTTTAATTGTCTATTAAAATTGTCTTTTGCATAATATTTACCTATGTATGTTGTGCAATATTTGTATTCAGTAGTTAGATAATCATTATTATAAACTATTAAATTAAGTTCATTTTGCAAAACATTATTGTATCCTTGGATAGTTCTTGAATCTGTAACCAAACCATTTAATTGATTCTGAGTTAAATAACCAAAGTTTTTACTATTACTTGATACTCTACAACAAGCAATAAAATATCTAATCAGACTAAATTTGTTAGAATTATTATGCTGTAAATATTTAAATATACAGTTTATATCTCTATCAAAAACTTTAAAATACGAAGATATAGGTATGGTTGAAAGTTCTACTAAGAATAAAGTGTTTTTATTTTTGATGATTGATTTAATAGTAAATTTTATATTATTTTTATCATAATTCTCATCACATAGGTTATATACTTTAGCAATATAACCTTTATTTTCTAATCCAATTAAAGAGTTTTTAATCGTAGCAACTAAATTTCTATTATTAGAAACATCTACTCTCATATAATCACATATCATTTGGACTGAGCACAATGAACATGATGTACGCTCATTATAATTTCTCAATAATAAAATCAATATTGTAATTTCTTCATTAGTAATACTTGTGTCATCATAAATATCGTTCGGTAATTTAATGAAACTATTTACTAATAAAGGCAATTTATCTTGCTCTGCTTTAAGTATTTTATCTAGAGTCTTTTCTATATTATAACCAGTGTTTATAGAATCATAATGATTAATACACATATTCTCAATTTTTATCAATTCGGTAGATTCTCTAAGTCCTAATTCTACTTCCTCAGTAATATCTTCCAATACTTCAAATGTGAAGCAATCCTCACCAAATCCGTTTCAATCTTCTTGTAATTTATAGTTGTAATGATTATTATTGTCGAGGTATCTTCTATGTGTTTTCCAACGATTATTAACATCAATGCTTTTGCCGATATAAACTTTTCCATTCTTAGTATTAGTTATTTTATAAACACCAACTATTTTATTTAACTTAATCATATTTACTTAACTCCTTCTTATTCTAAAAATTTATTTTTAACACCCTTTTACCTTTACATGCATTTCAGCCATTTTACCAATTTATAGATTTCTAATACATAGACCCTAATGACCATTTTGGACGTTTTTATAGGCATACGATAGAACATAGTATCTACTAGGCTTACAAGGTTTTAAATGATATAATAATACCCTATAATCTCATACATAGGTTTTCATGTATGCCTAAGAATTGAACCAAAGTGGTCATTAGGGTGGCGTTACGTATGCCTAAATTTTGAGCCTTTTTGTCATTTTTATAGGCATCTAATTAGAGAGTTAATTCTACATTACTATTAGAGATATAATTCTACAAAATCATTAAAGATTAAATTCTACAATTTTTGGGCATATAAAATACATGCGTATTTTAATACCCTATTTAAAATTTTGTTTTCTTTTGTTTCTTAAATTCTTATCATATTATTGCTCCTTATGTATTCATATAATTGATAATCTTCCTCCTTTAAACATTTTTCATATTGCTTAATTGTGTCTTCATAATAATATCTTATATAAAACATTTTCTTTCCTTCTATTTTATCACTTTCATTTGATAGAGCTAATTTTTCAAATCCTTTAGATTTTATGTAATCAAATTCCTTTTGCTCTTGTTTGTTAAAAATAGGATTTAAATAATAATAAATATACTCTGGTCTTTCATATAATTTTATTTCATATCTATTATTTCCTCCTTTAAATTTTCTTTGATGGTCATCTTCATCAATATAAGTTATTGGTTTTGATTTGTACATCTTTATTAGATTATATTTACCATTAGATAATTTCTTTGCAAATTTACTTATTGTATCATCATATAATCCTATGTATTTAGATATTTCTTCTCTGTCTGGGAAAGCATAATGAGTTCTATAATATAGAGGAATGATTTCACCAGTTGAGTAATTTACTTTCTCCCATGCAAGATAATAATTGTATTTAGTTAATATTACACAATAGATAGCCCATTCTGTAGGAGATAATGTAGTTATTATTTTATGTACAAATTCACAAGGTATAGGAGAATAACCATTTTTATCTATATGATCAATCAATTTATTATTATATCCTATATAGAATTTTATTAGCTCATTATTATTTAGAGTAATAATATCCTTATCAATAATAATTACTTCATGTAATATTAGTTTTCCTAAAGCATCTTTAATTTTATTAGGTTTTAGATTTGTTTCTTCAGATATTGAATTTACAGTAGTAGAAACATATTCACTCTTTATTGCTCTAGACATTAAATACCATAGAATATACCAACCATCTATTGTATACTTATCCTTGATGTGTGATTCATTTATAGATTGATATTGTAATTTAATAAATCTAGTGTAGTCTATACCCCTTATATCAAATGTCTTGTCAAAGTATATGTATCTGGAATCGGTTGAGTTATAATATTGAGATAGGTCTTTTAGAGATTCTACTTTATTCATATTTTACTTAATTCCTTCCTTATTATGTAGTTGTTATTTACTCCATTGATTTAGTATTGTATCTAGTTTATTATTTCTTAGAAACATCCAATAAGTTCTATTTGTTTTTGGATTTATTCCTTTTGCTATATTTTCTATATTATGATCTCTAATGAAACGTAAAAGATTAATACTGTAGCAAAAGTAATATGGATTGTTGTTTGGAGTATTCACATTCAAATTCATTTTTAAGTCCTCCAATATATTTTGATATTTATAATTTGATTTATTGGAATAGGATAAAAGATAACAGGGGAACGAAAATTAAATAAAACGAATTGAAATTCTTATTTATTTAATTTTATGCTACGCAGAATATATTTATTTCTCTACTTATAATACTTATGTAAAACCTGCTATATCAATAATATTAATTTGTATTTTTCATTGCAATAAAATCATCAATAATTTATTTTTCATTTCCTCCCTCTTACTAAGTATACCATAATATCAAAGACAATGTAAATATTTATTTATATATTTGTAAAAGAATTTATAATAAAATTAATTTAAATCTACCATGATAAAAATTTACCAGAGCAAATAATTTTAAAAACCTTGAAAGCATTGTTATGATTATGTTACAGAGATTTGTTCGGATGAAGTGTATATAGTATATAGCACCTCATCCATTGTAATTGTTGTAATACTAGTGAGAGTTAGGATGTAGGGATTATTTTGTTTTGAGGTTGTGGTAAATTTTTATATGTTAGTAGAAGTATGATTACATGGATTTATTATTCATAGTGATTATTCCTTTCTAGATATTAATTTTTTATTCTTTCAGAGATTTTCACCTCTGTTAACAGTATATCATATTGGAAATTATAATGCAAGTATTTATTTTATTATTTATTAGATGGAAGATTGAGATTTTTAATTTATGCAAAATAAAATTTAATTTTTTCAAGATAAAAATATCATAAAAAATATTTTCACAAATTTTATGGAGTCGTATATGGGAGATAATTGTATCGCTTTATAATGTAAAGATACGCCCCCGTATAGTAGAAGGTATATGATATAATGGATGAAAGTGTTGTTAGAGTAGGGATTTATGAGAGGATTATATTAATGGATGTTTTAATTTTTATAGATGAATTTATTGTAATTATTGTTTTTGGAATTTGTTCGATTGGATTGAAATAGATTTTTGGGATTTGGGAATATTGGATGGAGATTTAGAGGTGAAAGTTTATATATTTTATGGAATTTGTGTATCAGATAATTGTTGTTAGAGTGGTGTTTATTGGTATTTTGGTGAGATTTATTGTTAGATAGTTTTAGTGATAATTGGAGATAAATTTATAGATTTTATTAAATTTTTATGATTTATTTATTAAATTTATTTGACTTTTGGATGAATTTGTGAATGAGGTTTTGAGAGGTGAGTGATTAGAAAATGTTGTGTTGATTATGTTTTTGCGAAGAAAATACGAAGGGGATTTGGGATAGAATTAGGTTGTATTGGAATTTATTTTTTATTGAGGGAGAATTAGTATTGACAAATTTAAAATAGTATGATCGTATTCGTAAAATAAAATTACTGTCGATGAACATGTACTCTGCACATAATGTCGAACCATGTCGAAACATAATTTGTAATCCATGCCCCTATACCTGCATAGTTGGCATGGAATTTGAAAGTAAAGTCTGACGGTGATTTTTGCTATAGTCTATGCTTATGACAAACTGAAAATAGTATGGGCCGGATATGGTGCGAACCCTGAAACCCTTACTATAGGCCGATTGTTCCTCTAATCTGAATGTAACAAAAGAGGGATGTGTTACATTCGATGAATAATTAGGGTTATAATGTGTCGGTCGGGATGTTTGGAGAGCTTAGAAGGGCAAATTTAGAGAGGAAATGATAGGAGAATTAGAAAATGGTAATGTCCTGGGATTTGATTGGCTGCACTCGGCAATGATAATGTCGAATTGATTTTATCGGGTGAAATGAGAGAGATAATCAATTTATTGGGCTTTGATGTTATTATCATAGGTGCAAAAAATTTTGTCGGTAAACTTTCGAGGCATATAACATAGGCGAAATGTTTGAACACTTTTGCAGTATCAAAAATATACCTAGTATATAAAAGATACTAACTATAATATCTATACTAACAACAAAAATTATACTAAGTATCTTTTATATACCAATTCAAAACTATCATATTATACTATCACCACTACCTCATTACATGATCACAATGATCACATTCAATACACCACTAAAATGTACATACATTGTGACTACTTATATCCTACTGATTCACTAAACATTAATCCCAACTTAATTACTATACATTATACTACACTAAACTACTATGACTTAATTCATACAACTTTACTATACATTAATCCTTACTAATCTACCACACTATAATCCATACCATTTCACTATGTATTACTCTAACCACAACAAACCTTAAAAACTTAAAACATCTCTAATCAAATTCCATACCAAAAACCCACAAAATACGACACACCCGATACCGTGTAGAAAAATTTTACTCTAAGACACAAAATAAATATCTACATACCATTATAACCCTCAATACCTCAAACCTCTTAAAAGCCCCTTTCTGTGCCTCTGATGCAATATATTTATATTTGCATTTGTACACATATTCAACTCTATTTTCAAGTTGGCATACATATTGCATAGTATACACATCACAACCAATTCTAATAAATACAGCACAATAAGCACAATACACTGCAATCCGGTTGACTCTAGATATCTGACAGATATAATGCTAACCTCTATTACTATTGATCACACTCTATTTATTACCTCTTATCTTATCCATTATTGCTTCTATTTTTATCCCTGCTATCATTATACCACTAACATATCTAAACCTCTTAAAACACCATCCTATAGCCTTACACATAAGCATATAACACACTAACCTCATTGTACTAAATTTTTCCCTGTATAATAGGAAAGAATAATCCAAACAAATCTCATAATCCATCTCTAACCCACTAGACAGATGCCTATTTAAATGGTAAAATAAATAAACAAAATAAATCAATAAAGGAGTTGCTTAACCAATGGCAAAAAGAACTAAATCTACTAACACACCTAGAAAATTAGAAGACACATCCTGGTTAGCTCAAATAATCAAAGACAAAATGGAGGTAGAATCTCAAAAAATGGGTTTATGGCCTTCAAATCGTTACAAATCACTACATACTCTACACATTATCGTAAATAAAGCAGACGATGAAAACTACAACAATATCTACTATGACACATACAACGGTAAAAAATCAATCACAATATGCGAAATACCATCATTAACGATAGAATATGGTTACGACTACGACACAGAAGGAATGCAAGCAAAACTTAGAGGACTACAAGAACGCTACAAGGATGACGATGGAATGTACATAGTATCAGTCTTGACCACAAATGACTTAAACAGTGCAATGATAAAAGACTTGGAAGAATTAATGTATCAAATAGGAACACACTAAAAGCAGGTTATTTCCTGCTTTTTCTTTTTTCCTTACAATCTATTAACAATTAAATTCTAACCTCTCATACGGCTCCTAGTGGCCTCTGATAGTAATCTATTGTCCTTTATATTATCTGTGCTACTCCAAATCAACCAACAACTATAAATATAAATATCTTTACATCTACAACATAAATCTATATACTCTTAATTAATTCAATGTATTAATCAAATACCAAAAATACATAAATAAAAGGAGTGCTTACACTATGGCAAGAAACCTAAAACCAGCAAATCTCAAAAAACTATCTCAAATCAAAACCTCTAACGGCTTCAAAATTGACTTACCCAATTACATGTATAATCCATCTTATGACCATGAATACCCAAACCTCCTAAAACTAACCCACGAAACCACAACTGAGCGTTTTTACACCACTGTAAAATACTTCAAACGCTATAATGGAACCGGATATTATTCAACAGAAACTTATTCCCACAAAATTGATGATTCGAATTCCTGGAGCATTGCAAACAGTCTAAAAGAAACTGAATTAGAAGAGTCTAATAGATTTAGCATGAAACATCTAATAGAACTAGCGGAACAAATTAAACTAGAAAACATTCCGGCAATTGCTGAAGCAGCACGTTAACATAAACCACAAAATAAAACCACTAAGAGGCTCTAACGAGTCTCTTTTCTATTCCTCTAACATTCCCTCACCCATCCACATAAAACCTCTCACAATCAATCCTAGCACATATCACAGCAATATAAATATCATAATAAAAAGTGTGAAACTCTTAATATATATAATATAGGACTTTCACACTTTTGAAAATTCCCATATTCCCGATCACAACAAAACAAATCCTAAAATAAATATTGACATAAATTAATAACCATGCTATAATTAATTTTACCCGATTATACAGAAATAAATTTTAAAGAAAAGGAGTTGAGCGAACCATACTAATTATACAAATTGTACAAATACGTAGCACTGGTAGCACATAGGTAAGTTTATTCTGTTTATTATTGCATCAGTAAAAAATAAAATTATAAAAGAGGTATATTAAAAATGAAATATAATGACTTTGAATTAACTATATTAGATATGCTCTATAATCCTTATGGCCCTAATGGATTGGAAGAAGATCAAGAACCGCAAGTATCAAACCTTGAATACATCCTAGAATATTGTAATGAATATTCCTTAGAATCTAATCCAGACCAAACATATCATGAATGGATACAATTATATGAAGGAAATGATTCTATAATTTTAGAAATGATTATGGAAGAATACATGCGTATTATTGAAAGAAGTACTGAAAAAATAGTTATAGAACATTCAAAACAAAGAATTAATATTAATCTAGAAAATGAAGGAGAATAAATAAATGAATATTGATAAATTAAGAGAATATGTAAAAACCTCCAATACAATTGCAAATTATAAATTCCTATGTGCTATTCTAGGCATCAAAGTAACTAATGGGAATTCTAAAAAATCACAATTACTAGAAATGGAAAGATACTTTAAATATCACAAGGAGGGAAATAAATTTATTATTGAAGAAATATATGATAATCCATTAAACAAAATAGAAAATAGAGGCGGTAACAATGTCACGGAATACACCAAAATTATAGAAAACTTAATACTAGATTTATTACTACAAGGTGGAAACACTAAACAAGGTTTCGGTCTAGTATTCCTTAGTAAAAATCAATTATTAAAAGAATTCCATATGATTAATGATAATTATGTTTACTGCAAGCGCAGAATATTAAAATTATCTAAATTTATGAATATTGATAAGGAAACAGTCGAGGAATGGTATGATCTAAATGATGATATGTTAGAAAGAAATTTACAGCAAGCTCTTAAAAGTTTAGAGAATCAATCATTGGTGTCATGGGATAGAGAAATTACAATTGCTGAAGCAATCCCTTTAGCTGAAATTACGCATGATGGAACCGAGGTAATAAAAAGAAAATACATAGATCAATACGACGAAGAACAAACTGATTATAAATATTATGCAAATGATGAAATAAAATTGAATTATAGAGAAGGGACTAATAAAGAAAAAGCATTTATTTTAGAAACTGAAAAAGAAATAATGAAAGAATTAGGATGCGATAGTAAACAAAAGATTATTAAATTTGGATTATGGGATATATTCAAGAATAAAATAGATGATATTATATTGAAAAAACTTAATATTGCATTTTACTATAAGTCCTATAAAATCCTATTTAATGAAAAACATATAAAAGAGGCTATAAACGATATTTTCTATCAATTTGAATTAACTGAGGATGAAAAGATAGCAAGTAAAATAATACTAAATAGTGATGTAATGGACAGAACTATCACAAATGCAGAAAATAGACATGATAAGGCTATAGAAGAGAAATCTAAAATCATTGGCAAAATGAAAAATGATACAAAAGGGCAGAGAACTATAAGGAGAACAAAAGAAAATTATATTAATGATAATAGAGAATTAGGAAATAATCTAATAATCAAAGGTGCTGTAAATATTAAAGAAATTGTAAAAAGAATTAAATTAGAAATTAAAGAAGAAAAGTCAATAGATGAAATATTACAAGAAATATTAGATGAATTAGAATAAAATTATAAAAGTTGGACATTTTAATTCCCCGTAATATATAATAGTATAATGGGCATATGAAACGTCCAACTTTTTATCTATTATTTCATAATTATCAAAACTAAATCAAAAACCCTAGCTTGCAGCAGCCTTTCAATTTTGAGATAAGCTCAAAATAGCATTTATCAACTCTAATTAAATTTATTCTAATAATCCTTAAATCCTCAATAAATACAGTGATTTAGGAACGTATGTCAGCATTTCGCTATTCGCTCAATGGCTGAATTTATATTTCTAATAATTTTTTTCTTTTACAATTCTTAATAAACACTAAAATAAAATACTTTACAATCTATTATCCTATCTATATAATACTAATCAATATTAAAATACATAAAAAGAAAGAAGGCATTCCCTCATGAAAAAATTAATATCTATCCTAACCCTAACCATATCTCTCCTAACATCTTCTATCCTAACAACTTCAGCTAATCCCTCAATCCAACCTAACTCCGATCACTCCTACACAATGATAGCACTCGCCACAAAATCCCTCTATAATCCTTCAGAATCTTGCTATCATACAATCCTACAAAATGAAAATGGCGACACCTTCACAGTCCTAACCTCAGACAATGTTACAAACAAATGGTTCGAGTGCTCAGTAGATTCCAATTCTACACCACAAATTATCACTGATGATAAAATAATTGATTTAGGATTATTAGAAGAAACAGAAAATTGTCAATAATATATCATTATAAATTGTAAAATAAATTTGCAAAAACATCTAACCTGTGCTATTCTATTGGCATAGGTTTTTATTGTAATCAGTCCAAATCAAAAGTAAAAAGAAAGAAGGTAAAATACATATGATTAAACTTACCGAACTCAAGCGCATGATAAAATCAAACTCATTACGCAAAGCATTTTACTCCGAAGGTCTTACCAATGTAATTTTTAATTACGATAGAATGGTATTAATTGAGTTAAAACAATGCGACCAACTCAAACTATTTAATTATCTGAAATCAATCAATTATGTCGATGACAAGTATAGTTTCGGAGAAAATGAACTTTACACGGATTCAGAACTTAAAAATAAACTTGAAAAACTTAAAGGGAATACCTCGGAGCATATACAATGTTTGGTCGATACAGGAATACAATTCCATCAATCTGGAGCCTGGAAAGACTCTGAAAAAACATTATATAAAATTTTCAAAACTAAAAATGGACTAATGAAAATTAAAGACGAATACATTTGTTTGCTTAATCAGGATATTAAAAAAGGAGTAGTTTTAAAAACAAATGAAGCTCAGTCAATGATATTTATCTATAATAATACAAACGATTGCATAGGAGTATGCATGGGAGAAAAGTTTGAAATGAGCGAACTAACAGAATATACAAATTGGGGATCTTAAGGAGCTTTACAGCTTCTTTTTTTTCTTTCCCTGCTACAATTTCCCTCTATCTATAATCTAACCTCTTAAATCCCTATCCACGGGCCTTAAAACGTAAAATAAATTAGTTTGACATTGTGCTATCTATCAATTATAATCTTACTTAGTAAATCAAATATAAATATTAGGAGGAATACATAAATGAAAAAAGTCTATGCGTTGTGTGGAGCAACAGGTATTGTTAAAATGTTTTCCAGTAAATCAAAAGCGGAAACAATGGCTAAAACATATAATCTTCAATGTAATTCTGATTCTTATTATGTTGAAGGTTATGAAGTAGAATAGAATTAAGAAGGAGTGCTAAAAATGAGTAAAAACCAATGGTATGTACATACTGAGGGTTCAATTGGTTATATTAGCCACAATCTAATCCAATATACGCCAACTAAACAAGATGCTGAAAAACTACTAAAACAAGTAAAGAAAATTGATAAACTATGTTATGTTGACTTTGTTTGGAAATCAGACTTGCACCTTCCATTTTCTAAACTACATGGTAAAATGCCAATAAAAGTTGAAAGTATAATGGATGTACTAATTCCACTAATTGAAAATGATTTAAGATCGTGGAACAAAGCATTAATTTAGAGTAGTAGAAATACTACTCTTTTTCTTTGCCTATGCTCCTTATCTTATCTCTATATAATCCCTCCAGGCCTTCCACAATGCCTATTAAGCTCTTATAAATCCTATCTGATACAAATACACTCTAAACAGATAATAAGGCCACACAATGTTTAAATAATTATATTGACATTTGCTATAGTGATCTGTATTATATTAAGTAATTACATATTGAATTAAAGGAGGCTTCAGCATGTCGGAATCTAAATTAGTCGGTTATGAATGGAAAACTGAAAAAGGAGAAAAATTCTCTGCATACGATGGCGGTTTAATCCCTGCTAAAGTGTCAGATTGGAGTCAAGCAGAAAAATCCCAATTATCTGGTAAAACTATAGTACATATTTATTGGATCTTAAAAGATGGAGAAATACTTCCATTCGGTAAAAATTCAGCTATGAAGGAACTAGGAATCAAAGCAGGGACAATAAAAAAGATGGCCGAAGAATACATGTCACAAGCAAGAAAACAAGCAGAAGACTACAAATGGCTATTAAAATCTATCGGATCAATGCAAAAACATTCTAGCATTCAAAATGCAAATAATGCATATATAAATACAAACTATTCACCCATGCATACTCCGAGACCTAGAATTAGTTATCTGGTAAATACAGCTTGTTTTTGTCTTAATAATGAATATCTAACGAGACAAAACAACGAAGAAAATAATAAGGTACTAACCGAACTAGGATTTATAAAAGTATTGGAGAACTAGAAATAGTTCTCTTCTTATAATTTTTTATTGGTAGTTTAAGGAGGAATAAATAAATTGAAAAACTGGTTAAATGTAAAAATTGAAGATTATGTGTTAACCTACAGCAAATCAAATAGGCCACAATTCCATTCTTGCAATTGGTGCGGCAATCCTGCAATTAAAATCATCACGAGAACTAGTGTAGCGACAGGTAATACTTATAGTGATTTCGCTTGTGATCGACATACAGAAGATTGGAAACAAGGAATATAAAAATAAATCACTAGAAGGAGCTTAAAAGAGCTTCTTTTCTTTTTGCTATACATTATATCATTTCATAATCCAAACACCTTAAATAACCATTTCTGGCCTTATCATTGCTATCTGACTAATCCTGCTATACTCACATTCTTAATTCTGTAAATACCAGAAAACTCTTGTTTTATCCTATTGTATGAAGTGTAAAATAATTATTTGTAATCAGTTGTATTTTGTTCAATAAGTGTATATAATAGATAGTAATTACATACTGAATTTTAAGGAGGAAGTGTTATAAAATGAAATGTGATGAAAAAGGAAAATCAATTATTTTGTCTTGCACTAAGGAAGAATTAATGGTAATCATGGGAGTTTTGAAGAGTGCAGCAAATAAAGCAGATCGAGAATTAAACAGAGAAAAAGCTAACCTCTTAGATACTTTTCAGGGTAATTTGAACGCTATACAATGTGGTATGTATACAGGTATCAAATTTGATATTAAAACTAAGGAGGAATAGAGAATATGGAACTCAAAAAACTACAAGCAGAACTTGAAGATGCTGAAGAAAAAGTAATCGATGCCCAGGAGGAATATAATAGGATCAAAGAGGAACTAGAAGAACTCAAAGACCAACTTGACGGAGCTAAAGGTGATCTTAGAGAAGCAAAAGAATTAGTTAAAAATATCAAAGCAGAGATAAGAGAGGCAAAGGAAATTAAATAAATGGATACTAGAAGCTGTAAAAGGCTTCTATTTTCTTTTCCGGTACTAACTAACCATAAATCAATTAAAACCTCTTAAAACCTTATTTCTGCTGTTCTGTCGCTATTCTGTATACCTTTCATGTTCCAAAAAGATAAACTGCCCATTTTAATGGGTGAATGAAATAATAATTAAGATATAATTATTATGTTGACAATGGATATTAATTTTAGTATTATAATTAGTAATTACATAATTATTTAGGAGGTTCTAGGATGCTAACAAAAAAGCAGAAAACAAAACTTGAAAAACTTGCCAAAGATGTTACCGCCTCAAAAATTGTAAAAGGTATTGAAGTTAATAAAATGTCATCGGATCAAGTTGAAACAGCAATTAGCAATTTAACGGAGGAAGAAGAAAATTATTATACTAGTCTTGTAATTGGAGAAAATAACTAAATGTAGGAGATGGTAAAAAAATGAAAAAGGGAATGTATGATTTTAATGATTTATTGCAATGTAAATTGCATCTTCGAAAACATGGTGAAATTATTTGTAGTGGTTATATTGTGGCAAACATGTTTAATTTTTGTATGGCTGAAGGGATTAAAATTACAGTTGAGAAAATATCTGAAACGGAATACAAATTCTTAAAGAGCTAACAAATAGCTCTTTTTTCTTTTCTCCTACCCTTTAAAAATCCATTTTTATACTATATTTTGATTTTAAGAATCGACTTATAGCAAGGGTTCTAGGGTTTTTACTTTTTGCAATTTTAATGAATTGTAAAATAATTATTCAAATGCCATTGACGTATTATATTAAATCATAGTACAATGAGACGAACGCTAAAATTAACTTATAATTATTATTGATATGTAATAATACAAATATAAAATAGTTTGACAACTTAGAGTAAAATCATTATACTATACTTAGGTACATAAATAAATTATAAGGAGTTGGCACGAATGGAAAACTTAAAATCTTTAGTAGGTCAACGGGTAACGCTCACCAGTATTTATGGTAGCGTATACAATTCAACTCTAACAGAGTATGAGGATGAATTAGTCACAATCAAAAACGAAGGATTTATGGAAATTGTTTTTGCAATTGAAGAAGTTCAAAGCGTAGAAAGAAGGGTTTAAAATGATTGCTAAAATGACAGACAAAGTTAGATATAATGAGGGGATCACAACTATTCCTGAACTAGATGCTTTAGGGTTGATCGAATTTAAGCAAGAGGATAATATTTATTCTAAACGTACTGCTTCTGGTGTATGTACTAAATATTTTGCTAGTCTTAAAGATTCCGGAGGATGTTGGGAGATTTCAAAAACTTCTTATCTGTCCAGAACAGGCCAAAAAGAAAAAATTGGAAAGGTTGAAAAACTGATTAATTCCGAAGGTTTAGAAATTACAAAAGAAGCAATTAGTACATATAATCGGAAAAGTTGTTCCCTCGGAGGAAATGACAATTGGAATATTGCAAATGGTTTAGGGACTAATAAGGAGAATAGATATCTAAAAAGTGTAGCGCGGTATTATGGAGTAGATAAATTAACAAAAGAAGATATTAAAAGATATATAGAAAGGGAAAAGATAGGAATACTAGTGTAAAATAAATTACTAAGAAGCTGAATAGGCTTCTTTTTCTTTGCCTTGTTATAGTTTTACCCTAAACATATTACAACGCCTTAAAAGTGCCATTATGGGCCTTACAATCAAATATAATTACTATTTGACGTTTGTATATTTGCTATGATATTATGTAAATAATAAAATAAATTTAAGGAGAGCTGAACTCATGAAAAAATATGATTTTGTAAAAATTCTAAACATTGGCGTTGGAAAAATTGAAAACATTTGGGACAATAAAGACGTTCAAATTAATATCTGTGATACTATGTATTATAGGGATCTTACAGAAGATAGGCAGGATATAGGTAACGTTGAACTAGCAACGGAAAAACAATACATAGAATTTATCAAATTCATGATTAAAGAACTTAACGCAAAGTCTAAAAATAAAAGGAGCGAAGCAGCAGACTATAATCGAGAAACAAACGGAGAAGCCACCAGGAGGAAAGGTAAAGTCTCAGTAATAAATGGTAATTATGCTTTTGGATTATGCGAAAATTCAATATCTCAGCATCATAGAGGATTACTGTCCGATGCTAAAAAAGCAAAGGAGTTAAAAGACAAACTAAAAAAGGAAATAGCATGGTATAAACACAGAGATAAATTAATAAAAGAGGCTGAAAAGGAAAGAAAGAATAGAGAAAATAATGCAGGGTAAACCATTTAGACTAGAAATAAAATTCTAGTCTTTTTCTATGTTCATTCAGCCGGATCAACTCATTTTCCCTTTTCAATCCTTCACATTCCCAAAACACTCCAACAGAAACGTCCCTTCTTGCCATCAGATTGCATTGCCCTTTATAATCTTGCCTAGCATCGATTTAAACGTCTCAGAATTAAAATAAGCATAATATACAATCAAATCTGGCTTATTAAGCGCAGATTAACTCCGATACAGTCATTAACTATATAATTACCAATCATTACCATACTATGAATCATATAGCATCATTAATATAAGTAATAGCATATAAATCAAAATATAATGTTTTAGGGGTTGACGGATTGCTGTTTAAGTATTAAAATAAAGACAGTTAAACAATACATAAATAAAAACTTACTAGGAAGTAGTTAGTGAGTTAACCCCATAAAGTTTACAGGTTTTCCAGTTTGACCTTTAAAAACTGAGGGATAGGACAATGGAGCAGATTGCCTACCTAAAAGCTCTTTGAAAACTGAATAAAGCGAACTAGCACCATAAACCTTCAATACTACTTTTTGGATTGACGCTTGCGCTTATAAAAGCAAGTTGAAGGAGTGGGAAAGATGAAATACAAGCGCACGGAACGCCTTCAGCTAGTTAAATTGTCCCTTACAAAAACTTGCTCATCTTGTCTTAATTTCTGCTCTCTTAAAGTAAAAAATAAAATTAAGAAAGTGAGAAATAAAAATGTCTGAAAATCAAAAAGAATCTATTTTAAAACTTGCTAAAGGTTCTTGGCAGCGTTCAATCCTCAGAGACTTATTATCTTATTCAGCCATAACAAATCCTATCAAATCGCTTAAAGGTAACGCTAAATCTTATTCAAAACGTTATCAAGTATCATTTTTTGCGTTGCTTTTTAGAATCGAAAAAGCCGGATACACCATAACAGTCAAACCTGGCCCACTTGGTGGACAGTGGGGATCTACATACAGTTTATCAGTATAAAGTTAAAAATAATTATTCTAAACACTTTCAAAATAGAGAGTGGAAATTAAGGCAAGAAAAAAGTATAATTGTAAGGGAATCAAAACTATCTTTTATCTCTTATTGCTTTTCTTGTTTTTATTTTTACCCTCTTAATTAAGAGGGGGAAAATAAAATGACTAAAACAAAAATTAATCAATTATTTATTGAATCTTGTGATAAACTAATTGGAGAACTTGCTTACACAGATATGGTAAATCACAAAAAAACATTATCTAAAGCAAAACAAAGAAATTATCAAGGAGGTTATTCACTTTCCGCAAATACTCAATACCTGCTAGAAACTAAAAAAGCGTATATAGCAGGAACAATGAGTGAAGAGGAGTCAAAAGCTATATTCCTTCGACAAAAACTATGCGGAAACGTGCTATAACAAATTGTCTATAACAATCGTAGAGGGTAAACACAAGGACAAGGAAAGCAAAATTAAAGGGATTAAAAAAGACAATTCATGGTAGTTGAAGTGTCTTTTTCTAAATTATATCATAATAATTATTAAAATATGGTATAATTTAGAAAGGACATTTAAGTCCCTAATTTAAGGAGGTTTTTAAAATGACTAACAAAAAATGGTTTTGTACTCCTGATGCTGAAACGAGAAAAGGAATTGCTGGTTATAGATTTTACCTGTCAATGAAGAAAAATTATGAGCCGGATGTCGAACTTTCTCCTTCGCCTTGGGTTCATGCTGAAGCTTTGGAGTCTAAAAATGATTTTTTCTTTACTTCGCGTGATATTGCTTATCCAGAAATTACGAAACGATTAGGAGAAGTAGAAAGATTAATATTACATCCTTGTTATGTATGTAATATTACTTTTGACGAAAAACTACTTTACCCTGTTGTAAATGATAATGACGAAAAAACAGGGGAACATATTTGCCATGAATGTCTAAATAATGACGACTAAATTAATTAACCCTTAAAATTGGTTGTAAGTGTACGCAAGTTAAACATGCTATAACAAATGCTTGCGTATAGTTGGGAATCAATTATTAAGGAGTGGTATTATATGAAAGAAATGCTAGTAAAAACTTTCGGAATTGTGGGTTTAGTTGGTCAACTAAAATCTGGTCAAATCAACAGGGATGCTGAAATGCAAAGATCGTTTGTGTGGGGTAACAAGGAGCAAACAGACTTAATTGATTCTGTTTTTCAAGCTCTAACAACTTATATCCCTCCCTTGATTGGTGCTGAAACTGAGGTTGAAGTTGAGGTAAAAGGGAAAATCGAAAAAGTCATTGACCTTCTTGACGGAAAGCAGCGCAGTACAACCTTGGAAAAATTCTTGAATGATGAAATAAAGTTGGGCCATAACATTCGGCCTGTTGTCATTGAGAATGAAGACGATACTATTGAAACTTACATAGTTGCAGGGAAAAAATGGAGCGAATTACCGGACAGAGCAAAGCAAGTTTTCAAGAATTGTAAGATCCAAATGGTTTATTTTAAGGACATGACACAACAGGAAAGAGAATTGCAGTTCATCAAACTCCAGGGAGGGAAGAAACTAAGTAATGCAGAAGTAAACAAGGTTCGCATTGGTGATGAAGTCAGAACATTTATCTATAAGCAATTAGCAACAGATTTATGGACTAAATTCATTAATGTTTCTGCAAACCGCGAGGTTAAATTTGAGACAATGCAACAAGTACTAATGGTTATGACTAATTCCTTTGACTTATCCGGCAAATCATTACAAGCATTTTCAGAGGATTCTATCATGGTCGATGCTGAAACCATGGTAAAAGTTGAGAGAGTCACGGAATACCTAAATGAAGTTGTAAAATTCATTAAAAAATTCTCTTTACCTACTGAACTTCAAAAACTTGAAGAATCAGAAGTAATCATCAAACTCGAACCTAAAGAGCTTAAAAAGTATCAGAAGCCTATAGAATATCTTAAGAAGGTTCATGTCTCAGTTATCTATAACACGGCACTCAAGGCCATTCTGAACGATATTAGCGCAAAGGATTTTGCTAAATTTGTTGCTAAATTCTTCTTTGATGTTCCTGCAAGGTATAAAAGATATACAGAATCAGATACTTCTAGTGCATCAAGTGGGAAAATTAGAATTGAGGAAATGGATAAGGCACTGGTCAATGAGTTCAAAATTGTGGCAAAGGTTACTGAAGTAAAAGTTGAAGAGGTTCAAGATGTTGAGCCAGTAATTGAGCAATGGGAACAACCTTTACAAGTTGAAAACCTCGAATCTATCATAACAGATGAACCTGAAGAGTTCGGCAATAATGAAGAAGATAAGCAAGACGCTCAATTAATTATTGATATTACAAATAATTCCAATGTTGCTTAATTAATCCTTGGTAGTTTTGAGCTTATGCGTTAAGATAATAACAAGGCTTAACGCATTGTCGGAAAAATTTAAAAGGAGCTGTATTATTATGTCTAATAATTGTTTTGTTGCAATTGTAAGAACATACAATGATAATAGTAAAGAGTATGTTCTTACGACAAAAAATGATTATGAGAAAGAATCTAAAATTAAAGACTTTAAAGAAGAATTGTCTTATTTTAAAACCTATATTGAGGCATGTGACTATATTTATTCTTTAAGTTAATTTTCCGTTTAAATCATGTCTTTATGGTATTAAGTTTTTAGAATAAATTTGAAAGTTGGAAATCAAATGAAAGAATTTAATTACTTAGGACTTACTTTTAAACCGTTGAGAACTCTAAAGGGTAAATCGTCTGATTTCTTTGCAATATCAAAAAAACTAAATGATATTAAAATTACTCCTAAAAATTGGAATCATACGGAATTTTATAAATCAGCAGAACAAAACGGAGCAGGAGAAATTGACTTATTTGAGGTAAATGGGTTAGTGGTTATTCCTTGTCAAAATTGTTTGTTTCAATATAAATAACTAGTATATATGTCCTCAGAGCGTTTCAGCCATAACAAAACAGGTTGAAACGTTGTCGAGGGTATATAAATTAAAGGAGTCGAAACAAATGAAAAAGTGCAATATTTGCAATGACCATTTTGACGATCAATTTATTTCTCAATTCGAGACATTAACCTACACCAAAAAAGTTCTTCAAGTTTGTTTCTATTGTAAAGAAGATGAGTCAGAATATGACGATGGCGAAGAAATGGAGTGTATCAGGCAAGGTGATTCAATTTATTATCCTTCCCACTTGCTATAACAAAAGCTTTAATTATTCTCTAGGTCGTGATATAATGTAAATATAAATATTACGGCTTGGAGAGTATTTAAGACTCTTCAAAATTTAAAGAAGCGTGTTACATATGACCAAATTATTATTGAATGACCAACTAAAAGGAGTAGAACTTTATTTTGAAGGAAAGCCATCACAAACCATCATCGACAGTTTAAAAAGCAATGGTTTTCGTTATCATGGTGGAAAAGTTTGTTGGTATGCAAAACAGTCTGAAAAAACTATGGCAGAAGCTCAAAAACACACTTTAGAGCAAGGAACAGAACAAACACAAGTTAAACCATTAACACTCGTTACACCAGTGGTTAAAGCACAAAAGGAAGTAAAAAATAATATTATTCTTCCTTTGTGGGATCTTACACAATGGTCAGATATTCAAGTTGACAACAAACAAGGCACAAAATCAATTGCATCAGAAATGAGAAAGCATGTCAGGACTCGTTTCCCTATGTGTAAATTTTCAATCACTAGTGACTATTCCAGTGTTTCTTTCTATATTGTTGCAAGTCCTTACGATCAAGAAAGTGAATATTTAAAAGCGATAAGGTTATACTGTGATAACTTAATCAAAGCTTATCGGTATTGTACTTGTGACGATCCATACGGAGACTATGGAAGTTCATATAATTTTTATGGTTCTCATACCTCAATTGATTACCATTACAAGCAAACTGAGCAAACAGCAGAAATAAAATCTGATATGTTAGACTTTGATGCTAAAAAAGCATTGGAAGAAACTAAAGTAGAAGAACAAAAGGAAAAGGATTATCAATTGTATTTAGTTCAAAAAGAACTAGACAAAAAATCCTATGAAGAATCAGCTAAGAAAGAAGCCGAACAAGTTCAAACTATCAATGCTAGTATCTCTATAACAGACTTAGCAAGAGAACAGCAATACTTTGTAATTGGTTCACAGTTTGCACACTTGAACAAGAATAACACCTTAGACCAATATAAAGAGGACGTAGAAAAAGGCGAATTCTATTTACAAAATGTCAAGATTACAAAAGAAATCCATTTCCAAACTGAAGAAGCTCTATCCTACTTCTCTAACATGTTGCTTAATGATTTTGATTTTCTTGCCGAAACTGGTGGAAGTTATACAGACGATGTTCGTATTAATTCCATGACGGATTATAACAACATGACTGAGGAAGAGCGCAAAACTGTTGTATTTAATCTTTATGGAGTCGGAATTTACTATAACAATGAACTCAAATTCGTTGTGGACGCTCAAGGCCATTCATACGCCAGATATGTTGGGTTAATTGAAAATGTTACCATTCAAAAATCTGACAATGTAGATCAATTAGTTAACCATGAACAAATAAAAGAATTAAAGGGAAAAGTTGAAACCCTTGAGGATTTATCAGTTGAAGCAATAACTTGTAATCCTTCTTTAGTTGGAACATGGGACAAAGAGAATTGGAACGAATACAAAGACAGGATGAAACAGATTTTCAATAAAAACTATTTTAAATTAACCAAGTCTATCATTCAGCAAATACCTGAAGAGTCGGAAACCTTAAAAGGTTGTATGTATAGACTGCTCAAGGAAGTTGATGGAATTCAGGAACAGTTTAGGAATGCAGACTTGAAGCAAGGCCAGAAAGTAACATTATTCTATATTACTGATTTTGGAAGCGTAGCAAATCAAATGGTAACGCTCGATAGTGTTGAGTATACTAAATACGCGCAGTATGATAATGCAGTAAAATTGACTTGGATACCAAAAGGAAAAAGGAAACAGTATTACAATTTCTTTTACAGCACTTTGTTAGTTTATGAGGGATGGTTAGAACTTCCTCAAAGTGTTCTGCATGAAGTGAGCGAATCTAATGATTTTGTCATAACAAAAACTAAATATTTGAGCTGTGATAAAAAGCAGTATGACGAGATTTTAGACCATTATGAAGTACAGGGACTTAAACCAGTGATAAATACCTATAAACCTACATTCTAACGCTTATAACAGCCATTCTATGCAGTTTGTGAAGGTTCTGCCATAACAAAAACCTTCAATACATACTAGGAGGGCAAAATGAAAAAATGGGAAAAATTATGTTGGGATAGTTTACCGAGAAAAGGCAAATATATTGATTGGAAAAATACTGTTGGAATGACATTGAAGGGTGTGTATAACAAACTAAACTTTGAAATATTGATAATTAATTATAATATTGTTTATCGAGTATTAACTGTTAAATATTTAGATAAAGAAACCTATGATATTAGTGCAAATGGTTTTATTAGATGTCAATTAGGGGAATATTTGTTTGACAGAAGCAAACATAAAAGAAAAGTAGGAGATATATTTATAACAAATACGGGTGAACAATTGGAAATAACAGAGTGCTTTGAAAAGTATAATTATAAAACACAACTTTATCGTTCAAAATGGTATAAATACAGATGTTTAAATTGTACATATGAAGGAGAGATTATTGAGGGTAATCTGACTATTGGGCAAGGATGTTCTTGTTGTAGCAATTCTAAAGTAATTGTAGAGGGCATTAATGATATTCCAACTACTGCTCCTTGGATGGTAAAATATTTTCAAGGTGGTTACGATGAAGCAAAATTATATGTTAAAACTACCCATAAAAAGATTAAACCTATATGCCCCGACTGCAATAGGATAAAAAATAAGGAAATGGGAATATATAACATCTATAGGAATCGTTCAATAGGATGTTCTTGTGGCGATGGTATTAGTTATCCCGAAAAGATTATGTATTCAGTTTTAGACCAATTAAATATATATTTTTTTACTCAATTAAATAAAACCATATTAGATTGGTGTGAGGGGTTTAAATATGATTTTTATATTCCTTCTCCAAGCAGTATAGTTGAGACACATGGTAAACAGCATTATGAGGAAATTTCAAGGAAATCAAAAACAACATTAATTCAAATTCAGAAAAATGATAAAAATAAAAAGGATTTGGCATTATACAATGATGTGGATAATTATATAATTATTAATTGTAGATATTCCGAACTAAATTTTATTAAAAATAATATATTGAATAGTGAATTATCTAGTATGTTTGATCTAACTATTATAAATTGGAATAAATGTGAAGAATTCGCTACAAATAATTTAGCAAAAGAAATATGTAAATTTAAAAACAATAATGAGGTCTTATCTGCAAATAAGATTAGTAAAATATTTAAAATTGGTACAACTACAGTAACATCCTATCTTAATAAAGGTACTAAATTCGGATGGTGCAATTACGATGGCAAAGAAGAAATGAAAAGAAGTGCTTTTAAAGTTGGTAAATTAAATTCTAAAAGAGTTGAGATTTTCAAAGATGGCAAAAGTATAGGGATATTTAAAAGTAACAACGATCTGGAAAGACAAAGCGAAGAATTATTTGGAGTTAAATTATTAAATAGTGCAATATCGGCAGTTTGCAGAGGGAAAAGACAATCTCATAAAGGTTATTTTTTTAAATATGTAGAGGAGGTTGTAACAAATGTTTAAAGATATTAAAGACTTCTATCCCACTCCACAGCCACTAATTAGAAAAATGCTAGAGAAAATAGACTTCAAAATGGTTTCAAGTATTCTAGAAAATTCAGCAGGTAAAGGAGATTTGGCAGACGCTATAATTGAGAAACTAAAATATGCTCATAGTTCATATTATAACCGCGAAGCAAAATGGGATCTCGATTGCATTGAGGTTGATGAAAACTTACAACATATTCTAAGAGGAAAAGGATATAGGGTAATTCATGATAACTATTTGACTTTTGAAAGTTTCAAACATTATGACGCTGTGATAATGAACCCTCCATTCAGCACAGGAGACAAATTTTTACTAAAAGCAATTGACATGCAAAAAGATCAAGGTGGAATTATTGTGTCATTGCTCAGTGCTGAGAACCTAAAAAATCCATATACCAATATTAGAAAAGACTTAGTACAAAAACTAGAGGATTATAACGCTGAAATCGAATATATTCAAAATGCTTTTATTGATTCAGAACGCTCTACAATGGTTGAGGTAGCACTAATATATGTCAACATTCCAAAAACTGAACAGTCATCTATAATTCTAGAAGGATTAAGGCAACAAGAAGTATTCCGCGAGGAAGTCCATAACAGCGGTAAAGTGGTCAATGCAGACTTTTTAAAAGGAATAGTCCAGAAGTATAATTTTGAAGTCAAAGCAGGACTAAGATTAATTGCAGAATATGAAGCAATAAAACCATTTATACTATCTTCTTTTAAAGAAGATAGTAGTAACACAATTCTAAATTTAACTGTCAACGATAAAGATGGAAATTGTTCAAAAGAAAATTCTTATATTAAACAAGTCAGAATGAAATATTGGCTTGCACTTTTCACCAATGAGGAATTTATGAGTCTATTTACATCAAATCTAAGGGAAAAATATAGGTCTAAAATAAGTGAGCTTAAAGACTACGATTTCAGCCTCTATAACATTTACACCATTAAAATTCAGTTAAACAACGAAATGGTAAAAGGGGTAGAGGATACTATTTTAAATCTATTTGAGCAATTCAGCCATAAGCACCATTGGCACGATGAAACATCAAAAAATATACACTACTTCAATGGTTGGAAGACTAATAAAGGTTGGAAAATTAACAAGAAAGTTATTATTCCTTTACATGCTTTTAACGACTATAGTGGAGAGTTTCAACCAACTGATTATAAAATTGTTGATAAACTAACCGACACGGAAAAGGTTTTCAATTATCTTGATCAGGGAGCGACAGAGGATGTAAATATTAAAGAAACATTGAAGTTTGCTGAAGGATATGGAGACACAAAGAAAATACCACTAAAATATTTTACTGTCACATTCTATAAGAAAGGTACTTGCCATATTGAATTTACTAATTTGGATTTGCTACATAAGTTCAATTTGTTCGGATCACAAAGAAAAGGTTGGTTGCCTCCTTCATATGGAAAATCAAATTATAAAGATATGACAAAGGAAGAAAAGACTATTATTGATGAATTTGAAGGAAAAGATTCCTATGCTAATGTCATGAGCAACAAAGACTATTTTATAGTCGAGACTTCTAAGTTGTTAATGTTGGCTTAGATTTGACAATGCAAAAGGCTGTATAAGCTATAACAGCCACACTACAAGGGTTCGAGGGTATCCCTAGAAAATACCCTTTAAATAATTATTTTTAAATTCACTCTATCCCTACTTATAAATTCTATGACATCATGATATAATAAGTCATGGACTAAAGCAACAAATAATTATTTTGATGATGCCTAAGATCCTGCAAACTATAACAATCATAACAATAGGTTGCAGGTGCTTGGAGTTTATCAAGGTAGGTAAGTATGATAAACTAGAGGAAGAATTAAGGAGGAATACATATTATGGATGAAAAACATGAACTTAAAAGAGCAATATGCAGCACGATTAGAGGAAATTTTTAAGAAATATGATCTTGATGGTGGTATGATACATTCGGCTTATGAGAGAGGGATTCAGACAGAAAACTTTTCATCATGCTATATTGATTCTAGGGTAAAAAATTCTAAGAAAATAAGCACAGAGCTTGCAATTCTCTTGGATTATTACTTTCAGGATTTTCCAAATGCTAAAATGTAATTCCAACGAAATACGAATTTCTTGTGAAATGAAAGGAAGTTTTAAAATGGATAAATTGACATTAATGTGTAATAATTGCTATGAAGTAGTTGTGAATTGTGGCGAAACTCCTATTGATTGTCCTCATTGTGGATCAATAGAAACATGGGTTTTAAAAATCCCTATGAAGGAGAGTGTTAGAAATGCTAAATAAATCAAAATTAACCAAACACCGCAAGTATATCAAGAAGCGTAAAAAAGTTTGGATTGCTTTATATGGATTGCCTTATCCGGTTAAACAAAATTATAGTCCTATTACTTATCTATAGGTCAATCAATGCAGAGTGGTAGAGCGTAATAACAATCAACGCTCTATTAATGCACAGAGCAGGTCACAAGTCCTGCTCAGATGCTAAATATTGAGGAGAGTGTACATAATGGCTAAAAGAATTATGAATGAGGTTAAAGTTTTTGTAATACGTTCTCAAAGAGATAGTTCCATCAGAGGCGAACGCGTTTTCTTAAACGAGCAATACGCAAAAAGTTTAGAATACGATTGTACTTATTTAGGTGGAGAGGATGTATATATAGATTCTATAACATTACCTTTTGTCGGCAAGCATGTTTCATATGTAGATGTATACAGAGGTTTTGACTATGATTACCCAGGAATGCATGATGCGGTTTATAAATCTGAATTATATCCATCTATTGAACAAGCAAAATCAAGCAGAGCATGGAAACAAATCGAACAAGAGGTAGCAAAAGATCCTGAAGAATTCAATGTTTATCAAGATAAAATTTGTTCAAAGGATTATGGTGGAGAAGACTGGTATTATGGAGATGTCATGGAAGGAAAGGTTTCAGCAAAAATAAAAAGGCTAAAAGTTATTCATTAAACCTTGCAGAAGACAACCGCAATATAACAATAACAATCATGCGGTTGTAATGCACCAGCGCACGTTCCAAGTCGTGGCAGGATGCTAAAGAGGAGGTTAAATATATGCATATTAATTTAGTTCTAAATGATGAACAAACCAATTCAATTAAACAATCTTTATTTTCTGTATTATCTACTGGAGAATTAGCAGGTACTTTGTTTTCTAGAGTTATTACTGATAAATTCAATACCAATGAAAGCAAAGAACTAAAAACTGCATTAATTAATTTTTTAAGGTCTATTGAGTAACTTCCCATGAAACTTACATTTCCAAGGCTCTAGCATCCACCACAATCCTTCCATAACGCACGCACGTATGCTATACTTGTAATAACAGAAGGAGGTATCACGATGCAGGTATCACTAAATACTAGAATCGAATTAGAATTACGTCAAAGACTAGACACTCATATCAAAAAAGTGAACCGTCCAATAGCTCAAATAGTTGCAGAAGCTATTGAAAAATATTTAGACGAAAAGGAGAAAAAAGACTAAATTTTTATTGACGTATGCGTGCAAGCGTGATATATTGTTATTAATCTATTTGAATATTATTTATTAATTTAAAGGAAGTGCTAATTGTGTTTAGAGACGAAGAAGAAAAAGTAATGACTTCTAAAATCCAAAAAGTTAAACACACTATTAACAAAATCTTAGAGGGATGCGAAAATTGTCCAGAAGTCCAATATGGTTGGAGTGGTATGAGTATTGATGTATATTTATCTGGTGGTAGTTATCAAGTCAGAAATATGGTCGAAAGTCATTTCGTATACAGTAGAAAATATAGAGGGGTTGAAATATCAAATAATGACACCAAGAAACGCATTAGTTTTGTTCTTGCTTAAATCTTAAAAGAGGGAGTTTTTAAAAATGAATGATGAGAATTTAAGAAAAGCATGGAAAACATTTGGTTGGGATAAACAAAAACCAGAAGAATTTAAGGCAATTGGAACACCTGAATTTGAAGAAATGCTAAAAGAATCAAAAATTGAAAAAATGATCAAAAACCTAGATGTCACTGAAAAAGATGCAAATTATATCAAAGATTCTCTAGTAGAAATTCAAATGCATCCTGAAGAAATCCTGGAAGTCAAAGAATCTGGTCAATTTACTTCAGACGGAGACATAATTTACAAAGTGGTTTTAACCTTAGATGGAGACATGGAAAGATTCGTTTGTTATATTTGAGTGATTTGTAGATTAAAGCCAGAGATACAGGACTTTAAGCATAACAATAACAGTTCTATATCTCTCCTTTAGTCTATTAATTAGAAAGAAGGTCGTAAAATGAAAATCAACGTTCTACACAGTCAACAAGATCCATTTTCCCAAACTATTCTATATGCTCCAGAACTTATTATTTCTGAAGCAATCCACATTGCTGAAAAATGTTTTCCTGCTGTAAGATTCTCAGAATTATATCCTCAAGAATATTTCTTCATTCTTGAAAGTGAAATCTGTCAATATGAAGAATATTCACGATATTCCAAAAAACCATCTATATACTCCTATTTTGGTGGGAAAGAAGAATTAGAAGTAAAATTCCAAGAAATGTATGAGAAGCAAATGAATAAATTAGGAGAATGTAAAATGGAAGATGCCATACTCATTAAAACCTACAATATTGGAGGCAAAACAACTGAACTACGTTTCACACCAAAAGCCAATACTCAAACATGGCCAGGATATGATGACTCATTACCTTTACGCTATGCAGGATATTGGTATGGAACACATGACAACCATGAACACATTGGAAAGACAGAGAAAGAAGCAATGGAATATCTTGCAGGAAATTATGGTATTTGATTAATTGAATTTGGATTCAATACACCATAAACCTATAATCTCTATAACAATCGCGGTGTATTGATTCGAGGTAAAATTAGTTAAATTAAGGAGTGAAGGAAATGAAAAAATGTTTTACTTTTAATATTTTTGCTACCAAAGAAAAGGCAGAAGCGTATGCAAAAGAGATTCACAAACGAAAATATACAATTAGTGAGACAACCGATAAAAGCGGTTGGATACTTGCTTATTATCAGTGGAATTGATTTACTTTAAATCAATAATTTTCTGGGAAATGAAAGGAGTTTTATTAATGGAGAAGACTAAAGAACAGCACTACACAGAAGTAATTAACAATATGCTTCAAAGAGAATTAGAAGATTTGAAGACAATTGTTCGAGACGTTGAAAAGGTATTGAAAGCGGATCTAATGAGCATTGACAACAAAGCTATTAAAGTATTAGAGATTATGCAAATGGTAAGATTTAATACAGAGATTCTTAGAGAACTTCAACAAATGAAAAGGTAAATAGGGCACTCAAAGCCCTTCCAAGCATCCTTGCAACGCTCATAACAGCATAACACCAAACACTTGCAGAGCAAGGGGGTTTAGAAGAGTTCTGAAGACTCTATAAATAAAATCTAAGGAGGAATGTAAAATGTATAAATGTGAATGTGTAAGATGTGGATGGACAATAACCAATGATGACAGAGAAGAAATTATTCAAATTATTAAAGAAGGTGGTGGAGAGTATAAGGAATATGAATATTCAGAATGTCCTAGTTGTATGCTTGACGGTTTGGATATTAGTCTAATTCCTGAATTAAATTTAAGCGAAAGCTTTAAACCAATTAAGTGTAAAGACTGTAATGAAGAATTTTATATTGCAGATGGCGAAAGAAAATTCTTTGAATCGAAAGGATTAAACTTACCAGTGAGATGTCATTTTTGTAGAGATAAAAGAAAAAATTATGCACGATAAATAAACTACACTATCTAAAGAGCTTATGCTCTTTGCTCAGTCCTTGTATAACAAAACTCAATATAACAGTGGGTATACAAGGGTTGACCAAAGGATATAAACCTAATCGATATATCCTAAAATAAATAAAGGAGGAGGAAACAATCATGAATTTAAAACTACTCAAGGAATTCAAAGCAATTTGTGCCGAACATCCTCAAGTCCCTTTTACTATGGATGCTTTCGAAAAATTCATTGCTCATATTTCCAAATAATCTACATATTCTATATCATCTAACCAAATCACTAAATAAATTTATGAAAGAAGGTATTCCAATGCAAAAACCTAAAAACATGAAAAACTTAACTCATTCTGCTTCAAAATTAAATATCCTATACTTAGGCAAAGAAATTGTTTACACTGGCGAAGGTCACTCTCTAAAGCCTTACAGGGGAGAAATCATCAACATTGCTTACTACTCAAACCTTGAACCTGTTCCATATGCCGAGATTAAACTTAAAATCTGGAATAACCGGACAGTAACTAAGATCATGAAGTTATCTGATGTTGTGCTAGTATCCTCTATTAAGAAATCAAAGAAATCCAGAGTAGCAGCTTAATTCAATATCTTTTATATGGACACTGTATGATGTAAAATAATTATAACAATTGATGCCAATACGTTGTACAGTGTAATTCTTAAAGGATATTGTATAAATACAAACTATCAATTAAATATCTCATTTTCACTATAACAAATCAAGTTAGGAGGTTGGAGCCACAATGTCAAAATCAAAAGTATCAAAGTCAAATCATGAAATAATTTATATCATTGCAAAATCTAAAGGATTCGTATATAATGGAGAAAATATATTTACATATGCAGACTGGTTAGCAAAAGGTTTTAGAGTAATCAAAGGTGAAAGAGCTTTCTCTACAACCAACTTATGGACCAAAGGAATCAATCGAAGAAAAACTTTGCAAAGTATTTTTACTATTGATCAAGTGGTTAAAATTTATACTAAGGAGTTGATTATGGTATAATTTCCATAACAATTCCACTTTAGAATCACAAGGAGGTTAATATGACATATAAATTCAAGCAAGCAATTGTAAGTCAAGATCAATATGTTTATGGTTTTAGATTTTATCTATCAATTGTGAAGTGGTATAGATAATCCATCAAACTAAATTAAATTATTAGGAGGAATTAAAAATGATGCTAACTGAAACTAAAATTGACCAAATGAGAAGAGATGTTTCCAGAATGAATCAAGCAACTGAATTCTTTATGTGGTATTCTGAAGAATATACACAAGAATGTATTAAAAATCAAACACAACGTCCCAACATTATGATTATTAATGAAAAACCTTATCTAGTTTGTGGCTTAAGTTATTCAATTATGGAAATTCCTAAATGGTGCTATAGAAATGATACTAAATTTATTGGTGTAATTCCTAAAAGACTTCCTACATATCTAGATTTAGGAAATGATGAATCATATTCTAAATTGTTTGAAGATGCTTATAACAATTCTCATGTTACCGAACCAGTAAATGGAATTATAGAAAGGTTGTGTAATTGATGGAATTAGGCAATATTGTAAAAACCAAAGATCAAAGACAAGGTAAAATTGTTCAAATTCAATTATCTTTAACTAGTAGAAAAATTTATGTAGTAGAATTTACTCAAAATGTTAGTGATGGATTTTTTGAGGAAGAACTTGAGTTGGTTGACAATACTACAGTTTGGTATGATGTATTTGAAGCAATACGAGAATTATACAGGGATAAAAGCAAGAAAGCAGTATCGAAGAAAGGAGAAATTAAGTGGATAGAAAGGACTCTAGACAATATCTCAAAGGATAAGGTTAAAGACCTTGTATATATCAATGTGAATGGATTCGAGCATAATATACTTAGAGATATTGTGTTAGAATCATTGAACTTCAATATATGGTCTATTGTTGAGTAGAAATGTCATTTATGATATAACAGTTTGAGTTCTGAGGCTCTAGAGGATTTTTAATTAAATTAATTGGAGGAATAAAAATGAAAATTGATAAAGCAAAGTTTATAGAACAGTGCGTAGAATCAAACGAATGTATAATTGAAGAATTCCATGATTATTTTGAAGTAGTCTCTTGTAATTGTAAATACGAAAATTGCGAAGGTTGGCAATTGATAACAAAAGAAAATGCATTTGAAAAATTGCGAGATAAAGTATTGAATAATAATTTAAAAATCAAGTTAAACAAATTAGGATTTAAATCAGTTTTAATTGAAGAAGATAATCTAAATAATATCTATGTAAAAGTGTGGTTCAATTTTGAAATGAATGGTAAAATACATTCAGATGGTAGACATGAGTTTTGCGATATTGGAAATTCAGAAGAAACATTGAATTATATTATTAAGTGGATTGATGATAAGGAAAAAGGATTTAAGGTAATTTTGTAAATTCTATATCCTTCGAATCTATTATTTCCAAGTATTCTAAATTTGAAGGAGCGTGTATTTATTATGAAAAGACTATGTATTAACTATGAATTTGAACAAGAGATTCCAAAAGAAATACTCAAGGATAAAAATGTATACACTAGTGAAATCGGCTTTATCATTGTAAAAACTGAATACAAAAAGAAGTTTGAAAAGAAGTACGATATTCCATTAACAGACTTTTCAGAATGGTTTACGAAAAGATATAGTGAAACTAAAACGATTCATGAATTAATTTATGAAATATTAGAGGATGAACCACTTCTGAAGGATGAATGGGTAGAGCAAGATTTTACTGATAAATATTCTTCAGAAATGATTAAATCAACACTCAATAAATTATCTTTTATGTCTGATGATAAAATTATTGAGTATATTTTAAGTTACAAGTTGGAAGAAGCATTGAAAATTGTTATTAAACCCTTTATAATGAATGAATCAATCAAAAAATATCAAGAGCGTGTTAAGGGTTTAGAAGATCAATATCGTATTGATTATTATAAGAAAATTACTGACCTTTAAAAAGCAAGGTTTATTGGAGTTTAAATAAGAAAGGAATTGAATATTAATGGAAATTTTCAAAATCAAAGACATTGATTATTGTTCTAAATGCCCATATAAAAGTAAATAACTCTGGTTTGAGCCAGTATAAAAAAGTATCTTAAGCTTGGTATGGTTGTTTAACTCTGTTAGGTGGTATAACAAATAACAGGAGGATGATTAAAATGACAAATTATGAAAAAATTATGAACATGAGCATTGAAGAATTTGCAAAAACTAGAATCAATTATGATCCTGAGTGGGGCGAATATGGAAATGATATTTCAGGTAATGTATATGTATACGAAAATGATGCAATTGAAGATGAAATTAAATGGTTAAAACAAAAGGTAGAATAACGATGTCTAATACTATCAAAAGTAAATTTTAAATGTATATTTAAAAGAAAGAAGGAATTTAATTATGACAACTGTTAATTTTAAATCTCTTAATTGGAAAATTGATGAGAGAACACTTAGAGGGGATGGGAAATATAATACTGAAAAAGCAACAGTAGAAATTCAACTTCCAAATGGGGATTGGAAAATTTTTAGAAGTTATTCTCTTCATCGTGGAGCAAGTGTTGAAACGGATAATATTTGGAATCTTCTTATTCTTGATGGAAATTATTCCAAACATATTAATGTTGGCACTCTTGACAATGGCAAACAAATTACGGAAGAAGACTATCGAGAATATATGCATAATTTATTTAATGGCATGACACAATATATTTTGTCTAGTGATTCAATTAATAATGTGGATGATGATAATAAATATTGTGAAGTTATCACTGAACATTTTGGAATTAAAAGAGAATATGAAATAACAAGATGTTCTACACTTGAAGAAGCAATAACAAAAGCAATGGAATTTTCTGATAAAATTAAAAAGGTTTTTCATAGTCAAGATAGGGTATTTGTAAAAGTTGGTAATCTTTATTATAACCCTAACAAATTATTTTCAAATGGTATAGGTGTTTCTTGGATTTAATTTAAATTAATCTGTGCTAGTGATTTAATCTCATATCTTATATAACAGAGTCAATATAACAGATGCAGTTATAACATAGATATGGGATTATATTATAGCATTGGTTGCTAAAAATAAAATTAAGGAGAAATTGAAATGAAAAAATTAAATGAGATTCAATTAGAAATCCAAAGACTTGAAAGGGAAAATGATATTAATAGAGACAGGTTAGAATATTTTGAAAAATTAGGGGACATGGATAGAGCAAAAATGTACACAAAAATGATTAGTAATTGTAGTATAAAGATTGATACTCTTGGATGGGCAATTGATTACAAATATTTATAGCTTAAAATGTTATTTTCATTTGGTCATTTTTACCATAACAGCCGACCATATTTATTGCATGGACTTTTTAAACTATACGTTATTCGTATAGTTAATATCCTAAGTCACAAATTGCGACTTTAAAAAGACGAATATCGTCTAGTAGATTAACGCTACCCAATATTGGGGAACGTCTTCTAGTAGTTCAGAAAATGCTTCGTATGTATTACGGACGAAGTAAAATAAAATATAAAGGATGTGAATAACAATGACACAAATACAAATTAAACATTCTTGTTGGTTCTGCCTCAATTTAGACTGCGATCATATAGAATATAAATCATGTCTCAAGAACCATAAACTTAAATTTATTTTCAATGTAAATGAATGTTCAGATTGGAATGGTTAATACTAATATCCAAGATATGGTATAACAGATTCAATATTATCTTTCCAACTTTGTTTTTATATTTGATTTAAAAACTATTGCAATTTATTCCAAATGTGATAAGATGTAACTAAGAAATAAATATTTAAGGAGTGGTACATAATGAAATATGTAAGAACAAATGCGTTAGCTGAAATAAAAGTAGGGAGAATATTTGTTTCTAAAGAAAATAATTCCTATGTCTATTTGGTAAAAGAAATCTTAAATGGAGGGATTATGGCAAGTCCTATAGGTGAATTTGGAGAATCAGAAGAAGTTTATATTGGTGGTTTTGAGTTAGCTAGATTGTTACATGCAGTAATTCTAGTTCAATAATATCCCAGAAAAGGCAGAATTGAAAGGAGTTTGAATAATGGAAAATAATTGTTTTGGTTGTGAACATTGTTTTAATATTCCATCATATTTACAAAAACATTATGCAGAAATTGGTATGAACTTCCCTGTAGGAACGACACTATGTGGTTTAATTAGAAATATTCTTCCTAGTAATAACACTTGTAATGAGTTTGAAGAAAGAGAATGGGAGGATGATAAATCATGAATGAAAATTATATTGTACTAGAGGGAGACATTGAAAACTCAGATGAGGATTGCACATTTGCTAAAATTATAAAAGGCGGAATATCATTAAAGCAATATGATTCTAAAAGTAAACAAATGGTTACGATTTTCTTGACAAATGAAGAAGTCGGAGAATTGGAAAAAGAATTATCTACTAGAGGGAAATATTAATTAAAATTTAAGGAGGATGTATTATATGACAAATACAAAATTAGTAAAAGAATGTGTCCAAGAGGATGTTGTAAAATACTTTGTGAAACGTGAAGATGGAATTGATTACCTAAAAGTAAATGTTAAAAAGGATGGCACAATCAAGAAAACCAAATATATACTTAGAGGAATGAGTAACTATGAGATGGAATTGGAGAAAACCAGATTAATTAGGCAAGGGTATACTGAGCAAATTTTACCCAACCAAATGTAACTTTTAAATGCTTTGGAAAATAAAATTTAAAGAGGAGAGTGTACATAATGAAAAAGAATTTAGTACCTGCTATTCCGGTGATGTCTTGGGATAAAGAATTAACTGAAAGACAAATAAACCTCGCAAAAGGAAGTTGTCACAAAATATCTAAGAAGCAAATGGTTAAAAGAATCTTATCATTCATGAAAAGTAATCAAATTACTGATGCGGATAGAAAGGTGTTTAATAAAATCCTTGGTGATACTAAACTATTAAATAAACTTCAGATTTGCACGGATGGTTCTTGGCTTAATGGTAGAATTTTTTATAAGAATTTCTTTAATCAATCTGATGCAAATATTTGTGTTGACGGAGAATATTGGATGCAATATTATAGGGATAATAATGTAAGTCCCGACACTTTTACAAAACTTAACTACATGAAATACAATTTCGAGGTAATATATTTACACTTGGTTAGCAATAGTAGAGAATTTGATCACGAATACCATGAAGAAAACCTACTAACAAATTTCAATGTTGATCAACTTCCAATTTATGAAAAAGCATTAAAAGATTTTGGAGACAGTAGTTTATACATTACTGATCAAGCTTATGATAATCGTGGAAGATTATTATCTGACTATTATTCATTAAGAACAAAATCAAATAAAGATAGATCAGATTTTTGGAAATTATTCAGAGGAATAAGAGATAAAATTTCAGCATAAAACAGTCTTTGGACGGATTTTATAATTAGAAAGGATGAAGGAAAATGAAAAGAATTCCTTACTCATTTAGCAAACGTGGAGATATAATTAACCATCCTAGTATCAATCAAATTGTATGGTACTGTGATGCCGATAAACCAGATATGAGAGTAGTAATTATCAATAAGGTAAATCGTAATTATTACAGCAATGGAGGAGATCAATGGGAATGGCAAGAGGTATTTGAGGATGGCACTTTAGGAAGAGAAGAAAGTGGAAGAGATAATTTTTATTTATATTATGGTGGATATAAGGTTTTCAAAACTGTAGAATTTAATTAAGATTAAGAAAGGATGATAATAATGGATAAGATTAAAAGACTTGGTAAAATACTTGAAGAATATAAAAATGGGAAAAGTTATTCTGCTTGTTTGGCATTAATTGATGATATGGAAAAGAACTGTTTTAATTTTGAGTTATTATGTCAAACATTTGATGATGCAATACAAAGTGTGACTCCTAGAAGTGGCCCATAGCTTCATTCTTAGAGTCGTAATATCCCTTAAAATCACTCTTTCAAAGAGTATAACAGAGGAGGTAATATAATGAAAGTTGTAGGTAAAGGTGATCACAGACAGGTTGCACATGAATGTTCGTGGTGTGGTGAGTATATCAATGAGTTAGAAGGTGATGATAAAACAACTCATGATGGTAACATGTATCATTATGGATGTTTTGAAGAAATGATGGATGAAAATAGATTTTATGAATCCGTAGATAAAATACATGAGAGCGAATAAATCTGACATATCATGAGAAAAAGGTATTTCCTCTTAAATATAGAACTTATACTAAAATACTATTACACAAGGGGAGATACCAAAAATGCATTGGAAATCTAACATAACTTCATGGAAAGATCCAAACACAAATGAATTTGTCACTCGAAAAGAATATGGAAAATTATCTAAGAGAGCGTCAGTTAATGGATTGTCTGCTCCTGAATATTTAATCTCTAAGGGTTATTTTAAAGACAGATATCATTATTACAGGTTTAAGGATAAAATGTTTTTGGATAGGGAAAATTGAAAGGATGATTAAATTATGGGATACTCAATTTATAAAATAGATTTTGACACTCAAGAGAAAACTATATTATATGATTGTATTGAAGATATTCAAAAAGCAGATTTATTAGCACAATTGGCAATGTGTAATAAAACAACTAATGAACTGATTTTCATTTGTGCAGGATGGAATAGGAGTATTGATAGAGATTCAGAATTGTATAGTAAAGTTTTGGAATTGGCTGTAGAATATAAAAGCGAAAGGAAGTGTTAAGATGGATAAATTTAAAATTATGAAAGAAGCACTAGAAAAGATATCGAATGCGTGTGATGTTTTTGATATGGAAGGCAAAAGCGATTATGATTGTTTTGAAGAGTGTATATTTATTGCATCAAAGGCATTGAGCCTATTAGAAGAAGAAAAACATTGCTTGGTTGATTATTGTCTATATAATTCGAATCTTAAATGTCCTTTTAATAACTACTTGTCATTTTCTAAGCAAATTAAAACTATAACTGAATGTCCATTTAATTAATCAAATCAATCATGCAACTTAACTGATAATTATTAAGGAGGAATTAACAATGTACGCTATAACAAAACAAAGTGGGTTATTTGGCACTCAAGTAGATAGAACTGATTATCTAGGTTGGCAAGAACCAGCATGGGACGAAGACGGTTATTTTTGGACTTCAAAAGAAACAATTTATGAAATACATCAAGAAGGAAATAATACAATTGGACATCAATTTTTATTTAAAACAGAAGAGCAAGCAAAACGATTAGCTGTAAAATTAGAGATAGTTGACTATGGTATTGAAGAATTGTAAGTGATGTGATGGAGGTACATCTATGGCAAGAGGTGGTATTAGAGAATTATTGTATAAAACTCCAGAAGAGAAAAGAGCAGAAGAATATATTCAAAAATATCTTAAAGATGACTGGTTATATCAATATTTACCTTTTATTGTAGGAGCAGTAGCAATTGTTTTTATGTTGATTGTGGTTAATTTATTTGATGTTAATAAATAAATTGATAAAAGGAGTTTGATAAAAATGTTAACTAAAACATATTTAGGTCAACCAGTAGTTTTCAAAAATAAAGTTTATGGAAGAATTGTTTCTTTAAAGGGTTTATCCGTAAATTGTGGTACTTTACATTCTATTGTTCAATTTAGCACTCCATCAGGAATGGTTGTTGAAACTGGGATATTTTATCTAAATGAACAAGAAGAGAATGACATCCTAAAACTAAAAGAATTTGAACAATGGCATTTAGATAATTTACCAAATGAAAAAATGTATGATGGTAGATTAGAAAGTGTGGATATTTCTGATTAAGACATTTCCCACATAATGACGATTTGAAAGTAAAAATAGAGGAGAATTTTATTGGAAACAGAACGATACCAAATATATTGTTTAATCCGTTTAAATAATGGAAACATTGTGTATGTAAATAGTTTTTATTATTATTCTGATGCTTTTGATTATATGACAAATGATTATAATAAAATAATGCGTACTACTTATTTTCCTAGAATACTCTCAAATTATAGTAATGATTGGAAGGCAGAAATCAATTTAACTGATGGTCAGTTTGATAAATGGGATATTATCGAATCTTATATTGAAACACCAAAAGTCAAATAACTTCAAATAATATTTTTAATTGAAAAATTAAGGAGGATAAAATAATGGTTAAATTTATAGCACTGTTAATTTTCACAGCTCTATTCATCATAACTTTCATATGCTTTTTATTATATCTATATTTTACTCTCATTACATCCAAGCAAATTGAAAAAGAAATCCAACTCAAACAAGAGCAACGTACAAAAACAGAAATAAATCTTAATCAAAAACTAATTAATTTATGCTCCTTATTTTCAATACCTCTTGAGTATAAAAATGATTTAGGTACAGCAGCAGGACATATTTTATATCATCAAGACAGGAAAGGAAGAATATTTTTAGACAATTGTAAAATTGAAGTGTTAGAAAAACATCAAAACAAACCTTGGGTATTAGCACATGAGATAGGCCACTACATAGCGTTAAATAAACTTAAAGATGATACTGAGGAAATGGCAGATCAGATGGCGAATGAATTATGTTGTATGCTTTTATCAGAAAACGAACAGAAGGATTTAGAAATTGGCTTGAAGGTTTATTTTAAACAAGAAGGAAGGAGATGAAATATAAAATGTGTCTAGCTACTAATTACACATCTCAACTATTAGAAATCTATCACAAAATTAATTCAGATGTTAAGCGTCTTACTGAAGAGGTTAGAACTGCTAATCTCTTTAATATAGACATGCTACATAAAATTATGAATACAAATTTTAATGCTTGTGAAGGTTATAAATTAGCTAAAGAAATTAAAGACAACCAACTGTTTAGGCAACAAGCAAAATGTGAATTAACAACCCTAATTCAACTCAAAAAACATATAAGTACTAATATCCATTCATTAAATCAAGTTCATTCAGAAATAATCAATGATAATACTAGATATAAATATAATATCGAGAACAAAGTGTATAATCCAAAAGTAATGGGTACTAAAACTGTTTCTGAGCCTGAAGTGGGTAGTAGAGAATTTATAGATCCAGTAGCATTTAATAGTGAGAAACGTAAAGTTATTTCAAAACCTGTTCAAGCTAAACCTATTCCACAAGGATTATCTATTACATTAGGAGATGCTATACATAAGAAAACGAATGTAAAAATGAAAGTAATAAGTAAAATTGATGATGGTCATTATTTAGTTAAGGTTAAAAATGGATATCAAGTTATATGTAGTAAACATATTGTTAGTTTGGAATTTCAACAATCTGCTAAATGACTTCAAAGAATGCTTTCAATGGGTATGAAAGGGGAATAATTACTATGTTGATCAGTCGATTTTCTTTAGACGGATTTGAGCCACAAAATCAAACATTGCACAAAAGTTATTCAACAGAAGAATTATTCCCTGATTGTGAATACGGAGTGTATGCTTATGTCCAAGGCGTAGAAAATAAGATGTTTCTAAATCATCTCCCTAAAGAGAAACAAGACAAATTATCTTTATGGATTGGTGAGATAGATAATGATGCTACAGTCTTTGTTTGTGGTATACCTAAAAATAAAAAGTGGTATGACTTAAAGAAAACAACCTTTGGAGAAATTAAAAGCAAAGAAACTAAACCAAATGAATTATTCATACCTGCTGAATCATGTTTAAAGATTAAAAATGTAAGGAAGATTTATGATTTCAGATGGGTTAGTGACTATGCAAGAACGATGTGTGAATATGACTTAGGATAAAAACGCAATTGTATGGCATTATAAATATAAAAATAATCTTTTTTATTTATATCAAAATGGTATTGCAAATACCCTATAAATATGGTAAGATACAACTATCAAATAGAAAGGAGTTACCACAGCAATGAAAGTCAAAAACACCTATACTCAATCAGAATTGTTAAATATTATGCAGAAGTATAATTCTACTGACAGACAGATCATCAAGACTAATCTTCAGGAAATCAAAAAAGTATATAACTTTGGCAATGTAGATATTGTAAATGATCTAGGGCATAAATCAGAACTAGTTAAATCATGGTTTAATAAAGCCAATCCAAACATTCCAATATTTGAAGATGCTTTAAGGTTGGCAGTACATTATGACTTTGATATTACTGAATTAATTTAGAGGAATTGAAAAAAGGAGAAATCTAAAATGAAATTAAAAACTAAACAAGAATTAATAGACAGTGGATTCATTCACATTGCAACTAATTTAGTAAATGGAGTTGAAAAATGGGCCAAGTTTACTGGTTATGAAGATTTTATTCAGCAAATAGATTTCAAAGAAGGAGAATACACCGGAGAAATTGAGGTAATTACTTTTGGCAAACTTGGCTTATATGAAAAAATGTTTAAAAAGATGATGTTTTATCCTAAAGTAAATCAGAATGGTTATATGGAAAAGATGTCCGAAAAATGGTTGTAATTATATTGCGAAAGGATGATTGAAATGGAAAAGAAAATCGTATTCAAAAATGTTAAACAGGTTAATGAAGTTGATGAAGAAAAGGTTAAAGGAATTACTGATCAAATTAATCAAGAAATCACTGAAGACGAAGATTACTGCGTTGAATGTGGAAGCGAAGATTTAACATGGGATTTCAGAAATCAATATCATAACTTTTGGATATGTAAAAATTGTGGGCATGAATTTAGGACGCAAAGAATTGAGGAAGAATAATCCTATCAATGTCTAAGTTTATACTCTAAATTTGAAAGGAGAATGATCACTAATGAAATTACAAAACGATGTACAACAAACCATTGTGCGATTAGTAAAGAAAACTCTTTATACTACAAATCAAGATATATTAGATTCATTCAAACAAATTTTAATGTACAGTATTTCTTCAGAAACATTTAAATCTTGGATTTATGAGAAAGTTGAATTAGAGATTAAAAAACTAATCGAATGGAGTGTAATTTATGAAGTAGAGGAGGAAGGTGAATTAGCAGGATATTATCAAACTGACTGGACTGATGAGCAGATTGATTTGATTAGTAAGTAAAAAAAGGAGGTATTAATTATGGTGGACTTCAATGGTACAAACGACTTAAGAGATGTTATAAAAGATTTTATCTATTGGCAAGTTGATAAGAAAACTAATTCAGAAGAAGAACGTGAATTAATGTCAGAACAAATTTATTCATTATCAGAAGAGACTATCAAAAGACTCAAAGACGAAGTTGAAACCAACATTAGAATTTTTACAAATGTATAATTGGCTTGACAAAGGGCAAGCAATTTAAAGGAGGAAGATTATAAAATGTTTAATAATACAGAAACCAATCTATTATTTATGGAATCACTTCTATCAGGTGATGTAAGCAAAGCAATTGAAAATCAGGAAAAAAGAGGTCAATCTGCATTAGTAAATAGTTTTAGTTTACCTATTAAATATGGAAGAGGAAATGTTAAAGATACTGTTGAATACTTAAACAAACTTAAAGAAATTGGTATTAAAGTCTTAGGTGATAAAGATGATTTATTTATGGAAGTTGAATTGCCTACTGGATGGAGTTTAAAAAGAACAGACCATAGTATGTGGTCAAACTTAGTAGACAACAAAGGAAGAGAAAGGGCTAGTATCTTTTATAAAGCGGCTTTTTATGATAGAGATGCATTTATTAATTTCAATAGAAGATTACACATAAGTTCTGAAAAACATGATTACGATGAAGAACAATTTGAACGGCAACCAGAATTTATCACAGTTGGTTATGAAGAAGTATTGGAAAAAGTAAAAGAAGAAAGTTCTTATGATAGAGATGATAGATATTATTATGGTTACGAAGATAGTTATGAAATGTTTTCTGTGAAGAAAGTTAAGAAACCAATTCAAGAAAAGAATCCTAATTACAAACCACTTACAGGTTATGAAAAATATTCTCAACCTTTTCATTTTGAAGTTTATGATTTTGACGGAACAGTGTTATTTAAATCAGATATAGTAAAGACTGATTTCGAATATTCTAAGGATAGGCATTGGGAATTTTTTGATCATAGGGATCAAGTTGAAGAGTGGGCAAAGTTTCAATGTGAAGTGTGGTTAGATATGAATTATCTAGGTTGGAAAAATGATTTAGCTTATTGGGACTAATAGTCATTACATTAAGGAGATGAGAATTATGGGAAAATATGATTTAACAAGTAAGCAGATATCATTATTAACAACAATGTTATTAAAAAATGTATTGTTTACATGTGAAGACAAATAACACCAAGCAAAAGTTAGAACAGACAGTAGAGAACTGTTTAAAATGCTTATGAGTAAACACAATGAACAAGAATCTGAGGAGTTAAAAACATACGCTAGTTATTAAACTCTAAATATTTTGCCTTGAAAGGAAGGTTTCGAAGGATATGGATAATGATGTTCGTCAAATTGTGGATAAGTGGGAAGACGCATTTAGAAAAGTTAATCAAAAAGAACCTCCTACTATTGAGTATGTTCGTGGGTGGATTAGATTTGCAAATACTGGTCAAAAAGTTAGGAAGAAACAACTTATTGAAATGACCGAAACACTTTTACAAAGAGTTAATTCCTAGTAAAATACTATTGTATGGGAAATTGAAAGATGAATTTATTGGCTCTAAGGAGCAGAAAGAGGTATAAAAGTGAATAAATTAAGAGTATGGCACATCCCACAAGTTGGTCATGATGCAATATTATATATCCCAGTTGAAACGGCAGAGGAAGGCAAGAAAGTTATGGACATTTTAGCTTGCTATGATCTATTTCAACTAGAGAATAGAATTAAACCTGATTATTGTAATATTTCTGGACTTCAAGTATTTAATGAAGAAAAGCAAGAATGGGAAGATTGGATTCTTGAGACAGAAGATAATTATTTTGATAATGTTGATGAGTATTTTGAAGACGATGAAAAATGCAAATGTTTGTTAAAGAGTTGTTTAGGCAACTTAAAGGGAATTAAATACTAATTGAAAGGATTGATATTAATGGATAATAATAATAAGGAATATTTTGAATTTCTTGATGATTTAAGAGACGGTGGCACGGTTAATATGTTTGGTGCTTCGGTAGACCTTAGAGAAGAATTTGGTTTAGGTAAAAGTGAAGCTAGAAAAATTCTTAGTCAATGGATGGATACTTACGATGAAAGACATCCAGAATAAAGGCAATCCCTCGAAAGCCCGATTTCCTAGTATCGTAAAATGAAAGGATGATAAATCAATGGAATTAGAAAACAAATTCAATCAATTATGCGTATGGCAAGGTACTGTACTAGAAGATTCAACAGTAGATGATTTCATAAATTTCTTCAAAGAAAATTTTAATGCAAGAATAAAATTTTGTGAAGAAGTTAAAACAAATGGCAGTGTTGAACGCAATGAAGAAGGTGGAAGAAACGACATCTTATTTTACATTCATGATGATGATATTTCTCACTTTGCTGTAAATAGATTAGAATATGGTATAAGATGGTGGGAAGATGTTGTCTCATATAATGATAATTCTTATTTATATTCTCAGGAAGTTTTGAATAAATATCAGGTTAAGTGGTAGAAATATTATAAACTGATTCGACAAAGGGCGAACAGTTAAGAAGGAGTAAAATTGAAAATGGGTATAAGCACATGTGGAGCATTAAAAAGGGAAATAACTGCTAAAGAAGTTTTTGATTTTGTTGTAGCAAATTTTGATCAAAAAGCCAAGTTAGAACAAAATTCAACCAACTCTCATTATATTAATTTAAATTATCTGGGAGAAGTTAGATCCCTTCATATTTATTATGGAAATGATTATAGAGAAGAAACAGATGGATATAGTGCAAATAACGAAATTACTGAGATTGTCGTTAATAAATGGGGTCATGCTGAACAAATCATTGAACCAATCGTGAAACATTTTGGAGGTTGGTATATAGCTGATGACTGTATTAGTAATCGAGATGAACATGTTATATTTTATGAATTCAATCAAAATACAGACATTATTATAACTACTCCAATTGAGAGATATGTTTTTGATAAAATGGTTGAAGAAAAAGATTGGAAATTAAAAATTAGACTAGCACAATTTATTAAAGACAATTTAGATGAGATTAAAACCTTCCAAAGATAGAATTGAACGGAAATTTAATTTAAAAATGAAAGAAGGAAACAACAATGAGTTATGATGATATCAAAAGACTTGAACAACAATTAAAGGATGCTAAGACTAGCCAAGAAAATTTAGAAAGAAATTGCAATCACCAATGGAGCGAAGTTAAATCTGACCCTGAAAAATTTAGGGAGGAATACTTAACCGGAGAGTATGAAACACAAGGAATTCATATGTGGCCTAAAAGTTCTTTCAAAGATTCTTATAAGAATAGATGGAGTAGAACTTGTAAGAAATGTGGTAAAACAGAGTATACTTATGAACAAAAAGCGGTTAAATATGAACCTAAATTTTAAGGAGGAAGGAGTAAATTAATCAATGGATAAAAACTATTTATTAACTTATCAAAAGGGAAATTGTCAATCTTATGCGTGGTTTGATACAGAAGAGGAATTAGATGATTTTGTAGACAAATATGATGCTGATGTAATTGAAATTTTTAAGATTAATGATATTGAATTAATAAGCGAATAGGAGGCAATTATTATGAAAGGTGGTGGTGATATATATGATTGTAAATAAATATTATTAATAACATTAGTAAAATATAATAATTTAAAGAAAGAGGTAATAAATAATATATGACAACGGTCAATACACATGCATTATATGTTCAAAATCACAGAACAAATGATAATGGAATAGTAGAAAGAAGATGTACGAAATGCCAAGAATGGTTGGAAGAAAGCTATGACAATTATTACTATGTAAATAAAAAAGACGTAAATAAAAAATTTCTACCCGAATGTAGAAAATGTACCGTTAAAAGATCAAGTAAAAACCAAGCCGAAAATAAGGATAGAGCAAGTGCTACTCAAAAAGCATGGAAAGATGAGAGAAGAGATGAATTACACGATGCTTTTAGAGCATGGAAAAAATCAGTTATAGGACATATTAGACGGTATCAAAGAGGATACCAACAATCAAGCAAGGGTAAGAGTAAATATAAAGTATACGGTCTAAAAAGATATTTTGAAAAGAATCACGATATTAGTTCTAAAGAGTGGATTGCTTGTAAAGACTATTTTAAAGATAAAGATGGTGATTGGAGTTGTGCCTACTGTGGATTAAAAATACAAGATCACTTAATAGATCGTGCAGGAAATTTGGTAAAGAGCGACTTTCATAAAGAACACAATAACGATAAGGGGTCAAACGATCTGAGTAATTGCATACCTAGTTGCGGAAGTTGTAATTACAAAAAGTGGTCATTTCCTTTCGAAGAATGGTATAGGAATTATGAATATTTTAACGAAGATAGATATGATAAAATAATTAAATGGATAGAGGAGGATTATAAATTTTATATTGAAGATAAACCACCATATCGTATTAGAAAAAAGAAGAATAAAGATAACAATAAATTTCATCATGAATTATGGACTGTTGACAAGTACAGAAATATGATAGAATGTATAGCAATAGCAGATAAAAAGAAAGACTTACATACATTTATTCAAAAATATTTTAATGTTGCATAATTAATTATTGGAGTTATATAATTTATAACTCCAATAACCCAATAATCTAGAAGGAAAGGAATTGATAAATTATGAATGAAAAAATTGCTATTCAAATAATCAAAAACAATTATCCAGATAATTCAACTGTTTTTGGAGAAGCATTAGATTTAGCAATAAAAGCTTTAGAGAAACAAATACCTAAGAAACCAATAATGGAAAATGGAATCCTGCTCGATGCCCTTCGTGTGATGAAGCATTGAGTGAAAGTGCAGGAGATGGTTATTATACACATTCTTATCATTTAAAGTTTTGTGAGTGTGGGCAAAAATTAGAGTGGAATTAAAAATTATATTTAGAGGGAGGAATATTTTATGAAAAGAATAAGAATTATTTCCAATAGTCCTCAAACTGAAAATTGTAGTGATATTAGTAAGTATGTCGGACAAGAGTTTGATGTATATGAAGAAAATATATACGATAATCATATCAAAATGATTAAACCTAATGACCCAGACTATATTATTACGATTTGGAATGAAGAATTTGAATTTGTTAAAATGTCTAACTAAATACTTTGAATGACTCATTTCAAAGGTATATTGAAAGGATGATGAATAATGACAGGTTTAGAATTATTAAAAAATCAGATTGAAGCACTAAATACAACAGAGTTTTTAGTTTTAGTAGAAGAGGAATGTGCAAAAAGAAAAGTTGCTAGAGATAATGTCAAAGGTGGCAATGACATTGAAATTAACAAAATCTATATGTTACTAACAGATCAGTTTTGGATGAGAGAAATTTTCGTAGTATTGTATAATGGTATGTATCAAGGATTTAAATTAACAGAGTTAGAAGCAAAAGAAGCAGTAATACATTTTAGTAGATATTGTTTTCCCAATAATGCTACTTATAAAAGAGAAATTGTAGATTTAAGAGATATTTATTAATCAAATTATTTAGAAAAGATGATGTAAAATGTCTAAATGTTTAAGATGTGGTCATTGCTGTAAAGATTATTTATGCTTTGTGCCAAAATATGAAACCAGTAATTTATCTCCTGAATTTTTGGAAACTATAGATGAAGATCGTCTAGATGATTATATAAATGAAAATATTGAAGAACAAGGAAGTGCTTGCAAATGGTTGACTGTAGACAAGTTAGGACTACATTCTTGTTTAGCGTATGATAGAAGGTCTAGTATGTGTAGAGATCATAATTCTTTGATTGGAAAGTGTTTAATAGGAATTTCATATTGGAAAGACAAAGAGGATATTCCTGAAGAAATTAAGAGTATGCTAGGAGGTAGAATTTAAATGAAATTAACCAAAGATAAATATGGTATAGATTGTTTTTCTATTATGGTTAATCAAGTAAGTGATATCGGAAAACAATGTGGCGTAGAAACAACTAATTATCTGGCGAGCGAATATGGTAATGAGCATTATTTGTTAAGAAATAAAGGCGTATTTGGTTGCATTGTGCTGAAAGAAAATTGCACTGTATTATAATTAAGAAAGAGGTAATTAAAAATGAAACTAATTAATATTGCAAACAAAATTGACAAATCCCAAAAGAACGAATCTCAAGTTGACACAATGGAATTTAGCAATGAACTCAACTATGAATTTGATTATGTAAATCAAGACAGACTTAAAGCTTATTGGATAGGTAATTGGTATTGCACAGACTCTTATGTAGGATATAGAATGTATTTCTTAGACGATGAACCAGTAGCAGTATCCATGCAAACAGGTAGAAAAAATAATGAAGAATTTGAATGGTTTAGCAATGAATTGGCTCTAAAGGTTAGAGATTATTTAATTTCTCTTATGTCTGAAAATGAATTAAATATTGAATTATGTGACATCAATAGGGACATAGGAGATAGTTATCAAATTAATTTTAACTCTGAAATATTACATCCAGAAAGAGCAATTTATAATGGTGAACCAATTGAAATATTAGAACAAATCAAGGATAAAAATAATTGGGGAATTGGAACAGAATTAAGAATTAAACTCCTTAGCGGTGAAGAAAAAGTTGTAGATATTAAGGAAATAGATTTTGAGTTTAATTTGGTGTAAGATATCAATTAATCCATAAACTAAAAATATAAAGGAGAATTTAAAAATGAATCAATTAAATAAACTATCCAAACAAGATATTCAAAATAAATATCTTAACAAACCAATACTCATTGTAGATGACGAAAATTCTAAGAAATGGTATATTGTAAAAGATACTAATACTTCAATGCCTTTACATTTATTAGATGAAGAAGAGTCAGATTTATATGATCAAGATGAAAGCAATATAGAAGGCATTGAAGTTGCAGGAGTAAATGGTAATGGATATTTAATGTGGATTTATTTTAGTCACAATGATGAGAAAAATGATGGTTGGAAAGCATTTGGATATGAGTAATCTTATATTAGTTAGAAATGAGGAGGAAATATTATGTTTTGTAATCACAAATGGAAATTACTTTCAACTCATACGTTTGATAGTGAATTGAAGAATGTTACTGAGGCAAGAATGCAAACATCTCTTATGATGGAATTGACCAAAAGAGGAGTAATTACAGTTTCACAATGTGAAAAATGTGGAAAGATAGTACATTTAAAAACTATCCTATAGTTTAAAATACTTATTTTATATGTTAGGAGGATTAAAACAATGGATGAAAAAGAAATACCAAAAGCATTAAAATTATATCGAGGGAGAGATAAAAGAGATTGTGGTAGAGTTCATTGTCCTAATTGTGACCAGTTATTACCAGTAGGGAACGGAAAAATCTCGAATTGCCCGTTTTGTAACCAAAAATTGGATTGGAATTTATTGATGAAATAAATTATATAGAGGAAGGATGAGATTCAATTATGTTTATTGTATATGAGATTACAGCAACAGCCCATTTTGCTTTTTCAATGAACAAAAAGTAAGACATAGAGAATTAATTAGTGATAATATTTTTATCACAGATAAATTCTTAAAGGATTGGGAGCAAAGAGTTATTCAAGCAACAAAAGATAATATGAGAGAAGTTTTAAAATTAACTGATTTTAAAATTGAAGAACTTGCTGTGTTGGAATCTTTAGAGGAATTAAGAAAGTGAGGGGAAAATAAAATGATTCATACATCCGAGATAATTGAAGTTTCTCAAGTAGATGATGGAGAATGGATAGCAAAAACTCATGTAACATTTTTCAGTTCAAAAGGTAAACAAAATGAAGTGTTTGGAGATGTATCTACTTATTGCTCATTTAATTCAATTACAAAAGCAATAGATACATTGTTAGAAACCTTAAATGAATCAGGAGTAATAATTAGAGAAAGTTTTACTTTGGCTTATACTTATATGGGCATTGAAGATCAAGAAAATCCACCTGTAAGTAAAAATTGGAAAGAGATTATTATTGGTGAAGTTGAATCTAGAGGTTGGGAAGCATTTGTAGAGGTTGAATAAAAATTTATTTAAAACTATCGTAACACCATAATAAATATAAAAATAATATGTTTGTACATATAGACAGAGATATTATTTTATGTTAAGATAAATACAAATAAAATAAAGAAATGAGGAATTAAAAATGAATAAAGAAATCGTAAAAGCAAACCAAAACATCAGAGACACCTTTGTTAGTTCGCAAGAGGTAAAACTCTTAAATTTATCAGACATTACCTTGGTTGAGCCAATACATATTAATGCAAAATGTAATTTATTTAAGAGAGTTAATAAATTAAGAAATAAAAATGTAACTCAACTTAATAAACCTATTATTGTCAAAGAAGAATCAGATGATAAATATTCTTTGGTCATGGGTTATAGCGGTTACATGGTAGCATCTTCCTTGGGACATACTAAAGTTCCATGTGTTATAATTAATGAGAAGCGAAAAGAATTAAGTAACAAATTAGGTTTTAAAAGTCCAAGACTTGCAACCGGATCAGATAAATTTATGCCAATTTATAAAATCATTGTCCCTAAAGAATTTAAATGGGTTAGAAAAGAAAAAGTTGACAAATGTATAGAATATTTTAAGCAGAACGGATGCTTTGACAAACCTGTAATCATTAAAAATAATGGACTATGCGTTGATGGATTTTCTAGATTAATGGCCGCTAAGAGATTGAATTTAAGTAAAGTTGCGGTTAAGATTGCATGAGCATGATTAAAATAGGCGAAGGATCTGGTAGGAAAGTTTATGATTTAGGAAATGGATATGTTTTAAAAGAACCATATAGTGAAACTGGATTGCAACAAAATGAAACTGAATTGCATGTTTACAATAATGCAATTCAGTTCAGAGAATATTTATGTCCAACTTTTAAAGGCAATGATCATTGTAACACAATGATAAAAGTAGATTTAATAACTTTAGAAGAGTTTAATCTAATAAAAACTAATCCTAAAATTATTGAAGTTTTGAGTTATCTATATGAAAATTTTGGTTTGAACGATGATATTAATCATTACAAATCATGGGGAAAACTTAATGGAAAATATGTTTTACTTGATTATGGATATACTAATGAATTATTTAATGAGATAATGTTTAAATATACAGGTGATATTCAATATCTAACTTGATTATATTAATTTTAAGGAGTGTTTACAAGAATGAAAGACATTAAACTTTATCCACACAATCAAGAAACTTACGATAAGATCCAAACACTATGGAAAACTGAAAACAAAGTTTCAGCAGTTCAGGCCACCGGCACAGGAAAATCATATCTGATACTAAAGTGTATCTATAATGATCCTGAAGCAAACAAGGTAGTTCTAGCACCTTCTAATTACATATTAGAGCAATTGATAAATGAAGCAGGAGAAGAATTACCGAATACAAAAACTCTTACCTATTCTAAATTATCATATATGAGTGATACAGAAATAAAAGAGTTAAATATTGGATATATTTTCCTTGATGAATTTCATAGATGCGGAGCAGAGCAATGGGGAGATGGAGTACAAAGATTATTAAATGCATTTCCAAATGCTAAAGTATTGGGAACATCTGCAACTCATATTAGATTTCTAGATAACGCAAGAAACATGGGAGAAGAATTATTCAATGGAAACATTGTTAATAATCTATCTCTTGCAGAAGCAATTGTAAAAAAGATATTACCTATGCCTAAATATATTTCTGCATTGTATACTTTTGACGATGAAGTTAATAATCTCAAAACGAAAGTAGAAAACAGTAAAAATGATGAAGAATCTAAAAAAGAAATGTTAAAAGAAATTGAAATAATGAAGAATAAATTAAACAAAAGCAAAGGCATTCCTAATATTCTAAAGAAACATTTGTCTAAAGACTATAGTGGAAAGTTTATTATTTTCTGTAAAGATAAAGTTCATTTGGATGAAATGAAAGAAACTGTTGTTGAATGGTTTATGAATGGTTTAAGCAATCAAAAGTCACAAAACAAGTAGATGTTTACACTATTTATAGTAATTATACAAATGGTGATATTGAAGTCAATGAATTTATAAATAATAAAAATCCTAAATCAATTAAACTTTTATTTAGCATTGGAATGTTTAATGAAGGAATTCATATTGAGGACGTAACAGGGGTTATTTTATTAAGACCCACTACATCTCCTATTATTTATTATCAACAAGTGGGTAGAGCTATGCAGGTTGGAAATGGTAATTCTCCCATTATATTTGATTTAGTAAATAATTTTAGTAATATGGGAGCAAAGAATTTTATTAGTGATTTGGAAAAACATGCCGAACGAGAGAATGATAAGCATAAAGATGATAGCGAAAATAATTGCATTGATGTTTCTGAATTTATTATTTTTGATGAAATTATCGAAGCTACGGATTTGTTTACCACAATTGAAAATAATTTAATTGGAGATTGGGATGCGATGTATGAGGAAATAAAATATTTTTACAATGAAAATGGGCATTGTAATGTTAATACAAAGACTGGTGGAAAATTAGGGAATTGGGTACATACACAGAGAAGGTGTTTTAAATTATTAGAACTAAAAGAAGAAAGAATTAAATTACTTAATGATATTAATTTTGCTTGGGAAATAAATGATAAAAATTGGTATGATAAAGCTTGGGAAGACACATTTAAATTATTATCAGAATATTATAATATATATAATCATTTTCCGGCCAAAGGAGAGGTTTATAAGGAAAACATACTCGGAAATTGGATAATTCAACAGAGAAGATTCTTTAAACAAGGAGAATTGTCTTTTGATAAAGAAAATAAATTAAATTCCATAAATTTCATTTGGGATATGCACCAAGATAGACGAGAAGAAATAACTAATCGTATTTTAGATTTTAAACAAAAATATGGTCACTTAAATATTCCTGAAAATTATGTGATAAACGGTAATAAGTTGTTATCACAAGTATATGTCATAAGAAAAGGTTATAAAAAAGGTAATTTATCTAACGAAATAATTAATAAGTTAAATGGTGTTGGATTTGAATGGGATAATAAGGAACATCATAAAGATATATTTGAAAAATATCATCTATATAATGTTTTAAAAGAAAATAATACAGGTATTGTAGAGTTTTCTAAATTAATAGGAGTCCAGAGAACAAGTGTTGGGGCTTGGGTAAACAATAGAAGCGATATACCTAAAAAATATATCTCTAAAATTTCCGAAATGTTTAATATTGAACCACAATTGCTTCAACCACAAAAAGGAGATAGATGTGTTAATAAAATAGCGTAAATTAAATTATCCCAATACAGCAAACCCTACTCCCACGCCACTTTCAAAATCTCAATACCCAATAAAAATTGCATTTTAAATGATTATAAAATAATATTGGAGGAATTAAATGTTAGAATTAAATAAAGTATATAATGAAGACTGTATTGGCGAAAGAGGTATGTGTCTAATTAAAGATAAGTCAATAGACATGATTTTATGTGATTTGCCGTATGGTGTCACTGCAAGGAATAAATGGGATTCAATTATACCATTTGATAAACTTTGGAAACAATATGAGTGTATAATTAAGGATAATGGAGCAATAGTATTATTTGCTAAATCTCCATTCGACAAGTCTTTAGCAATGAGTAATATAAATTTGTATAAATATGAATGGATATGGTACAAAAACAAAGTAACAGGACATTTAAATTCTAAAAAGATGCCTATGCAAGCTCATGAAAACATATTAGTGTTTTATAAAAAACTTCCTACATATAATCCTCAAATGAGCGAAGGACATAAACCTATGAACTATGCTGTCAACCATCACGAAAATATTAGTACATATGGAGATGGAAAGAAAACAAAAAATCAAGCAGGAACCACAAAGCGGTATCCTAAAACCATTCTCGAATTCAACGTAGTAAATCAAGATAGTCCTGAAAGAATCCACCCATCGCAAAAACCAGTTGAATTATGTGAATGGCTAGTAAATACATACACAAATGAAAATGATTTAGTTTTGGATAATTGTATGGGAAGTTTTACTACCGCAATAGCATGTATTAACACAAATAGAAATTATATTGGATTTGAATTAGATGATGGGTATTATGATTTAGGGAATAAAAGATTAGAAAGTTTGATATATGTAAAGTGAAAAATAAATATCTTACACCCATTGCAATACGGATGTAATGGGTGTATAATTGGGATAAGAAGTAAATCAGAGGAGGAAGAATTTATGTTAAATACAATTATCTTTGAGGTATTAGACGAAGTTTTAGATCGAAATGTTTTTAGTACAGATTGCCACTTTTCAAAATCACACGGAAGACATAAACTAGATTTAATGACAAGAAGGGCAATTTCCTATAAAGAATTTATTAAGGAAACAAAAAGCCTTGTATTAGAATATGACATCGCTAGTTATGATGAAGATTCCGATTTCTTTCAAATAAGTATTGACTTAACTGAAGAATCAATAAACAAATTTATTGAACGAGCAAAACAATTATGTCTTTATGAATTCGAGAATATGAAGAAGTAAAATTGAAGGAGGTAATCACATATGTTTGAAAGCAAAATCGAGGATTGGACTATTATGATTGAAAGTATTAAAAACAAGTTATCACTTATTGATAATCAAACAGACGAGATCAAAAAAGCACGAAAACAATTGTCTAATGCAAGTGACAATTTAATAAAGCACATTAGAAAAACAAAATAAAGGAGTTTGATGTAAAATGACACTCGCTAAAATGTTTTCGTTGTTTTCAAATGAAAAACTTAAAGAAGCGTTTGACGAATATCAAGAGCATGAAGAGACAGGGGTTATCAAAAACGGAATACTTAGAAGTATGGTAGATTTAATGTTGATGGAAGAAAATGATATTAACCAAAATATTGCAGTATTAATGGAAAATGTAGAAGAAGGTCTATTGAAGGAGATAGCATCTAGATTCTATGATAAATAAAGGAGCGTGTAAATAATGATTGTAAACCAAAAAGTATTAAATGGTAAATTAGAAATTACTTTAACATTAGATGAAAATGATATTAAAGTAATGAAGCTGATTAAGTCTAAGAGTAGATTAGAAATCACTTCTTGTTGTAGAACCGATGAAGAATGGGAAATGCTTGAGCCAGTGGATAACTTGGAAAAATATAGTTTAATTGAAGACCGATTGAGTATTAGCAAATATGAATTGACCAAATTAGGACGCAGAATGCTTGATAAAATGAATCCTTATATTTGTCCTAATTGTGGAACAGAATGGGAACAAAACGACGGAGATTTAATATCTAAAGAACATATGTCAGATTTTTGGATTTGGCTTTGTCGCTATTCTTTTTCAATGTCCGAGTATAAAGACTGTCCATCATGTAATAATTCTGAAAATGATTGGGAATTGATTGATAATAGGAGTGAATAAATATGATGAATTTTGAAGAAATCTATTATTACGATTATGAAAATGAACCAATTGGTGGAGGGAATCCATATAAAAGATGTGTATATTGTAAAATTTCTGCTCCTCAAATTAATGGGAGATTATCTGGTCATGCAGAATGGTGTGAATATAGAATAAAGATGGAGGAAGAGATTAGATTAAAAACAAGGACAACTAATGATTGAGGAGGAATTTAATATGGATTTTATAAATACATGTATTCTTAATATGTTTTGTCAAAATAATTGTGTTAATTATAATCAAGGATGCAAGGGGTTCTTTGAGCAAGAAGACAAATGCAGTGCATACATGTTTATAAAGTGGTTACGTGAGAATGGTCAAAATATTGGCGATTTAATTAAACAAACAAGGAATAAACAAGAATAAAAGGAGTGGTACATAATGTTTGACTTCCTAAGAAAGAAAATTTTAATAGAAGATGAGAAACCAAAATTATATCGTTGTTTTATGTGTAAAGGTAATTATCATAAAGAAGATATTGACTTCCTTGAAAGTAGAAGATTAGGTAATAATGTTTGTACAAGATGTGCAGAATATCTCAAAGGTAATTCAAATAAAAGAAAGGAAGTGTATACTAAAATGAAAAACTTAGAAACAATTGTTAAAAATAGAGACATCTTAAAGAAATCAGTAGATAATATTTGGACAGAAGTATTTGCCGTTAAGAATGGTCGAGAGTGGCCTGAATTATCAAAAGAAGAACAAGGGACAGTTGGTAAATCGCTTAGTTTGAAGGATCGTTATTACAATCAATTAATAGCATTAGATTTTGTATTGAATGAAAATGCGTGGTTATTGGATTATAGAACGGATAGAAATTATGATGGATTTGTAGACGAGAGATTCTTTGCGAATTTAATCTAAGGAGTGATTTGTTTTTATGGTTAATGAAAAAGGTAAAATTGTTCTAAATATTGAATATGGTTTAGATGAGTGTAAAATATATTTTACTGATAGTACACTATTAATAATTAAAGCTATCGGTGGTGTATTTGATGATTCTGATACAAGTCCTGAATTGGGATATGAACATATTAAAGAGGAGGAGTAAAATGATCATATGAATGTGAATGTCGTTTTGAGGGGGTATAAAAATATTAAAGGATGTGTATAAAATGAAAAGAAGTGAAATGATTAAACTTATGGACAAATATTTTGATACTCGTACAGTATCATCTATGGATGAATTATTATCTATAATGGAAAAGTTAGGAATGATGCCTCCTAGAAACCCTAATATCACTTTTACACAGCAAGCAGATCATAAAACATTGCATATTTGGGAAGATGAAAAAGAGGATCAAGTTGAAACTATACTAGGTGGGAAAGTAAAGTTTACTTTCATTAGAGAAAGACAAAAATCTTTTTATGGAGATAAGGTCTTTGATGGTACATTTGTTAGAAAAGGTAATGAATGCTTTATAGAATCATTAGTTAACGCAACATATGGTGAAATTAGAGATTGTGGGTACGATTATTTTAAATTAGATGATGTAAAATTTGAAATGGTTTAAATAGAGCATAAAGAAAAATATTAAATTGATATTTATAGAGGTTAGATTATTCTAATCTCTATAAATTTATAAAGAAGGAGAGATTTAATTATGAAAGCAGTTGTTAAAGGCAATCAAATTCAATGCCCAATTTGCCACACCAATGAATTTTATGTAAAAGAGGATGTAGAAATTAGAGCAATAGTAACAAAATATCATGAAGATCATTTGTATGATATTTGCAAAGATGAATTGCAATGTGAGAACTGTGGATGGACTGGATATTTTGAGAATAATGTTGATTCAGAAAAGGATTATAAATCAAAGAAAATAACTTATACTTATGATGAAAATTAAAGTAACCCGCAATTGTAAATCATGTATATATCATTACTGGAAAGACCTTGAAGATGATCTATGCTATGAAAAAGGTGGCTGTCTTCTATTCTCTCCGATTGGATTAAAGTTAGAAGATGTTGAAGTTGTGGGAGAATTAGGTAGTATTGACTATTGCAATAACTCTTGATCTGTGATATTATAAACACAGAAATAAATTTATCAGGAGGTACATAAAATGGCAACAACCGCAAGAGAAAAGCATATTGCAAGTATTAATGCACTTTTAGTAAAACATGGTGCAACGCTAGACAGATGGGGTATGTATCACATTGGAAAATATAAGTTTGATACTCGTAAAGTTAATCTAAAAATTACAGTTAACGATTTGAAAATCTTATCAACTTCAATGAGTAAATTAACTTTAGAAGAATTTGAGAAAAGATTAAAAATTTATGTTGCAAGGGAGAGTGAATCAAAATGAGCAGATATAACAAACTTCTCCAAGAAGTAATACTAGAAGCCAAACAACTAAACATTCCAATATCTCAAAACATTGATCAAAATGTCATAATCAACACCAGAGCAAAAAGATTCGGAAGATGCTCTAGAAAGTCAGATAAATTTATTATTGAATTATCATCAATATTTGACAAAGCAGAGGATAAAATGGCGAAACAAACTCTTGCACACGAACTATGCCACACCTGTCCTGACTCTATGAATCATCAAGCATTATGGAAATCTCATGTAAGCAAAATGAATAGAGCATACGGATATAATATTGCTCGTACTAATTCCTGTGAGAACATTGGAGTAGAAAGAGAAATATCCAAGAATGCTAAATATACTATTGAGTGTCAGAAATGTCATAATAAATCTTATAAGGATCGTATATCAGGAGTAATTATAAATCCTGAACAATATCATTGTAAATGTGGTGGTAGGTTAACTGTAAACTAGAAAGGAGTGAAAATTAAATGGATTTATCACAAACCCAAATTCACTGGAAATCTTCTTCTGAAGAAATTCAAGCAATGACTTATGAACAAGCGATTGAATTATTAGAGAATCAAATTAAAATGGGTAAAAGTACAAATCCTCAAGCAGCAGGGCCACGAAAACATATGGTTAAAGCTTATGAATTAGCGATTGAGGCATTGAAGAAATTTAAGGGGGGAAATTAAGATGGGAAATTATCGTTTAGAGGATGAAGTCTGGGATGAAGCATGGGAGAATAATCCTACAGAAGAAATTACCGAAATGAGAGATAAAGACAACAAATTATTTGTATTTGTTCATGCTAATAATCAAGAACAGCAAAAATTTCTGACAGAGGCATTGGAGAATAATTGTTTTGCTCAACCAGTAAACTTTATGGTATTACAAGCAGGAAAAGATATTTACACAAATAAGGTTTATCATCAAGATAAAGAAATCACAGAACCAGAAGAAATTAAGCGATTGTGGAATGGTACTAGACCTTATTTTTCAATATCTAATGCTAATCCTGATCATATTGGAAACTATTGTAATTGGACATATCTTGAATCAATTATTGAAACTGGTTGGAAAAGACAATTTTCTGGTTGGTTGTAAATTAAATTAAATTTACCATTTTATGTCTATTAACTTAAAATTTAGAGGAGGAAAATATTATGGCTGATTATTCTTGTGAATGGTGTAAACATGATGAAGATTGTAAATATGCTTGGAATTCAACAACTTGCGAACCTCAAGAAATGTTAGATTTGTACAACGCTTTACCAAAAGAAAAATATGAAGAAATAGTGTCTCTTGTTGAATATCTTAAAACAAAAGAGGATGATAGTGATTATATCCAAACTATTGCATCTCAATTACAAAATAATATAATTTATAATTATCCTACAGAGGAAGAATTAAAGTATATTAAAGATTTGCTTTCTGATTAATATCAGATTCATTCTATAGAAAGGAGGTGATACTTATAAATGAGAATGAAAGGATTTTCACTAAATGATTTAGTTCAACTCTTACATAAATATAACTGGATAAGATTACGGCAAAAGGGTTCACACATTACATTTCAAAATACATATACTAAAAAGTCTATAACTTTAACAGACCATGGAAAATCTAAGGAAATATGTAGACCACTTGCAAAAAGGATACTGAAAGAAACTGGGTTATTGGAAATCGCATATTGTATGTAATACTGCACAATGTAAAAATAATTATCTAAGGAGTAATTTATGTGGTCATATCAATTCAACACTGTAAGTATAATTTATTGTGGTTGAGGTATCTACTGCCAATCAGGATAAATTAATAATTAGAAAGGAGCGATATGACCATGAAAAATAAAATCATAATTGCTGTTTTAATCGTTTTGAGTGTTGTTGCTTATGTTAGTATTAGTGGAGGCAATAAAGAGGCTTACAAGTCAAATCAGAGTCTTACTGTGAAGATTTAAGGAGGTATAATCATGGCAAAGAAAGCAGAAATTTTTACAAAAGAATGTAAAGAGTGTGGAACTCCTGCTATCAAAAATTCTATTATTTGTACTGAATGCGGTGCAGAACTTAAATCTTCTAAGGGAATGGGAGTAGTACAGCCAATACGCGATAAGGCAAAGATTGAAGAAATGAAAGTTTACTTAAAATCTCATTCTCTTAGAGATTATACTCTTTTTATTCTAGGTATTAATTCTGCATTAAGAATATCTGATTTGCTTAATTTGAAAGTATCTGATGTTTATGATGAAAACGGAAAAGTGCGAGAAAGGATTTTGGTTAAAGAAATCAAAACTAGCAAGTCTAAAAATTTCCCTTTTAATAACAGTGTGAAATCTGCTTTAAATGAATATTATCATACAATAAAACCTGCTCAGACTGTTCTATTTGCTTCTCGTAAAGGCGATGAGAGTATTACTAGGCAACAGTCACATCGTATCATTAACGAGGCAGCTAAGGCATGTAATATTAAAGAACCCTGCTCAAATCATTCCCTTAGAAAAACATTTGCCACAGCTCTGTATGAAGCAGGAGTAGATTTAACACGTATTCAAGCTCTGCTCAATCATTCTTCACCAAAAGAAACCATCCGTTATATTGGCCTCAATCAATTACAGAATGATCAGATTTATTTAAATTTAAATTTATAATAATAAAAATAAAGGATGGATTAAATGAAAAATAAAGAATTGAAATACAATAATGTTAAAAAGCACATTGAAAGTTTGGGATATATTTTAATTAGTACAAAATATATTAATAATTCATCTAAAATAATTATCAAAGACTCAGTCGGTTATTATTATTTAACAACTTATGGCAATTTATGTAGTAATCACATTCCTTCTAAGGCTCATAAATCAAATCCATATGCTATTCAAAATATTCAACTATGGACTGAATTAAATAAAAAACCATTTAAACCAGTAAGTGATCAACAATATATTGTGGCAAATGATAATCTCAAATGGGAATGTTTTAAATGCGGAGAAACATTTAAAGCTACATGGGCAAATATATCCCATGTATCTAAAAATTATGGTTGTGGATTATGTAGTGGACATCAAGTTGGATTATCAAATTGTTTAGAAACATTAAATCCAACTCTTGCCTCAGAGTGGCATCCTACAAAAAATGGAAGTCTCACCCCTAATGATGTGACTTGTGGATCAGGAAAATTTGTTTGGTGGGAATGTTCTAAAAATCATAAACATGAATGGGAGGCAGATATTTACAGTAGGAATGACGGTCATGGATGTCCATATTGTAGTGGACATAGACCTAGTGAAGATTATAATTTATTAGTAACTAACCCTATTCTTTGTAAGGAATGGCATCCTACTCTAAATGATAAAAATCCGAATGAGTATTGCCCAAGTTCTCATGAATTTGTATGGTGGAAATGCGGTCAAGGACATGAATGGTATGCTGTAATTAGTAGTAGAAGTGGTATAAATGGTAATAATTGCCCATATTGTGCAGGACAGTTACCAACTGAGGATAATAATTTATTGGTTGATAATCCTCATCTTTGTGAAGAGTGGTATTATGAAAAGAATGATAAAAGACCAGAGGAATATTGTCCAAATTCTAATCAAGAAGTTTGGTGGCAATGTAAAAAAGGACATGAATGGCCTGCATTAATTTCTAATAGGAACTCTAAAGAGTCGGGATGTCCATATTGTGCAGGACAATTGCCGAGTAAGGAAAATAATTTATTTACTAGAGACCCAGTTTTAGCATCTGAATGGCACACTACAAAAAACGGAGATTTAACTCCTTACGATGTAACTGTTAGTAGTAATAAATATGCTTGGTGGAAATGTAAAGAATGCGATCACGAATGGTATACTATGATTAATTGGAGAAGTGGTGAAAATGGTTCAGGTTGCCCCGAATGTAACAAAACTAGCACAGGTGAGATATTGATTAGTAGCGTCCTAGATTCATATAGTATACCAAATACTTCTCAATTTAGAATTGAAGAATGTAGAAATAAAAACAAACTTCCTTTTGATCATGCAGTTTTTGGAGATATCGAAAAAACAGACTTAATCTTCCTCATAGAATTTGATGGATACCACCATTTTTACCCTGTCTGTTTCGGTGGAATTTCAGAAGAAATGGCCATTAAAACAATGAAACAAACACAATTTCATGACAAAATAAAAGATAAATACTGTCTAGACAACAATATACATCTTCTTCGTATTAATTACAAAGATTTTGATAATATCCCAACTATTATAACTACAGAATTGCAAAAATATAATTTACTACCATGTAATTTCTTAGATTATTCAGATACATATATGAATAAACTTTTACCTGAAAATATTATTGAAATACAAAATAGCGTATCTACTCCATACACAAACTAATACTAATAAATAAATTTTATATAACTCCTTGATTTAATACCCAAGGAGTTATATAATAAACCTATCATCAATCCAAAAATAAACATAGAAAGGAGCAATACATAAATGCCAGTTATCTCACACGTACAAAACATAATCAATTCATTTGAAACACTACGTCGCGATATGGACACGGTTTCTAATAAAATTAAAAATTGTCATTCAGAACAAGATGATATGTTACATGAAATAGAATTAACTAAATTCAACGCTTGTGAAGGTTATAATCTATCAAAAGAATTGCAATTGATAAGACATAAACGCAGAAAATATCTTGAACAAGAGGAACAATTGGACATCCTAAGAGGGTTCATGAATAAATATAAATGGCTTGTCAATGAGTTGAAACCTATTGTTATAGTATTGGAAAATAAAAAGGAACAGCAAACTAACAGGAAATATACGCCAAAGATTAGGACTAATTTAAAGATTGTTAGGATACAAGGAATGAAGGAAACTGCTAAGTAAATTATTGAGGGAGATATATGCAAAATGATAAGAACGGAGAGTCAAATGTTAATTGATATATTGATTTATTTTGTAGGTATTTCCGTGATAATAACTAGTTTTTGTATGGGGTGGTCTGGTGAATTGAAATATATTGAATCTATTAATATTTCAATTTTAGGAATGTTGACTATAATTTATGCTCATATGAGAGGGCAGAATAATAAATAGAAAGGAGTTGACTACATAAATGTATCCGCTATACTTCATCCCAAAACGTGTAATTCAAGAATATCAAACAAAAATCCACAATGCCAAATACCTAACCACTCCAATTATCAAGAGAAAAATCAGTGCTATGATTCATGCTACAAAATATTGTAGAATTGATTTAGGAAATGGTAAATATCAACACAGATTTGGTCATTGCAAAATGATTGTTGAAGAGAACAATTTAACTGTATCAAAAGTTGAATATACTATTATTGGTAGCGTTCCAAAAGGTGATGGGAAGTTTTATGATAAGATATGTAAAAAATGTTATGGTCTGAACGATAAGCATACGGAATTTGCGGAGACTTGTAGAAATAAAATTATTGAAGGAGTGTGTTAATAATGAAAAAGTTATTAATTTTATCTTTAATTGCAATGGTTGCTTTAACTGGTTGTGGTAGACCACAAAAGGGCGAGGATCTTTTAGGTAATAAATTTACAATTAAAAGTGTAACAATCGGCGAAGGTTTAAATTCAGATATTTATGTTTTAGTTGATAAAAAATATGGGGTTAATTATTATTATATAGTTAATGGACATGGTAGATCATTGTGTCCTATCTATGATAAAGAAGGTAAAGTTGTAATTGATAAAGTAGAATAATCCTTGGAAATGTTTAATTCCTAGTATTTATAATAAGAAGGAGAGATTTATTATGAAGGACATTATTATTGGAGATAAAAAGAGTAGTAGTTGTTCAGCAGTAATATATTTTGAGCATCCAGAGGTTCAAAATATTATAAGTCAAAATTCCCAACTATATTGGTGCCATGAGGAATTTACTAGAACATCAATTTTTATTTTAAAAGATACAGATGAAGGTGAAGCACTAACCGCATTACTTCATTGTAAAAGTTCTTTGGAATGTGTAGAAAACTTTTTACTTAATATTGCATTGAGCAATATGGATGTTTCGGATTTTAGAATTATAATGGAAAATTGTAGCAAAAGTTCTTTTGGAGATGGCATAAAATATAATCAACAACAACTAAGAAAAGTTATGGGAATTTAACCTTCGAAACTTAGCATTTACGGGAATTAAGAAAGGATGATCAAAAATGATTAAAATTGAAAAGATTTCTGATGACAACTTTGAGGTTCTTATTTGTGATAAGTTAAAGAGTATTCTAGATAGAGACGAGATATTAATATTATTATGGGACTTAGCAGACAAATTGGATTATGAAGTAAGGAGCAAGTGGTAATTATGATTAAATGTGAAAGATTTGTATTCTTTAAAAATAATGTAAGATCAATTATTGCAATACACATTAAATGTAACTTATTCACAAGAACATTTTATCTTGATAAAGAAATTGAATGGGTTGCAGGGCCAGTTTATGACAATACATTAAACAAACAAAAGATTGAGGTAAAATTAGTCAATGATGATCCTAAATATGAGTTTCTAGTTGATGCTGTGGAATGGGAAGAGCTTAAAACTTATAAGGAACAGATTGATAAGTTTCTGAAATAGAAAGGAAGATGATATTTATCATGATAACCAAAGAAGAATTCCTAAATAATTGGGATGCTAAAATTACAGACCAAGGAATTATGCTTCCAAAAGACACTTGTTTTGTATTTCTTGCTTCAGAATATTGCAATAAACTTAAATTGAATATTGATGATAAAGATAGGGAAACGATTCAAAATTTCGGTTATTGGTTGGAAGGAATGTTCGAAGTTTGTGACGGAACAAAAGGTAGATCAAATTATAATTGTCAAGACAGAAACTTAGGGGAGGTTGGAATAATTAAATGAAAAAATCAGAACTGAAAAATGGTATGATTGTTAAAACAAGTGGTGGTAGATATGGTGTTATATGTCTAAAAGATGCAACAAATGAAAATTGTATTAAATTTTTATATGATCCAGATTATTTATTAGATTATGGATGTCTTTTAAATAGCGGAAGCATGTTAGAATCATTAGATAATTTGGACGACAATTTAAATTTCTACTATTATGCAACAAAAGAAGATACCTTAATGGATATAAAAATCGGAGACAAATTAATAGTTGGACAAATAATTGAAGTGTTTGCTTTAAATCAACTATGGTTAAGAAATAATTTATATCCTACGCCTAATGGGTTATACGGTGATAGTGAATAAAACTGCGATTTTATCCTATTTATGTATTTGAAAAGTAGAGTAAATTAAAGATAATAAGAGCATAAAGGAGATATAAAAATGGCGTTATTAACTTTTGAAGAAATATTAAAAGAGATTGAAGAAGAAGGATTTTATGAACTTCCACCTAATTGTACAAGTGGAGAAGAATATGAAGAATGGTTAAGAAAAGATAAATCTGAGGAGGAATTAATTAAATGAAAATAACATCAATAATGGAAACAACCAAGCAAGAGAAAACTATCTTTTATGATGCTCTAAATGTATACATTAAATATCTTACAGAAATGCTATCAGAAAGCACAGAAGGTACTTCTAAGACGCTTATCACTACAACCCTAACAAATACCAATCGCTTATTATCAGAGATGGAATTAAGCCTGTAAAGGAGCATAAACAATGACTGAAACAGAATTATTAATCCAAGAAACAATTATTTATTTACTTGAAATCAGAAAAGATTATTCGAGAAGTGTATCGATGGATGATGTTGGCAAAGTAAGGACTTTAACTAATGCTGTAGAATTATTACATCAGTATTTAGGATTGATGCATTAAGAAAGGGGATTGTAATATTATGAAAAACAATAAATTAGTAAAAGAAATCAAAGAATTTTTCTCAGAAAAAGGAATTGACAATACACAAGAAAAATTATTAGTGTGGTATGGATTTGCGGAATTACAAATTAAGGAAGATACTTATTGGAGTTCATGCGAAAACTGTGATAATCCTAGTTGTAGTATGACAGAAGATTTTCCAATATGGTTTTGTGTTGATCAGAAATAGATTTAATTTATCGTAAGGGAGATATAACTATGAGAGATTTCACTAAAGAGGAGAAAAGAATATTAATTAAAAATATAAATACAACATTAGATAAGATTAATTATGCCCTTGATCAAAATCAAATATCAGAAGCAGTAATTGAATTGGCAGTAACAATGAGAGAAGAAGGATTTCAAAAAGCTGTAAAAGAAATGAAGAAAATCATGATTAATGCAAGACTGGTCAATTAAAATTCTACACTTATCGAAACAAAAAAGAAAGGAAATGATTTTATGGAAGATTTAGAATCAAAAGTACAACAAAGAATTGATGATATAAATTTTGATTTATTTTGTGATGTGATTGACAAATTACAAGTTTATGGAGTTAATTTATATAATGGTGAAGGTAAATGGGACTTTAATCAGTTTAGAAATGATTGTAAAAAGACTTATAATATTTTATTTAAAAATGATAAAACACATCCAGAAACAGTTATTAAATATCAATTATGTGATTTTATGAGTGCAGTTCAAGCAATTGTAGGTATTAGGGATATTACAGAATTTATGTACAAATGAAAAATATAAGGAAGGAAGAAAATAAATGAGCATAAATTATTATTTCATCAATAAACAAATACGTGATGAAAACAACAATAGATTAGAACAGGTAAAGTTTTTAGATCCAGAGATAATGTTAAAACAACTGGTCGATACTAACCTATTTGAAGAAGTATCAAGATTAGAATATAAAATAAATGAGTTTATAGACGAAGTAAAACAAATGGCACAACTAGAAAATCCATATATTCATATTTGTCAAAATGCAGGAAGTTGGAATACTTTATTTGCTAAAACTGAACATTATTCTACTTATGAAGAACTATTTCTATTTTATGATTCAAACAAAAGTAATTTATTAATAGTAGATGAATATGATAGAGAACTGACTTGGCTTGAATTTGAAAAACAGATTTCTAAAAATGAAAGAACTAGAGGTGATTATAAATGTAAAAAGAAATACGACTGGAGTTATAATGATTTTAGTTAAGTAATGTCCTTGGAAAGACATGAACTAGAAGAAAGGAGAATATGACTTATGGCAAGAGTCTATAAAACGGTAACTCATTATCTTATAACTGTAATTGATCTTAAAAACTTTACAAAACAAATTTACTCCGATGAAGAAATTAGAAAATGGTTGATTTGTGATTCTGATATAAAAGATAATCATTTTTGGAAACTACTAAATTGGAAATATATTATTTTTGAATGTGATGAAGATTATGAAATTTTAGGATTGCCAACTCCTGATCGTTGGGATGAGTATTATGGCCTATAGAAATATTAGGAAGTTTTACACTTAACGGAAAGTAGAAAAGATGAAAATAAATATGAATTTAAGATAACTATACTTTAGATGAAGTTAAAATTGTGCTAGATAAAATTCTAGAATCTATTAATTATATTTTTAGCCAAAGTAACTTGCAACAAAATAAAATAATAAATAAAAGGAGGAAATTAATAAATTGGGATCAGTTAAACAGTATGAAGTTGCTGAAAGAAAAAGATTAGAGAAATTGGAAAGGGAACATAAAATAATAAATGGGGTAGATTATAAATTCTGCAATAAACATCATATTCATTTTCCAGATGAGGATATTTGGTTCCCTTCTACTACTGAATATTTTTACAAATCACACAATAAAACTGATGGGTTATATCCTTATTGCAAACGATGTGGAGTTGTAAGAGCTGAAATATGGGCAAAAGAAAATCCTGAAAGAACTGTAATACTTACAAAAAGAAAAAGGACTTCTCCACGCAAAAGAGAATATAGTAGACTCGCTCATGCAAAAGCTCGTGAAAGTGGTTACTATGCAGAATATATGAGTAAACCAGAAGTTAAGGCGAGAAAATATGGTAGTAGGCATAGAGACCATGAGATAAGTGAAAAGGAATGGATATATTGTAAAGATTACTTTAAAGATAAAGATGGCGACTGGTGTTGTGCTTATTGTGGAATAAAAATAAAAAATCATTTTATTGTAATTAAAGGAGTTATTAAAAATAGTGATCTCCATAAAGAACACAAAGATGATAAGGGAGCTAATGACATAAGAAATTGCATACCAAGTTGTAGAGACTGTAACTCAAATAAATGGGCTTTTGATTTTGAAGAATGGTATAGAAAACAAAAGTTTTTCACCGATGAAAGATATAATAAAATAATTCAATGGTGTACTGAAGATTATAAATTATACATAGAAAACAAACCTTTGTTTAAAATATACAAAAAGAAAAATGATATTGGTAGTAAGTTTCATTATGAGATTTGGGAATTAGACGAATTGATGAATCGAGTTGGATGTATATCTACGGCAGACAAGAAAAAAGATTTAGTGGATGAATTGGAAAAATTAATTTTAAATACATAAATAATTTCCTATAAGCGACATCGTTTATGGGATTTTTGAAAACATTTAGAAAGAGGGTATTTTATGAACAATTTAAAAATTAAAGCTTTTATTAAACCAAAATTTGATAAACATAATAGTTTTGATTATGGTGGATTTGATGTAGGTGAAGGTACTCCGTACAAGATTGTATCTATTAATTTTAATAGACGATCTATTACAGTTCACGAACCTAAATGGATTGATTATATGGCATTTTTAGTTGATATTGAACATGGAAGAACTACATCTGGATTTTGCGGATATACAACCAATGACTATTCATTTGATGATATTGAAATACAGTCCATAGATATTGATGGTAATGTATTATCTGAACGTGAAATGCAGAGTATGAGAGATATTGCAGAAAATGAACTTAGGTTAATGAATGAATATTGAGCAATTAAAACACAACTTTTAATTGAGAGTGGGTAATATGATGAAATATAAACAAGTTATTAAATATTTTACAAAAGAACTAAATAGAGAATTAACTGAAGAAGAATGCAATATTGTTAAAATATCTTTTAGTTTGGGAGAACAAAATATGTTCGATCAAATGATAGATGAAGAATATTCAATAAATAATTAAAATTAAAAAAAGGATGATGAACACAATAATAAATAAAGAAAATAATCTATCAACCAAAATTCATAATGCCCTACTGCTTTGTCATCCAGACGATAATATAGTAATTGAACTAGATTACTATGAACTTTCTAAAATTTACTCTACATTAAAAGCACAAGAATTATACGATGCTACTTTAGAAAAATGTTTAATGGATGGATTTGATAAAGTTGATAATACGATTTCAATTGAAAAAGATAATGATATTAAAACCTTAAATGATAAATTCTTTAAAAGAGTTGATAAAAGCATTGAAGATAAATTAACATTAAAATATGGGGAGGTTACACAATGAGAAAAGGGCAAAGAGGTAAGTTCATAGGTCATAAAAATTATGATGGTGATTTACAAGGAGGAGAATTTTTCACAATTACATATGTTGATGAATATTTTCCAGAAGAAAAGAAATGGTTAATTGAGGTTGAATTGGATACAGGAGAAACTACATTCTTATTAAGTGATATGGTTGAAATGTCTACTGAAGAAAGTGATTTAATGACGTTAAAGATATTGGTTGATAAATATCCGGAGCAAGCTAAGTTTTATATAAAATTATTAGGATAATTTAAATTCGTTCTTTGCTAGGAAAATAGAAAGGAAGTAATTTAAATGAAAGACAACAAAGAACTATTTATGAAAGAATATTTATGCAAATTGGTTGAACCATCCGAAGGATATCAAGAAGCATATAAATTATGGGTTAAATATCATTATGAATGTGAAAGATTTGACAAATTTGTTTGTACGGGAGGCACAGATGAATATGGATTTGTTAAACCAAGTGATATGCACGAAAGACTTTTAATTAATAGAAATTCTTCAAACTTAATAAATGATTTATATACAAAAATAAAAATAATTGGAATTAGTAGTGAAGATTTAGAGAAAGCCAAAAGAGATGTAAATAGATTGACATGTAAGGGGTTAGAAGAAGAGTATAGGAGGTTATTTATATTACAGATCAAGATAAACTAAACATTAAAGAAAAATATCAAAATTTAAAAGAATGTTATCAACACAATCCAGTAGCATTTTATGAAGATTTATGTCCAGAAATTAAGCTTCTACCATATCAAAAGACATTCTTAAATGCAATGATGTCAAAACAAAATGATTTTTATTATGTCAATCCTTATACGACACATAGAAGATGGTTATCAAATATGAGATTAGAATTAATGAAATTAATGCAAATGGATTTTACAGTATTGAGTCCTGGTAGTAGAGATGATTATGAAAAAGGTGTATTGGTTAAGACGGTAAAGAATAAGAAAGGAAGTAGTAAATAAATGAAAATGACAGATGAAATGTTCTTAGCTCTTAATTTTAAAAGAGAAAGTACCTACTGGCATTATCTAGAATATAAAGGAACTTATCATGATATTAAAGTGAATTACAATGCTAATAAAGATATAGAACTTGAAGAAGTATTAAAAAAATTAAAAAGTGCATGGGTTAAGGAAGCTGAAGACAATCTAAGATATAGTTTTAGGAGTTTACTTGGTATAAAATAAATTGTACTATACTAGATTAAATTCTTTATTTTATGGTAAATTGTAAGTATAGAAACGTGATTATAGCCTTGTTTTTGAATTTATATAATATTGAAAGTGGGTGAGTTTTTATGTTAAATCATAAATATTATAATCAGTGGCATTGATTGTGAATTAATAAAGCACAAATAAAATAATAGATAAAATAAAGGAGTAGATAATATTTAATGGCAAAAGTTAAGAAAGATGAAAATGGTTTAGTGGTTACATATGAACAAAGTAGAGAGTCTATAGTAAAAGGTAATTCATGGGTTTATACTGATAGTTTAAATTTAGCTAAGACTATGATAGTAGAACACAAAGAAGCTCTAAAAAAGATAAGAAAAGTGTTGGCAGAATACAAAATATCAACGGGGGAAGATGCTCCACCCGTCACCGAAATACAAGAATACATATATAAACACACTGATTTCACATATGCAATCAATTATTATAAAGATGCTAAAGGAGAAATGAGACCATATTATAAATTATCAAAAGATTTATTAACTTTAGTAATGTTCTCATTTCAAACAGAAAGAGCAAAAGAATTTAGATTACTTTATATAGCAAAATTCAACGCAATGGAAAAAGAACTAAATTGGTATAATGCTAGATACTTGGGCATTGTTACAAGAAATTATATGACTGATTGTATCAGGGATTATTACGATGGAAATCAATCTAAAGAAAATCCATACGTAGTATTTACAAATTTAGTTTATTCAACATTATATGGTTATGATGCTTATAAATTAAGAATGATACATAAATTACCCAAAGGCGAAAATATAAGACCTTGGTTATCGGACGAAGATGTTAAGATTGTTGATAAAATGGAGCAAGAAGTTGGGACTCTTATTTCTTATGGAATATCATTGAAGGAAATTAGGTCTATGATCGGTAAGAAACATGGAAGCAATGATAAGAGAGAATTAGTTTTATTGAGTGAGAAAAGAAAATAATAAATAAAATAGGAGTGATCAATATACAATACTTTGGAGGCAAAACACGTACAGCAAAAGATATTGTCCAATGTTTAAATAGTTATAGAAATTCAAATCAAGACTACATAGAACCATTTGTAGGAGGAGGTATAATATTAAGCAAAATATCAGATAAAAGAATAGCATATGATAAACATCCATATCTAATAGCAATGTATAAAGAGTTACAAAAAGGGTGGATTCCGCCAGATAGTATTACTAAAGAAGAATACTATTACATAAAAAATAATAAAGATGAAAAACCACATTTGACAGGATTTGTAGGATTCGGATGTAGTTTTGCAGGAAAATGGTTTGGTGGTTATGCCTCAAATTCAAGAGGAGATAATTATTGCTTAAATTCTAAGAATTCTATATTAAGAAAAATGAATACACTTAACGATGTTTGTTTTGAAGTAGCAGACTATAAAGATTTAATATTTAAAGATTGTTTAATTTATTGTGATCCTCCATATCAAGGAACTACACAATATGGATTAGTTGGAGAATTTGATTCAAATGAGTTTTGGGAAACTATGAGAAAATGGTCACAGGATAATACAGTAATAATTTCTGAATATAATGCTCCTGATGATTTCGAATGTATATGGGAAAGAAAAACAAAAACCGAGATTAGGAATAGCGAGAATGTAAGAGAAGATAGAGTAGAGAGATTGTATACATATATAAATTGAATAAAAGAATAAATAATATTGTTAGATTAATTGCAAAGCAATACATATTGTGATATTATGATTATAGACAAAAACATTAGGAGGCTTTATTTATGTAAAAAGAAATCATTGCCTATATTATGGTATGGATTGAAGAGGAAGAAAAATGGTATTATTTCATCGGAGATTTTAATAGAGGTCAATTTGTGAATGGATATAGCGATTATTTTATTGAAGTTGAGAATAATATTATAATAAATGATTCCTATGATCATACAAATAAAGGAAATATCTTTAAAGATTGTTATGATATTAAATTATGGGGGATAGTGTAAAATTCTAAATTATAGGATTTTAAAAGTGGCTTATATCAACGCTTTTAGAGTCATAGAACCATTTAAAATTTACATTTTATGGTATTATAATATCTCTATTTACTTTTACTATAAAATAGTGTACTATTGTGAATAGGTGGAGAAGTGTTTCATAAAGGCAACTCCTCACCGAAAGAGAGACCTTTAGAAAGTCTCTCTTTCTAATATTTAATTACCACATAAATAGTAAAATAAATGTTTGCATTATTAATAGTATTATGTTATAATTATTAAGGGATGATATAGAGAGGAGGCGATACATATAAAAACCAAAAGTGATATTTGCAATAGAATAATTGAATTAGACAAAAAATTAAAAATCATCAGACAATCAATAGTTGATTCGGAAAATACTCCTTACTCATATTTAAATCAAGAAGATAAAAAGAATGCGCTACATTATTTTCAAGGTGAAGTCGCTTCATTATATTGGATGCTAAAACAAAATTAAAAATTTTAAGGAGCGATAATTGTGATTAATGTTAAAGAATTTTTGTTAAAAAATAATATGGATTTTGGAACATATGCTTTAGTAACTTACAACAATAAAACAGAGGCAACTTTGTTTTCCAAACATAATTTTAAAGGAGAGGATTGGTTCTTAGAGTCTCCCTGTGTATTATATAAAATAATGGAAGTGATAAAACCAATTGATAAATTTGCAAGGGATTATGTAAAAGACTTATTAGAAGAAGATGCAGATATAGAGGATTATATCAATAAACACGTAAAGCCAATGATAGTAGATGATATACTATATGAAATAGAAAACTTTCAATGTTCTCCATATTTACCTAAAGAAGTAGATGGGATTGAGTTAATAAGTGAACGAGAATGTCTAATTTATATGTTAACTCAAACAAAATAGTTTGATTATATTATAATAAAGAGGTGAATTTTATATGAAATTTTATCAATTATATCTAGCCAATAAATTAACTCTTAATGACATTGACGATTATTTTGTACAATGGCATAATAGTGACAGTGAAGAAACAATTTATGAATTCTTAGGCATGACTGAAGATGTTTATAGATTGTGGGTTGATACTTGCCAGTTACAAAGATTCACAAATATAATATTAAAGGGAGAGTGAAAAATATAATGAAAACAATATGTTTTACAGGTCATAGACCAGACAAACTCAAAGGCGGTTATAATTGGGACTCATTAGATAATCAAAAACTTAGAGGAAAATTGTGGAATTTAATAGTCGATTTAATTAACACTACATCTAAAGATTTAGATGAAAAAGACTTTAAATTCATTTTTGGAGGAGCAATCGGAATTGATCAAGTAGTGTTCTCTATTTGTGAGGAATTAAAACAAACTATTGTAAAACATGGCATTTTCACAATTAAATTAGAATTAGCTATTCCTTTTGAAAAACAAGCAAGTAAATGGTTTGAACGTGATGTGGATAGGTATGAATTACAAAAGCAACATGCAGATATAGTAACATTTGTTGATTCAATTGAAGGATATGAATTCAAAGGTGTACCTGTAGGTGAATATCATCCTGCCAAGATGCAAATTAGAAATCGTTATATGGTTAATAATTCAGATATTGTTATTGCTGTATGGAATGGTAGCAAGGGTGGTACTGCTAATTGTGTGAACTATGCCAAGAAACAAGGCAAAGAGATTATTGTTATGAATCCAGATGAGATTTAAAGAAAGGAGAGTGAAATAATTATGTGGATTAGAAGTCAAGACAAAAACAGTTTAAGAAATTATCAAGGAATTAGTGGTGATTCTGATACAGTATGGGGTGATTCAAATAATACAAATGATTCATATGTTTTAGGTCAATATAATACAAAAGATAGAGTAATGGCAGTGTTAGATGATATTCAATGGTGGATTGCTTATGATGAACATTATTCACGATCAGGAGAAAATAATTCTGGTTGTAAAAATAATAGGCATACAATTTATCAAATGCCAGAAAAATAAAATAGGAATAGGAAGGAGATATATATATATGCTAACACGAAAAACAGGAAAAGAATTTAGAGATTCAGGACTTCTATGGTTTATTAATTCTACTTTACACCTATTTGGTTGGGCAATAGTATGGAATCCAGACAATGATGAGATATATCCTGCAAGAGTAAAATTTAGAGGATTTGATGAGAAAAATGTTACTGAAGGATATATTAAAGTTTCTAATTATTTAAAAGAAAATATTGATGAATTATTACAAGAGGCAAAAGATTAATAATAAAGGAGGAAACAATATGAAAATTGTAGCAACAAGCAATTATGCTCAAGATAATTTTAGTGAATATGTTATAGCTGAAAATCTTAATAGTTATTATGGTAAATTAATTTGTGATTTTCTACAAGATAAGGTTCAAGATGGTGATGATGTTTGGCCTACATTGGTGGAGGATGATTATGTGCCGTTTGTGTGGGAACCTTGATGTGTTTGGATTAATTTAAGGAGGTGAAGTTAATATGTATGGTGATAATTACATAGAAGATGATCGGTAATAATTAGGGAGTTTATTCTCCCTTCTTGAATTAATTAAATTATAAAATAAATATATGTTGACATAGTGTTAGGTTGTATGTTATAATGAAGTGTAGAAGAAATATAGGTGAGAGGAGTTGAATAAATAATGACTTGTGCAAATATAATTAATGGTTACTGCAATATTTTAGATATCGAGTGTAAACATCCAGAAGAAAACAATCCTGATAATTATAATGAGGAAACTGGATTTCCATGTATTTGTGGAATGTTCACACCAGAGGAATAAGTAAAAGGAGGTGATAATGCAATTATGTGTTTTGTAAAAGTTGATATCAATACAATTACTGAAGAAAAATGTAAAGATCCTGAATTCAAAAGAGAATATGAAAAAGTTAAAGAAAGATATAGTGGTAAAAATATTGGTAAGAAAAGATATAGAGCAATTGATAGGGTTAGAATGAGGGAGAAGTAATATAAAATAAAATACAAAAGGAGAGATTGTATATGTTATTAGTCGATTGGCCTATGCCACCTAAATGTTCTCTATGTCCTTTTTATAGTTTTATTGAAAGTGATAATTGCGGTGATTGTCTTTTACTTCATGATGATTATAGTGAAATTGACGCAGGATTTGAAGGTAAATTAGATATATGTCCTTTGATTGAAGTTGAGTAATTATTAAGATTTGTAGATTTTGAGAGGAGGTGAGAAGCATAAGCAAGAAATATGTTGTGTATGGATTTACTTAGGTATAAATTAAATTTTAACAATTATGAAAGGATGATTAAACAATTATGATTTCTAAACAAACAAATATACAACAAACTAAAAAAGATTATTGTATAATGTCTTTACAACTAGCTCAAATATTAATGAATAAAGGTTATGAATTACATAATACAGCACCAAATAAAAAATTCCCCAATCTAAATGTTTATTATTTTTACTACAATGATTTAATTGAGCAAGAAGTAAAATTATATGAACAAAACAATAAAAGAAATAAATTTAACAAAACATTTTCTAATCGTGTTTAGCGAGTAGGAGAACATTATTCTCTCTTATTAAGAATTAGTTACTCTTATTACACCTTATTAGGCGTACTGGATTTAACACGGGTAAAGTTAGGGATACCTTAGATTAGGCGTACCAGATTTAGTACGGGTAAAATTTTACCTTATTTATGGATTAAAATTTAGCAAAGGACAGTGAATTAACATTAAACAAATAAACAAAGAACAAGATAGAGAATTTTCCAAGATTCCAAATAAGCTTTTCTATACTAAAGATGAAGGAGAGAAAAGTATTTTAGAAAAATCAGACTTTAATGAAAAAGCATTATGCATTTTAGATTATCTATATATGGGAACTGATAGAAGAGGTATAATTAGATTTACAATTGAAAACATGATAAAACAATGTAGATTTAAAATAAGAACTGGAGAAAAAGAATCGGCATCTCAATTTAAAAAGATATTACATATGTTGCAAAGACAATCAATAATACAAATTCTATCAGACAATGAAAATTTAACATATAGCCCACTGATAGAAAATTATAAACTAAAAGATTTAATTATGTGTTCTTTAATGATAGATTTGACCGAACAATTTGTTTTATTAGATGCAAAAGAGAAAGATAAAATATATGGATATGATGAAGAGAAAATAAATCATTTAAGACTTTTATTATATTATTGTTACTTGAAATGTAGAATACATAAACGTAAAAAAGGTGATGAATTAGTTAAGTCAGGAGGTAGGGCAGAAGTATCATATCCAACATTTGAAAGAATTAATAAAGATTTAGGTCTTACAGATGATACAATTGACAAATATAATAAGATTCTAGTTGCTTTAGATATGATAAGATATAAGTCAGCAGGAACTTGGTACTATAAGACAGATCCTAATAAAATAGTAAGAGAAAGTGTTAATTTTTATGCTTTATTTACTGATGAAGAAAATACACAGCATCATTTAAAAGAAGGAATAAAATTCTTTAAGAATATGGAAAGAAATTCTGACAAAGTGTTTACAGGAAAAAAGGATTATAAAAATAATAATAAAGTGTTAAATGGTGAGCTTGGGTCTATTATTAAGAAAGAGAAGAAAGGCACTGCTACAGCAGAGGATATTATTAGAAAGAATCAGATTATATTTTCTATTACTGCCAATGAAGAGCAACATGGTATTCAAGCATTGCTAGATTCAAATCCTGATACATTACTTTCTGATATTTATAGTAGTTTTGGTAGTGAAAATAAAGCAGATAAATATTATGAATTAGAGGAGTCATTAGGATTACTTGACACTGGTAAGGAGTTTGGTGTTGATTTTAAGTATTATAAATGGATAATGATGAATTATGATAAAGAAGAGCATGATAAATTTGTACATTGCGTTAATAATAAAAAGAAAGCTCAATTAACGAACGATGATATAATATATTTTGCCGATCTAAAACCACAAAAACATAAGGGATTTGGTCAAAAGATATAGAGGAAGTAACAGAGGAAAAGCCAGAACCATTTGATGATTGGTTTGAAGATGATGATAATTATGAATACGAAATGACAGAAGATGATATTCAAGCAATGCATGAGATAGAACAATTAAATCGTGCTCAAATTCCAGATGATGTATTAAGAGAAATAGAAAGAATGGAAAATGACAACGAAGATGATGATTTATTTAGTTAAGTGATAGTCAGGGGCGGTAACTCCGTCCCAAATAATTCCCTACAATATACGTGGGAGGTGAGATTAATGAATATGGATGAAGTATATAATAAATTAGGTTATAAGAATCGTATGGATTATATCGTTGGTATGAGTAAGATAATGAATTCTTCCTTAGAAAAAGATATTAAAAGATGTGATAATGATAAGTTTGATAAATTTATGCTTTTTCTTTCAAGTAATGAAGATTTTGAATATGTTCCATTGAGTGAAATATTAAAATAAAGGAGATAAAACAAAAATGATCACACAATTACCAAACGGAATCCGCATAATAACTTTAGGTGAAAATAATACTCAAGTCAGTCAAGTTGTTCATAAAGATGAAACAGAATCAAAAGGAATATGTTTTTGCAATAGTTTCTTAGAAAATGGCAAACCTTCAAATGATGGTGTAATTATTAATATTGTTAATATTGAAGGCGTAGTGAGTTATATTAAAGCATTATCAGACATGTTAGCAACATGGGAAATTGAAGGTGCAGAGAAGGAATTAGAATTATTGAGAAAGAGTTTGGAGGAATTAAGACAATGAATAAGATTACATACAATAATAAAACAATAAATACTACTTCAAAAGGTGTATTTATAGACGATATTTTTGTTCCTTATAAGAAAGGAATGAAGGGTAATTCAACTTCAATTATCAATGGGAAATTTATGTTGATGGATATGAGCTTAAAGCAGGAAAATGGAAGAGAACATTTATGTCATTATGGAATTTAATATTTTAAGGAGGAGACAAAAAACCATGCTAAAATTCATAGGTACAGGTTCAGCATTCAATACTAAATTAGGAAATACTTCAGCATATATAAAAGAAAATAATACATTATTACTCATTGATTGCGGTGAATTAACTTTTAATAGAATCTTAAAACTAAATCTATTATCAGATGTAAATGAAGTACATATTGCAGTAACTCATTGTCATCCAGATCATATAGGTAGTCTAGGGAGTTTCATATTTTATTGTCATTTCATCAAGAATATTAAACCAACATTCCATGCTGCTAATTCTGATTTTATTGAATTGCTTGAGATTATGGGAGTTACAGAAGATCATTGTGAATTTGATAATTGTGTTGTGAATCAATATGCAGAAATAAATAAATTAAATCTTCAAATGCTATTTATACCAACTAAACATGTCAAGGAAATAACTTCTTTCGGAATATTAATTCTCAATCTAAATACAAGGAAGAGTTCTTATTATAGTGGTGATAGCAATTCTATTCCTAAATCTATTTTATACGGATTGGAATGTGGCGAACTTCATTATTTGTATCAAGATACTTGTAAAGCTGATTATGATGGAAATGTTCATTTGTCATTGAGAAAATTATGTGAACTTATTCCAATGGAATATCGAGATAGAGTGTATATTATGCACACTGATGAAGGTTTTGATTTTGATGAAGCAGAGGGATTAGGATTTAAGGTTGCAGAGATTGAGAAGGGAAGTGATTAAACAATGAATAATTCTACATTAATCATAGATGCACTACACCAAGTTAATTTTCTATTTGATCTGGAAGATGCAACAGGAGATTTTCCAGAACCGGAATGGCTAGAGGCCAAAAGATTAGTTAAGTTGGCATTAGAAGAATTAAAGGAGATGGATAAATAAATGAGCAAAAACATATCAAATTACACAAGAAAACAAAATATTAAAAATATACTCGATAAAATCATAATCAAAATATTCGATATGATTCTCTATCCACTAAGATATATCTATAAACATAAATATGATGGTTCTGAATTACAGTCCAAAAGAAAAGTCAAGAAAGCATATAAGAAGTTAAAGAATGATATTTACAAAGAATTATTATGTGAAGATCATATTTATATTACTGATTCTTTTGTAGGTTCAGACAATGATGGCTTAAATATAGTTTCAATAAGTGAGTATTATACTCTATTGCATTTTTCAAAGAAAACTTCTAAGGTTATATTTAATGAAATAGAAGAGATTTTAAGAGCAGATGAGAGTTTAGTAGTTGAGAGCGTTAAAGTTAAGGATGTGTTTAAATATGGTTGTTATAAGGAAGACAGTAGAGTTATTAAGGTTATGATTATTGATAAGGAGGAGAAATAAACTATGAATAATATTGCTTTTACTGAAGAACTTAAATTATTACTAAACAAATATAATGTTTCTATTGTTAAAAATGAAGATGGATGTTTTTGGTTTGATGAAAATGGTGTTCCTATTTTGTTTGCACCAATGCAATACTCATAAAAGGCATGTTCGGAAAGTAAATTATACAAAAATAAAAGAGGAGAGATAAAAATTATGGCATTTTATTCATTACCACTAGAGAAAAACAATGTAAAAGTACCAGAGGAATATTGCTATTTAGTAATAGTAAAATATCAAGAGGATAATTTCAAACCGTCAAAAGGTAAAAAATTATCTGCTGAAGAATCAAAAAATAAAAAAGGAAAACTTCTCGCACAGCAAGAAACTATTAAACAATTGGATACCGGTTACTGTAACATACATAATCGAAAAATTGAACTAAGCACAATTTTTGATTCATTCTTTGTAGGATATTTAGATAAATATGATAACCATCTAATCTATAAAATCAAACCTCTTGCTTCTAATGAAATTTCAAAAAGTTATGATTCACAAAAAAGATTTGAAGTTTCAGAGTTTGATGTGGTCAAAAAGTTTAAAGACAAAAGTGAAATTATTCAACAAATACACAAAGATAAATTACTACCTGAGTTTTCTGCCATAATGTTTGACAAATTATCTTATACAAATGCAGAACATAGAGAAAAGTTATTTGCTTATTTTCAATATATTAATAATGTATTTAAAGATTTAGAAATATCATTGGCAGATATATTATTAAGCAATGATTATAATATGGCATTTAGAGGTAAATTTAAGAAAAATGATACTGGTGAATCGACAAAAGAAAATATTAGATATCTACTTGACAATAAATATATTAAATATTTTAAGGAAGGAGATTATTATCAAGTAAAATTAATAGTTGGTTTAGTAGATTGTGGATTATTTGATGTAGCTTTAGAATGTATAAAATTGTTAGACGAGCGCGATGTTGAAGAATTGAAAAAGAATAAGGATTTTGATATCGCTTTGAAAAAATGGTCTATGGATGAGGCCGTTAAGGAAATTATCAATGTTCTAGGAATTAAATTAAGTGGCATGACTTTGACTGTAAAGGAGTATATGGATTATGGCGAAGATCGAATTATAGAAACTGAGATATTTGATAATATTGGAGATATAAAGACACATTTGATTAAGAAATATGATGTTCCATTTGAAAGAGTGATGAGTAAGGATATTGATGGGTTGGAATGGGATGGTTTTGAGTTTAGGGTAAGTTAGGGTAATTTGTATTGGTATTGTATAGTAATTTGTACGATACCAATATTCTATCAAATGAATGTCTGGTTTTATTTGGTATAAAATAAATAATAAGGGAGAGATTATTAATGAGAGATGTTAAATTCAGAGCATGGGCTGAACACACAATAGATAATCGATGGAATTATGCATGGAATAAATCTGAAGAAGTATTTTCAAAAACTGAACCCTCAAAACATTCACAAGAATGGAGCGAGTGGTATGATAAAAAAGAAGATTATAGAAATGAATTGTTAATGGAATGGGATTCTCAATTTATAGTCGATAGATATGTAAAAGAAAAAGCTATGATTACAAATATTATGGTTAATGGAACAGTACAAAGGCCACATGGGTATGAGATTATCGATATTATGCAATTTTCAGGATTAAAAGATCAAAGCAATAATAAAAATGAAGTGTATGAAGGTGATATTGTTGAGGAAATTGGATGGCAAGGTGATTATTATGTAGTCGAATTTATTGATTGTGCTTTTTATGCAATATCATTGAAGAGATACGTTCCAGCAGGAATACGTACAAGGTATGTTAAATTAGATGAATTGATGAATATTCAAGTTGTTGGAAATAAATATGAAAATATAGAATTATTGGAAGGAGATAAATAATATGTTTATAGAAAAGGTAATCACTAAAACCATCTTTGATCCTGAAGTTTTTAAAATAGGAACAAAAATACATGCAAAATATCAATGTGCAATCAGTGACGATTATAAATATTGGGAATATGATTTTAATGGAATTGTTAAATCTTATGATGAGGACATTATATGGTTAGAAGATCCAGATGATAGAGATTACAATGTATTTTCTGATGAATCGCGTCCTAGACGATATAAAATTGAATTGCAGTTAGTTAAAATGGGATTTTGGGTATTAGAGTTTTAACTCCTTTCAAATCCATATTTCCTCGTACTTTAAGAACCATGAAACCATTATGTAACCCAATTCTTAATTTTAGAAATTATTAAAAAGAGGTGAATGCTTATAATAAATCATAAGTATTACAATAAATGGAATCTTAATATATAAAATAGTTAAGTATCAATAAATAAAATATAGAAAGAGGTTGATTATATGGAAGAAAAAGTAATAATTTTGCCAGAGAGAGAGAGAGTCTACAACTAAATAAAACGTATAATATGGATTGCACCAAAGGACTAGAGCAAATGTATAAAGAAGGAATTGTAGCAAATTGTATTGTAACTGATCCTCCTTATGGAATAAACTTTAGCACAAATCATAGAAAGAAAAATACGTTAACAACACAAAAAGGCATTCTTAATGATAAAGACAATAATGACTTTCTAGAAAATATAATTGATTTATCATATAAGGTATTGAAAGACAATGCACATATTTATTGGTTTACTCGTTGGGATAAAGTACCTGAGCATTTAGTGTTGTTAAGGAAATATTATAATGTTAAAAATGCTTTAATATGGGTTAAAAATAATTGGTCGATGGGTGATTTAACTGGTGCATATGCAGGGCAATATGAAGTAATTTTGTTTGGTCAAAAAGGTAGAAAAGAACTAAATGAAATTGATGGTCGAAAAAGACATACAGATATATTGAATTATAATAGAGTATCGGGTAAGGAGCAAATACATAGTCATCAAAAACCAATAGATTTATTACAGTTTTTGATCAAGAAGTCCACTGTTGAAGGCGAAGTAATATTAGATCCATTTGCTGGTGCGAGGTCAACAGAGATAGCTTCTAAGTGCTGTGGTAGGCAATACATAGGATTTGAATTTGATAAAGAGATATATGATTTAAGTTTGAGTAGATTAATTAATTTGTAATACATATAAACATAAAAATAATTATTATACACTACTTGATATTTACCTATTGAGTGGTGTATAATAGTATTAAGAAGTAAATCAAAGGAGTGAAGTAAATGAAAGTAAAAATCCTAAAAGATGGCGAAAATGACAGAATGGTTATATTAAACGTCTTAGATTGGAGTGAAGTTCAGGTTAGTGATTTGATAGGTAAAAAGATTGTTGATATAACTCTTGATAATAAATATGAGGAAACAACTTTGGAACTAGAATAATCCCAAGAAATTATATTTTTAAAGGTAGGTGATAAATTAAATGAACGGAGATAGAGAGTGTCCTCACTGCGGAGAAATGAGTTTATTCGAACAGGGTTTAAATCAATGGTTATGTGTAATTTGTGGTAGAGAGTTTGATGATGAATGGTTAGAAGGAGAAGAATAATATGGATTTAAACAAATTTAAACTAAACGAACTGATTGAAGAAATAGAGTATCTGAAAGAAGCAGAGGAATTATTATTGCAAATATATACAAATGTTGGCGTATATAATCTAGAAGTTTTAGATAATAAATTAGACTACCCACGACCATTATCTACGAGAATAAGAGATCATTTTAAATTTGACGATAGTGAATAAAATGTTGCTTTTAAACTATAAAATCAATTGAAAGGAAAGTGTAAAATGAGATATTTTGAAGTAATAATGAAAAGCGGAGAAAAGAATTATCTCTCATATGACGTTGTAGAAATTCAAAGAGAAGAAATATCGGAAATTATTCAAGAAATTGATAGGAATGATTTTTTAAGAGAAAAAGAAGGAATATGTGAAGAATTACTATGTCATTCATGCGAAGAAAATAAATGCAGTGTTATTTAATACGAAGAAATATATTTAAATAAAAGGAGTGCAAAAGTAAATGAAGAAATTATGTGTTGTATGTGGTCAAGAAATAGACACAAAGGAACAGCCATATTTTAAATTTGGCTCTAAATATATTTGTGATGATACTGTGGATGTAGGGTGTTGCACCACATTTTTGAGTTGGCATAGAAAGAATGAAGATAAAACTGAATAAAATGGCACTTTCCAAGTATTTATAAAATGAGGTGAATGAAATGGATAAGAAATATATATAGTAAAAGTAGTAGACGATAGTGATGAAACAATTTTAACATTACTTGATTTTGGAACAGTAAATTATTCATCAAAATTAATTAATGTTTGTAGTATTATTATGGATTCAAAAAACGTTAGTAAATTAAGAAAATGCAAATGCGTTTTGTCTGTTAGAGAAAGTAGATCAGGTAAGTGGTTGGATGGAATTAAAAAAGAAAGGGATTGAATATAATATGAAAATCAGTGAGGCAGAATTTATCAGCAAATGCATGGAATCTAATGAATGTACTCTTGAAGAATTTCATGAATATTATGAAGTCTTTCCTTGTAATTGTGAATATGAAAACTGTGAAGGATGGAGGAATGAATTAAAAGAAGATGCAGTAAGGAAATTTTATGAAAATAGTAAAAAAGATCAAATCAAATGATGTTTTTAAAGGTATGAAAGGAGAGTAAAAATGTTTAAAGTTATGGAAAAATGTTATGTAGAACATTGTGTTGATGGTTCAATGGCAAAGCTAGTATATGGAATATTAGAAGATAGCTGCTAAAAATTATGAGTCATATGGTAATGAGTAAAGGAGAGAAAATAAATGAAATTGATTAATATGAAATGCCTTTTCCATAAAAAACTTACAATACATGTTACTCATAATGAATGTGACGCGATGAGTTGTTATGGTTGTAAATATTTGATAGATCAATATTCAAATCATGTAGAGCAAGAAGAAGAACATGATTCTGAACCTTGGAATCCATTTGAAGATTAATTATGCTTTAAAATCATACATTGAAAGAAGTTTTTATAAATGGAAGAACCAGAACTAACTGAAGAAGTGTTAAAACGAATCACAAATAGAATTCCTTGGTTTTTCTATATCCTAGAGGGACGTATTAACGGTTTTGATCAAGATATTGAAGAAATAAGACAATTACATGGAGAAAACAATCATTGGGAAGATTTTACTAGAGGACAACATAATGCATTTAAAGAAGCATGGAGTTTGTTGTTAGGTGATTAACAGATTATTCTTGACTATACTTTGATTTGAATATAAACTTAATCAAAAGACTAGGAGTAATCATGAAAAGAAGCATAGAATGGCAAAACACACGTAATGCTAATTATATCAATATTCATAAAAGAGTATCTAATGTTTCTCCAGGAATTGTAAGTAAATTAGGATACAATGAATCAGATAGGGCAATTATAGGATTTTCAGATGATGGACAATTTCTATACATTAAAAAATCAGACAATGGTTTGAAATTGTCTATCATCAATGAAAGAAGTTTTGGAAGAACATTTGCTTCAATTGCTCTTATTAAGAATTTTGGTGATATTATTGGTACTTATGAGTATGATAGAGTTGATAATGAAGGTGTAGTGGTGTTAAGGAAATTATAAGGAGGTAATTATGAAAAATTATAAAGAAATATTACTAAATACCCTATCAGATGATAATCTTGATCTAGAATCAGGAATCCCATCACTTAATAAACCACTTTTAGATTTTACAAAAAATTATCTAGAATTACGATTCTCAAATAATCTAAAGCAATACAATAATGATGAATCAAAAGCATATGATTTATTTTCTGCTAAGAAAGCAATGGAATATTTTAATATTTATGTTGAGGAATTATTCTTTTTAACAAGAGACAAAACTGATGGGAATTATTATGAACGAAAATTTCTCAGACAATTAATTCATTTGTTAAATTTAACGATTTTAGAGGTTGAAAATGGTGAGTAAGGTGATTATATGATTTATCATGTCAGTTGGCTAGAAAGTGCCATTGTGAAACTTAGAGAGGATAATACTAAGGTTAGTGCTGTGAATGGCAACATGACTATTGAGGAATTTATTAGAGAGTTTTGTGGTGAAGAATTGGATAAGAGTGTTAAATGTTAGAGAGAGGGATGATTATAATGAATTTAGAACAAGCAATTTCAATAGCATCATTGGCCCATGAAGGACAATTAGATAAAGGTGGAGAACCATATATTTTACATCCTTTAAGGGTTATGATGAAACTTAAAGACGAGAAGCAAAGAATTGTGGCTGTATTGCATGATGTAATAGAGGATACGGATATTACTAGTTTTTATTTATTAAAACAAGGATTTGATTATGAATTAACTAATCACATTTTGACTTTAACTAGACGTAAAGATGAAAATTATGATGAATATATTAACCGTATAAGTAAGGATGAATTTGCTATACAAATTAAGTTAGCAGACTTAGAAGACAATATGGATATGTCTAGGATTAAGAAACCTACAGGTAAGGACCATGAGCGTGTGGAGAAGTATGGCAAAGCAAGAGAAAGATTGATGAATGCTTTAGTTTATGTTCAATAAATAAAATAGAAAGGAAGATTAAATTTGACAAGAAGTGAATACCATCAATTATTATGGGAAAAATATCATAGAATAGAAAATAATATTGTAGAAAGGAGGTGTACCTCTTGCGAAGAATGGCAACAAGAAAATGTAGAAAATTTTTATCTAAAGAATAAATCAAACCCAGAATTAGGATTTTTGCCAGAGTGCAAAGAATGTACTATAAAAAGAACCAATAAAAACAGAAGCGATAAATATGATGATTATTATAGAGATTACAACAAGCAAATTTATTTAAAAGATCCCGAAAAATTTAAAGAACGTGATAAAATTAACGTAAGTAATAAACCGGAACAATATAAAGAAAAGAAAAAGAAATGGAGACAAAACCATCCTGAAAAGTGCAGAGAATACTCTAAGTTACATAGAGTGCATGATATCACAGAAGCAGAATGGAGATCATGTTTAAGAGTGTTCGGCAATACTTGTGCTTATTGCGGATTACCAATTGAAAAACACACATTTTACAGAAATGGCAAATACATAATTATGAACTTTCACAAAGAACATGTGGATGATGAAGGATATAATGATTTGAGAAACGCGGTTCCTGCTTGTCAACATTGTAATAGTAGTAAGCGTCAGTACTCAATTGAAGAATGGTATTTTAAACAAAAATTCTTTTCTATTGACAGATATATAAAAATACTTTGGTGGATCAACGAAGAGTATAAAGACTATATAGAGGATAAGCCGCCTTACAGAATTATTAGAAAGCAAAATGACGATAAGAAGAGTTTTCATTGGCAATTGTGGATTGTTGATGAGTACAGAAATATGATAGAATATATACATATAGGTGACAAGAAAAAAGATATACAAAAATGGATTGAAGTTAATAAAGCAGAATTAGAAGAGGAATTTGAGTGGGAATTATAGGTATGTCTTATAAATAAAGTTTCCACTTGCAATTAAAAAGGAGAGTATATATGAGTGACCATAAAAACAAAATCTTTATGATTTCAGATCCTCATTTCCATCATCAAAAAATTATTAAGTATGAGAATAGACCATTTGAAAATGCTGAACAAATGACTAAGACAATTATTAAAAACTGGAGTAAAGTTGTTAAGAGAGATGACGAAGTTTTCTGTTTAGGAGATGTATGTTTTAAAAATAAAGAAGTCACAACTGAGATTGTGCAACAATTAAATGGAATTAAAACTTTAATCTTAGGAAATCATGATAGATCAAAGTCAGTAACTTGGTGGAAGGGATGCGGATTTCAAGAAGTAAGTAAATATCCTATCATTGTTGGTGAGTTTTATATTCTATCACATGAGCCTATTTATTTAACTGAAGCAATGCCTTACGCAAATATACATGGACATATTCATCATTTAAAATATGAGAGTAAGCAATATTTTAATGTTAGCGTTGAATGTATTGATTATACTCCTATGGATTTTGAAGATATTAAGAAGGAAATATTGATTAGGAATATGGAGGATAAGTAAATGGCATTATTAAATCTTGAAGAATTATTAAAAGAGGTAGAAGAAACAGATTGTAAACTCCCTCCTCATTTTATTGACGGTGAGGAATACGAGGAGTGGCTTAGAAAAGAATTAATCAAAGATAATAAGTAGCCCCAGAAAAAACGCATTTTATCTTTATTTAAGATTGGGAAAGTGGAGCATATATGAGTATATAGTAGCATGAAGGAGATTGACAAATGAAAGAAAACGAATTATCAATTCAAGGAACTATTAACAGTTTAATTAAACTGAGAAAAGATTATATGGGTGCAGGAGGATGTTCAATGACCCATATGGACATTAACCAAGAAAAATTAAAGGTACTAAGGAACGCTATTGAATTGTTGAATAAATTATTAGTTTTGCAGAAATAAATCGGTGAATTCATAAGAGGAGGAATTTATAATGGCAGGGTGTGGAATTAGACGAAATTGTGAGAATTGCAATAATCAAGTAGAGGTTAAACAATATATTTATTATTGCAAATTTGGAGAAAAGGCTTTTCAGGAATGTCAGATAGAATATCCTAAAGATTTAAAAGCAGGGAAACTTTATGACCAAACACAGAAAGATTTTATTTTAGAAAAAGATCGTTTTGTGTTATTAGAGGGTTATTAATATCCTATATAAATAAATTATAATATAATTAGAAAGGATTTGTATGATGATTATGAAATTATTAATGTATAAAAATTGTGGAGATGTTTTTAACCTTGACTATGAAGAAAAATATTGTAAATGTAAAGGAGTTGTAGGCAAATATTTAGACAATCTAAATGCCGAATATCATGGAGACGATGCTATCCCATTAGGTTTTGCAAACAATAGTATATCTGTAGCTATTAAAAGCCAACCACTAAATGGAATGGGATATAATTTTAATGCTTTTGTTATTCCTAAAGAATGTGATACTTTTGTTAGAAAATAAATCAATAAGTCAACAAGTTCGTTGTGTCATAGTACTAGAAAATTATTCCACATTAAAGTATAATAAGTTATGGGGTGAAAATAATGCAAGTAGAAATTATTTATACAAATGAAACGGGAAAATGGTTGTGGGCAATTCAAATGTATGATACAGATGTTTGGATTGATGCTTTTGATATAAGAGATGATGCAATTGAGCATTGTAGAAAATATGGTCATAAAATTATTAGAATTATTGGGGAAGGAGAATGAGTAATTGAAAACAGATATTAAAAAAGTAGGTTTCTGGTGGAAATGGAATGAGTATTGTAATAATTGTGGTAGAAAGATTAGAGATTATGATGAATCCTCTTCAAGTGCTGAACCGGATGTAAATAAGGAAGATTATTGTTTAGAGTGCATGAGAAAGAAATTAGATGGCGGTATTAAATTGTAAAATAAATATTTATAAACTATTGACGTAATAGTTGGGTATATGGTATGATATGGGTAAGAAGAAATTTGAGGAGGATATTAGATTATGGAGTTAAACACAATCAAAAATCTAACAGACGACGAATTAAAAATTTGTTTTGATGAAATAGCTGATTATAGGCAAAAGGGAATTATGTCAATAGATACTTTAACAAGAAAAGTCAGAAGTGATATTGCAAAAGAGATTGGCGTAATTTCTTGGGACTTAGGATGTGATTCTACTAGCAATTACATTATGTTTGAGATTGCTAAAAGGCATTATGGAGTATCTTGAATTAAATACTCCTCCCTTAAAATATTGAGAGGTGGAATTAATTATGTCAGAGAATCTTAAACCTGAATGTAAATTAGCTGGTATAAATGGTAATGTATTTAACATAATTGGAACTGTATCCAAAACATTAAGAAATGCAGGATTAAGAGATAAAGCAGTTGAGTTTTCGGATAGAGCAGTACAGCAGGAAAGTTATGATGCTGTTTTAAGATTGTGTTTTGAATATGTTGATGTTTGTTAGATTATTTATCTAACTTTAATTTGCCCAAATCACCTGTGCTGAGATGCGAAAGGTGAGCTAATCTTGTGCCTAGTCAACACAAGACAGTTGAAGTGTTATGGCAAACATCCAATTGTGCAATCAGGATTGGATGAAGACGCTCCTTCCCCAAGGAAATGAACTTAGGGGAATTATTTTAAAATTGAGAGGTGGGACACATATGGAAAAGAGACACCAATTAGTAGGATATAGTAAAATTGAAGACAGAGAACATTCATTAATGAAATTCAATAGCTATGCAGACTTCAAGGAAAATCTTATTGATCGGGAAGATTTAGAAGGATATACTGATTATATAGTCATTTAATATTGTAAATAAACTTAAAAAGATGGTTAGTGGATATTTTGCTTATGACAGGACACGTTAAATGACGTATTTTAAGTTAAGTTAAGTTGAGAGAGGAGGATTCATTTTATGGAACAAAAAGTTTATTGTACTGAGTGTGAATATTTAAAGGATGAAGATGCAGATATCTATAGTGGTAAAGATGATATCATGTATAAGAGTGGAATAAAAGTTATTTTTACATGCTCTAAACACAATGATCGTTTACTAAATCTATATAGTAATGTTATTTGTCCGTGTAATAAATGTAATGGCAAAGACTTTGAATTTTATACTACAGGGTCTAAAAGGTTAAAACCTAATGTGTTATATTAAGTGCAAAAGGTGGTGTAATAAATGTCTAGAAATATTCCATTGGGGAACTTAAATGTATTGGCAGATATTAGTTATACTAATGTATTAGATAAATATATAATAGGACTTCATATAGGAAGTATCTATACGATCCTAAATGAGAAATTTAATTCAGAAAAAGAGGCTATGGATTATATATTTAAGAATTTTTAAAATCCTAGCAAACGTGAACTTTAATGGAAAGAAGATGATTAAAAATGTTTGTTGTTACAACGGATACTTATGGAGAAAGATATTATATAATGGAACAATTGCCAGTTAAATGGACTAAGGAGTTGAATAGAGCAGTCTTGTATGAATTTGTAGCAGAGATACCACCATTGGAAAGTGATTTTGATTATATAGTTAAAGTAGAACATGATGAAAATGGTAAATTATATATATCACACGAAAATTAAGTTTAAATTGAAGGAGTTGTACATATTGTATCAATCAATGCATGAAATTTTAAAAGAAGGTAAGGTTGGTAAATTTGAATTAAAGAAGTTTACTATTGGTAATAGTGATTTACGTGCTATGATGGATGGTATTCCAACAGGTGATTATATTAAGCTTCAGAATCCATGTGATGTTATTATGTCAAATACATCTATGGAGAAAAGAAGTAATGCTAGATTTGTTATGGACGTTCATGGAGATGTTTTTATAGCAGGATTAGGAATAGGGTTAATAGTATTGCCTATTCAAGACAAAGAAGAAGTAAAATCTATTACTATTTTAGAAAAGTATCCTGAAGTAATTGAATTAGTTGGTAAACAATTACATTTAAATGAAAAGGTAAAGATTATTCAAGGCGATGTATTTGATTATGAATTTCCAAAAGGAACTAAATTTGATACTTTATATTTTGATATTTGGAATTATGTGAATTCAGATGTTTATGAGAAAGAAATGAAGGTATTGAAGAAAAAATATAGGAAGTATAAAAGATCATTAAAAGATAATCCAAATGCTTTTATTAAATGTTGGGCAGAATATGAGGCCAGATATGATAAACCATTGAGATAGATTCCGATAAATTTATTCTTTTCTGGGATTTAGGAGAGGAAGTTAGATATGAATTGTCAATGTGATAATACTTTAGAGTTTACAGATAATAGTATTAAATCTAAAAATGGCAGACATGGAAAAGTGATTCCTATTTATTATTGTAGTTCATGTAATGTTGTTTACGATGGATACGAATTAGATTGTAATAATGAATATATCCTTGCAGAAAAGAAGTATATTAAATGGTTTAAAAAATAAATTGAAAAGAGGTTTTAGATAATGCCAATAAAAATTGAAGGATTTAATCATTGTGGATGGTCTATAAATATATTTTACAGTGATACAAGATGTGAGCATTTAAATAAAAACAATACTCGTTGCTTAAAGTATGACAAAAAGCTAATAGAGGATGAAGGCACTGATCCTTGGACTTGCAGGGATGGATTTTCGGTGTTAAGGTGTGACGAATGTAAATTGGAATATCCAAGAGGCGAGTAGACTTTAGTATAATGCAAATATAAATATTGTAATATTCTTTCTAGTGTGTTACAATATTTATATTAAAGGCATAGGAGGCAATACATAATGATCAGACACGTAGGATTCGCTTGTATGAGTAAAAAATGCAATACAAAATATCAAACCTTCAGATTAGCTTCATTTAGCGAATACAGATTAAAACAAGCAATTACTCATAATATCAATGAAACTGAGCGTACTATTCAACATTGTATATCTAAAGGAATTAAATTATTTAGACTAAGCTCTGATTTAGTTCCATTTGCTGCTCATAAGATTATGCAAGATATTGATTATATGAGTTGGATGCAGTCAGATTTGCAAAGGATTGGTGATATAGCAAAAAATAATAATATGCTATTATCAATGCATCCATCTCAAATGTGCTGTATAAACAGTCCAAAACAAGATGTAGTAAATAATTCTATCAAAGATTTGATGTATCATTATGACATTCTTAATGCTATGGGCCTTACTGATTTTAATATCATTATTCATGTTGGTGGAGTTTATGGGAATAAGCCGGAAGCTATGAAGAGATTTATTAATGTTTTTAATTGTTTACCTGTTGATTTAAGGAATCATATTTTGCTAGAAAATGATGACAAAAGTTATACAATAAGTGATATAATGGAAATACACAAGGAAACTGGTGTGAGGGTTGTGTTTGATTATCACCATTATGTTTGTAATAATGATGGTACAGAATTGGACTTAGAGGCTATATTTGCTACTTGTGGGGCTGGTAATGTACCTAAGATACATCTTAGTTCACCTAAGAGTATTAAGGAGTTCAGAAGCCATTCTGATATGATTGATTTTGATTATTGTAAAGATTTCTTTAAGAAGTATAAGGGATTAGAATTTGATGTAATGATTGAGGCGAAGGATAAGGATTTAGCTGTAGATAAGTTTATTGAGGATTATAGAAGGGAGATAGAAAGATGAAAATTATATGTAATGAGAGTGAAAAGAAGTGGTTAATAAAAGCATTAGAGAATAGTGAATATGGGTGTCCTAAAGTTCATTCATTGTCAAGATGTTTGATACAAGAAACTGATGGTTGTTTAACTTCTACTTTTGAAAATTGTATAGTTAATCAAATAGAATTTGTAGTACAATAAATGATAAGTAAGGAGATTATACAGTAGTGGATATATTTGATAGAATTCAAGAATTAAACAAAAAAGGTATAATTCTTGATTGTATAGCTGTTAATCAAATAGATAATGGTAATGAACAAGGTGTTAAAAATGGAGCATTTCCTTTAATAACTTATACGGTAGAAGTAATGGATACTTCATTAGGTGAAATGTTTTATACAGAATCGTGTGATTCATTTAAAGAAGCTATTTATTCAGGAGTAAAATTCGCAGAAGAAAAATAGTGTATATAGGAGGAGATTAGAATAATGTTTCACATTTATAAAAGAGATGATAATGGAAATGAAACTAAATTAGAATTTATTAAAATAGAATCTACCAAGCAAGATGCAATTAAAACATGTCAAGAATTAAATATTGAATATTTTGGAACTGCTTACGCTCCATATTGTTATTTTGAAAAGTAATCCCATAAAGGTGTGGTTTTAATCTAAGTGAGAAAGTAGTGAATTTTACATGAAGAAAAAATATGAGTATGATATTGGTGATGGTTTTAAATTTGTTTTAGAAGCAAATTCTCAAGAAGAAGCTGATGAACAATTAAAAGGTTATGATAAGTTTTTTAAAGATTTTGGTAGAGTTACAAAAGTAATTCTAAATGATATGGTAGATGAATGAGATTTAGGAGGTAAAACAAATGGCATCAATAACTCTCAAAAACATAGCAGAGCATATTATGCTAGGTAATGCTAAAACCAGTGAAGAATTTAGTGATAAGATTAAAGGTCAATGGGAATATAGGAGTAATAAAAGTATTTCTGATGTAAATTTGGCAGTACAGAAAGGATTAAAACTAGGTAAAGGTAAATCAGAAAGGGAAATCGAATGTGTGGCTATGTATCTGGAAAGTGTTTTGAAGAAAGTTAAGGTTGTTAAGAAGGAGAGTGTTAAAGATGTTAAAATTTAAAATTGGAGACGAAGTGACAGTTGGTAAAATCGAATTTAAATTTGATGAATCTGAGGGCGAAGGAAGATTTATTGGTGGTGTTGGAGTAATTATTGAGGCAGTAGAAGGGATATCTCCTTATCAGATAAAGTTCTATGATAAAGGAACTCAGAAGGTTAATGAGAATATGGGAAGTAGATTATTTGAGGAATCTGAGTTATTTTTCTTGTAATTGGCATCAAAAAGTAAATTAAATGGAGGAATTATTGAAACGATGGATGGAAGAAGCATTGCTATATTAAAACTATATAATCAGCGTAATTACTCATTAAGTTGCTATGATATTGGAATTATTTTAGATGCACCTTCAATATCTATTTCAAATAATGTTGTTGAGTTACGTGAATTAGAATATATTGATGTTGATATGTTAGAAAAAGACAAACTACATGATAATTTTATTAGTTTGGACACAAAACTTCATATAACTCAATCTGGAAGATCATATTTGTTTGATTTAAAAGAAGATAAAAAGAATTTTATCATAAAATCTATCACAATTCCATTTATTGTTTCTATTGTAAGTTCTATAATTACAACTATAATTACTATAATGTTAAAGAAACCATAAAATCAAACCACTTCAATATCTAGTTTCGAAGTGGTGAAAAATTAATTAATAAATTATAATAAAGGAGAAATAAAAATTTGGGTAGGAATAGTAGAAATAATAAACAATATATAATGAATCATAGAATTAATAATGGAATCATAGAAAGAAGGTGCAGTAAATGCCAAGATTGGTTAGTAGAAGATATAAATAATTATTATATGAGAAACAAGAAGAAACCAGAGTTAGGATATTCACCAGAATGTAAAAAATGTGTTATTGAAAGATCAGCCATAATACAAAATAATAATAAAGAAAGGTCAGACCAATATAAAAGAAACTGGCGTAAGAAGAATAAAGAAAAAGCAAAGAAACAAAGTGCGGATTGGCATCAAACTCATAAAGAAAGAAGACAAGAAGACCTTAGACGTTTTGTAAGATTAAATCCAGAAAAAGTGAAAGAATATGGTCAAAATCATAGAATACACGATATAACTAAAAACGAGTGGGAATGTTGCTTGATAATTTTTGATCATAGATGCGTATATTGCGGAATATCAGAAGAAGAAAGTTTAAAAATATATAAACAAGTTTTACATAAAGATCATTATGATCCAAATGGAGTTAATAATCTAAGTAATGCAGTACCAGCTTGTAAAATGTGTAATAGTTTTAAACATCAAGACGATGCAGAAATATGGTTTAGATCACAAGAATTTTTTGATGAAGATAGTTTGGAGCATATTAAATGGTGGATTACAGAGGGTTATAAAGAATTTATTGAAGATAAACCACCCTACAGAATAACTAAGAAACAAAATGAAGATAATAAGAAATTCCACTGGGAATTATGGACAGTGGATGAGAAAAGAAATATAGTGGAGTGTATACATAGGGTAGATAAGAAGAAGGATTTAGATTTGACATTAATACATAATTAATATATAATTATTATGATAAGAACAAAAACTAAGATTTGAAGGTAAATAGTATTTAGGAGGTTTTTATTATGAAGTCATTCAGTGATTTTAAGAATGAATATTTTGATAATGTAAGTAATAGTCATACATTTGCGATATTTAACAAAAGCACAGATAAATTTTTACAATATTATCAAATTGTAAAAGATAATGCAAATGGCAAGTATCGTATATTTGTAATTCCCCTATCTTTTATAAGGCCAGAAGCATTTGATTCTCAAATAGAAGCCGAAGAATGGATAAAACAAAAAGATGTTATTATTTCCAAAAAAGCATTTTTATCATATAGCTTAGAAAAAATTGAAGAGTGATACTTTCAAACTTTGATATTATAGGAATTAGGAGGAAACAATCGTGAGAGTTAAATTTAATGATAAAATATATTTATGTACAAAGGTAACACATACTCCAAATAGCAAACTATTGTTATTTACTACTTCTAATGGAATATATACTACTGATATGAAAACATTAGAAAACGCTAATACTTACTATAAAGACATACTGATTAATGGATATTTAGATGTGTCAGATTTTGAATACTGTAATTGATAAAATACTCAGTTGAAAATAGGAGGAACCAAATAAATGAAATTACTAAAATCTTCTCACTCAAAAACATTCCATTATGATAATGCAGAAGAAAGATTAAATCATATCTCAGAAATGGAATTACAAGGATGGACATGTAGCGGTCAAGTCAAGGAGTTTACTGGCAATTTGTGGTTTAAAGATGAAATAGAGGATGAAAGTAAATATTATTATGTTGGTAGATTTTATAAAGAGGAGAGATAGGAGAATATTTTGTGAATAAATATATTTGGGAAAAGTCTAATAAAGAAATATCAGAATATAATTCATACTATAGGTGTGACATTATTTTTACAAATGAAGTAATTTATAATGGCAAATTGTATTATTGTACACAGGATAATATTATAAATATCACTCCTTTAGATTATGATTGATATTTAATATACTTAACTTCCTAGTCATTATTTACATTAAATTTTAATAATTACATTTAATTTAACTCTATATTATTTAAAAATAAATATTTAAAGGAGATTATAATATGTATTATGTTTACACAATTTGTATGAAAAACGGTAAAGAATATAAAACTGAAGTCAAGCAAAATCTTAATGAATTAATAAATCAACTTATGCCAAAAGATCCTTATGAAATTAAAATATTTCATTGTAATTTATTCAATGGTGAAGGTGAGAGCGTAGCTATAATCGGGAGCGAAGTGTCAAGCATTGAATATCTTGTTACTAAAGAATCAATTTTGGCAAGTATGTAAATAATTATTTGACTTTGTTGGTTAGTATATGTTACAATAAATACATAAATAATTATTTAGGAGTGATACACAAATGGCATCAGGAGAGGGAATCAGAAGTTTTATACATAAGCATTCATTATCTACAAGTTATAAAATAATTCCAGAAGGAGATAGGAAAATTAATTATATTCCAAATATAAAATATGATTGTCCTGTTTGCGGTGGTCATAATATTGGTACAGTGATAGGTGGGAATAAATATTGTCAAGATTGTTGTATAGAATATGATAATATGGGTGAAATATTCTCTATTCAATGGAATGGTGAATTAGTGCCTTATTATGTAAATGAATTTATAGATTGTGAATAGGAGGATATATAATGATTTTTATTACTGGCGATACACATGGAAATGTAAAAAGGTTTAATATGGATAATTTTTCAATACAAAAAGAATTAACTAAAGAAGATTATATGATTATTACAGGTGATTTTGGTTTAGTATGGGATAATTCAAAAGAAGAAAAATATTGGCTAGACTGGTTAAATAAGAAAAGTTATGTTACTCTTTTTGTTGATGGAAACCACTCGAATCACTCAATATTAGATTCTCTTCCAGTTTCAATATGGAATGGTGGTAAAGTACATTTTATTAATGATAGCGTTATTCATTTAATGAGAGGTCAGGTTTTTAATATCAATGGCAAAAAGATATTTACATTTGGTGGAGCTGATTCTATTGACAAGCAACACAGAATTGAAGGTAAATCATGGTGGAAAAGAGAAATGCCATCACATGCCGAATATGAAGATGGATTAGATAATTTAGAAAAGCATGACTTTAATGTAGATTATGTTGTCTCACACGATTGTTCTACAAGTGTTTTTGAGAAATTAATGGCAGGGTTGTGGGTTAAGAATTTAACTTCAATTAACAAGTATTTTGAAGTCTTAGAAGATAAATTGAAGTATAAGCAATGGTACTTTGGGCATTATCATGAGGATCGGTGGATTGATGAGAAACATAGATTGATTTATCATGATATTGAGCTATTATAAGGGGAGTGAAAAATATGACAGACGAAGAGAAATTAAACTTATCTACAGAAGAAAAGCTTAAATTAGTTGCAGATCACATTGAAAATATGACAGATGAAGAATTCGAAAAAGAATGTGGACATCTTTTCATAGAAAAGGGTTCAATAGAAAGTCCTTGGCATCCATCTAAACAAAATAGTTTCTATCTTTGTTGGTATTGTGGAAAAGATGGTAATGCTCATTTATGTACAGATGGAATGGGTAGAGGTTTCTGTCCTGATTGTAGAGAAAGAGCAGAGAAGGAATTCTTAGATTGGGAACATCCTAAAGAAAGGGAGAGTTGGTAAGATGAATAGAGAAAAGAGTATGGTTCAAGTATGTATATCTATATTCTTTAATTATGGTTCATTGATTATGGCATGTATTAATGAATTTTATTATCATAAACCATTGGATGCATTAGTGTTTGTTCTTATTATTAATGCAATGTTTCTAAGGGAAATTAGTCATAAATTAAATAAGCGAACAATTATATAATTTCTTCCCGATTAAATGAAAATAAAGCTTGACACAAATCGATAAATAATATATACTAAACACAAGGTAAATCAAAAACATTACATAAGTTAAGAACTAAAGGATGTGAAACTGAATGTTGGTAAGTGGCCATACATAACTAAGCAAATCAAATTTATCTCAATCACGAATTACATTGAATTGTAAAATAAAATATATTGGAGGGTAAATAAAATGGAATTTAAACAATTAAAAACTTTAATGCAGGGAAACTTCAAAAATATTTCTAAGGATGCTACCCATTTATTCGAGGTAGAAGTTGATGCTGAGTATATGTGGTCAAAAATTTACCTCGATAGCTTTCCCAAAGGCACAAATGAAATGTTTAGAAATAGAAGAGAGTATGATTGTAGTTGTTGTAGGAATTTTATTAAAAACATTGGAAATGCTGTTGTTATTAAAGACAATAAAATTACAACCATTTGGGATTTTGAAACAAATGATTCTACATTTCAACCAGTAATTAATGCTTTATCTAAATATATTAAATCTCAAGTTGTTTCAGATATCTATGTTACTAAATTCAAAAAGATTGGAACAGATAAAAACTTTGAAAAAGGTGTAAATGGAAACATTACTGAATGGCAACACTTTTTTCTTGATCTACCGTCAAAATTCGTAGATACAAGTGGAAAATCAGAAGGTGATATTAAGGGTGGTTATAGGGATACACGAAACGTATTCAAGAGATCATTGGATGAAATTACAGAAGAAAGTTTGCTTACTGTATTGGAACTTATATCTCAGAACTCATTGCATAAAGGAAAAGAATGGGAATCTGCTCTTAACGAGTTTCTTAAATACAAAAAAGAATATGACAAACTTGATACATTAGCAGAAAAAGAAAACTATACTTGGGAACAGTCAGTTAAAGTTGGAGGAGTTATCGGTAGAATTAAGAACCATTCAATTGGAACATTACTTATTAATGTAAGTGAAGGAATGGATTTAGATTTAGCGGTTAAGAAATATGAAAAGATTGTTGCTGGCGAAAACTATAAGAGACCAAAACCAATTTATACGAAAAAAATGGCAGAAGAAGCTACAAAATTTCTTGAAGAAAACGGATATACTGATTCATTAGGTAGAGAATATGCAACATTGAATCATATAACTGTAAACAATATATTATTCTTTAACAAAGATTCAGCAAAAAGAATTAATGGGAATACCGCACTGGATATTTTAAACGAAATGGCAAAAAGTGTTCCAGTTAATCCTAAAAAGTTTTCTAAAGTCGAAGAAGTTTCTATTGAAAATTTCATCAATAATATACTTCCAACTGCAAAAGAATTGGAGGTACTTTTAGAAAATAAACACTCTAGTAATATGGTATCGTTAATTGCTCCAGAAAATAAAGATAGCAAAACAATGTTTAAATGGAGTAATAATTTTTCATGGGCTTACTCAGGAAATATGACAGACAGTTCTATGAAAGAAAATGTAAAATCTGCCGGAGGAAATGTAGAAGGTGTTTTAAGATTCTCTATTCAATGGAACGACAATGAATACGATGGGAATGATTTAGATGCTCATTGTTATGAACCTAATGGAAATTTGATTTATTATAGTGCTAAAACCAATAGACATACTACAGGTCAATTAGATGTCGATATCATTACACCATCAATAAATAAGCCTGCTGTTGAAAATATTACATGGACTAATAAAAGTAAAATGCTTGAGGGAACTTATCAATTTTTAGTCAATAACTTTTCACATAATGGAGGAAGAGGTGGTTTTAGAGCAGAAATAGAATTCGATGGACAGATATATTCATTTGATTACAGTAAAGAATTAAGAAATAAGGAAAAAATTCAAGTCGCAGAAGTAAATTTCAGTAGAGATAAAGGATTTACTATTAAGGAAAAATTATCATCGAATGTATCATCAAAAGAAGTGTGGGGGTTAAAAACAAATCAATTTATACCTGTATCGGTTATGTGTCTATCTCCAAATTACTGGGACAGTCAACATAATCAAGGTCATAAACATTATATGTTCATGCTTAAAGATTGTATTAATCCAGAAAAACCAAACGGATTCTACAATGAATTTTTGAAAGAGGAATTAATGCCACAAAAAAGATTTTTTGAAGCTTTAGGAGCGAGAATGGCAGTAAAAGATTCCGTTAATCAGTTGAGTGGTCTTGGATTTAGTTCAACCAAAAGAAATGAGTTAACGGTTAAGGTTAAGGGAAATATGGAGAGAGTAATTAAAATCAAATTCTAAAAATAAATTAAAATTAAGAAGGAGCGTGTATTTATTATGACAAATGAAAATACTGTAAACATTTTTGAGGTTGCTACTAGAAACATGTATCGCTTTCCATTCAAGGGCACGTCTAATGTTGAAGACCTTTGGCAAATTAGTGTTAAAGAATTGGATTCTGTCTTTAAGGTTCTAAATTCTGAATTAAAACAAGTAAAGGAAGAAAGCCTATTAGAAATTAAAACTCAACAAGATCAAGAATTAGATATCAAAATTGCTATTATCAAACATATTGTAAAAGTCAAACAAGAAGAAGCAGAAAAACAATTACAAGCAAAAAGTATTAAAGAACAAAAGCAAAAACTTATGGAAATTTACGCATCTAAAAAGGATGAAGAGACATTGAAAAAGTCACCAGAAGAAATTAAAGCAATGATTGATGCGTTGGATATTTAGGTTCTGATTAGTTGGGTTTGTTTATAGGTAGGGAGTTAATTCTTCCTGCCTATGAAATACATAAAAATAAAAGGTTGTGTAATTATGATTAATGAATTTAAAGGTAATTACTATTTCTTATCTAACTTCTATACTGCTCCAGTAATGTATGAAGGACTTATGTATCAAAATAATGAAGCAGCTTTTCAGTCTGCAAAAGTTAAAGATGTTGAAAAGCGAAAACAATTCTGCAATATTGATCCTTCTACATCTAAAAGAAAAGGTAGAAATGTTACTCTAAGACATGATTGGGAGAAGATTAAGGATAAAGTTATGGAAGATTGTATTAGAGATAAATTTACAAGGAATGAGGAATTAAAACAGAGATTAATTAATACTGGCAAGAAAGAATTGGTTGAAGGAAATACGTGGAATGATATCTATTGGGGAATATGTCGTGGCAGAGGTAAGAATATGTTAGGTAAGATTCTTATGAAAGTTAGAGCAGAATTACAAGAGCAAGAAGCATCTGATTGTTATGGAACTTGGAGTAATTTATGTGACAAAGAATATTGTTCTGGATGGGATAGATGCAAAGAAATAAGCAAGTAATATATTATTATGAAGATTAGAGAGGAGTTAAGTAACAATGGAAGTAATTAAAGAAAAACAAACTGTAGAAATTGAAAAAATTATTATGACAAGGGAAGAATATAATAGTAAAATTAAAGAAGCAAGACTTAGAGGTAGAATTGAATTAGCCAATGAGTTAAGAAGTTTAATTGTTAACTTTGATTATGTGCTAAATATTAGTGGTATTAATATATTATTTAAGCGTTTGGCAGACAAAATTATGAGCAGTTTGTATTAAAATAAAACAAATATTTCGAACTATAAAAGGAGATAAGATTTATGAAATCGTTAGAAGAAATTCTAAATGAAACAGAGAACTTACAATCTCAAATAAATGTATTATTAAAAGAAGTAAATCAATTACAAAAAGTTACCTTAAAAAATATTTTTTGTAATCAGGAAAAGAATATAAATAAAATATTATTCAAAGTACATGAATTACAAGGAAAAGTAGATGCATTAATGTGGGTAACGCTTTAAGTTATTAATTGAAAGGAGTAAATAAATGAAAACAATACTATTTTCTATTGGAACTTTATCATTATTTATATTTTCTTATTTAGCAGGAATGGTAATGATGGCAGATAAGAAAGTTAATCTTTCAGATTTGTCAAAAACTTATGTAGTGTTTAAAGGGAATGGTAGGTTGTTTGTAATACTTTATGGTATATCTTTGATGTCTACTGTTTTAGTTTGTTATTCATTTATGAAACTTTAAGGAGGATAAATACAATGGAAATAAATACAAATGAGATGTCTGAAAAAGAATTTTCTAATTTAATAAAACAATTGTTATCTAAAAGATATCCAGAAGCAAATAGAATTAATATTGATATATGGAGTTATAGTAAATCCCTTGATAGTATTAAAATTGTGCCAACGTATGAATTTAAGTAGTTCCCTTAAGTTATTGTACTTATAGGACAGAGAGAAGGAGAAAAAATAATGTTTAAGAAATTTAACTACAATCTAAATCATAGTTTAGTAGGAACAATATGGGGAATATCACTATCCATAATGTTGGCTTGTTTATTTGAGTTATCTATAAATTTAGAAAGTATTATACCTAAAAGTGAATTGGTTGTAGTTTTATTAAGTGTCGCAATAATATCTAATTTTAGCATAGCGACTTATATATTATTCAAAAGTGATATTGTACCAGTCAATGTTACTTATGTGTGCCCTACTGCTAGGAAATATTTGAGTGAGCAAGAGATAAAGGAATATGAGAAAGTGGTAGAAGATGAAATTATAAATGATATAGAATTTGGCGAAGAATTGGTAAAAGCGTATAAAGAAATTTAATACAAGAAAAGAGGTATGTAAATAATGTTTAAAATGAAATCAATTCAATATAAGTTTCAACCAAAGTTTACTCCAACAAAGGAAATATATAATAAATGTATTATAGCAGAGCCTTTTAAGTGGGATAATGGTCATGGTATTTCATTTATTATTGAAGTTGAAATTCCATTGGAAGGAAAAGTTATTGGTTCAAGATTTAAAACAATGGAAAGATATGATTATTTTGATAGAGATGTTAGAGGCAGTAATTATGAATTATCTTTATTATTTCAACCTTTATTTAATGGTGAGATAAGAGGTAAGTATGCTGAGAATGTGGTTTGGATGATATTTGATAAATTGTGTAAGAATGAGAAGTGGTTAGAGGAACACTTTAGCGAGTATGTGGAGTTTTTAGAAGAATATGAATTATGGAAATGAAAAGGAGTTGATATAAATGCCAAGACCATATTTAGTAGGTTGGAAATATGCTTTTGAAGCTTATTTCAGGACATTTAAGAGAACAAAAGCAAGTAGAAGTATGTGGATTAAGTTAGTTAAAAAAGGTTATTATTGGTTAACTACAGAAGAAAGAGTAGAAGCGAATAAGAAATGTTTTGGAGCGATTTCTGAACTAGGTAAAAATATGTTTCCTAATGGCATATCCAAAGATGACTATCGATACTCTTATAATTGTGATGAAGATGATAATGATATAACCGAAGAAGAAAGAGAAATATTACTTCAATATCGCAAAGATAAAAAAGAAGGTAAAGTAGAGACAGTACCATTAAGAGATATTTAAGAAAAATATGAGAAAGGAAATAAATAATGTTCAAAAAGAAATTAAACCTTGACAAATACCTATTTCTAGTAACTATATGTATTTTAATTAATCTCTTAGAATCATGGTATTTTGGTTTGAATTGGCAAGCAGTTACAATTGCAGAGAAAATATGTGATTGGATTACAACAATTCCTTTTATAATAATTTCATTTTGGTTTTTCTTTAGTAATGATTACATAGAATTTATTAAGGGATATTTTATTGTGGTAATTATGTTGTTAGTGTATGGTTTGGCGTATGGGGTAATATTTATGTAGTCCAATGAGTTGTGGGTTTTATCCTAAGTTAAAAAGGAGGAAGAAAAATGTATGCATGGAATCCAGTTTATAATTTTGTCTTAGAAATTAAAAAATTATATCAAGATAAATTTGGAGACATTGATTATAGTATTCACTCCATTAAAGACAAAAATAATATGACAAAAGAATTCACTTGTTTAGAGAAATGGGTTGGTGATTTACATGTTCAAAAGTATATAGATTTAATTGAACCACTTCAAATAAATCAATTAGGAACTATGTTACTTATTCGTTATGGTAGATATAGTGATGTATTTGGTGGAGAAAATGAAATAACTAATGATAATTTCTGGGATATTCATAATGGATTTTATAAAGAATGTCGAAGTGTAGTTATTGATGTAAAAACAGAAGAAATAGTTTTAAGTCCTTTCAAGAAATTTAGAAATTTAAATGAATGTGAAGAAAATAATATCGAAATAATCACAGAAGAGATTAAGAATGCTAAGTCACTTGAAATAACTAATAAACTAGATGGATCAATGCAAAGTGCTAGATTTTATCATGATAATATTATTATGTCTGGAAGTCAGGCAATTGATATAAATAACTCTTGGAGACTTAGAGATGGTCAAGGAATGCTGATGTCTCAGGCAAACTATGTTAATATGCTTAAAGAGAATCAAGGTTATACGTTTATATTTGAGTATATTACGCTAAAAGATGCACATGTAGTGAATTATAAACAAGAGGACGAGGGTTTATATTTACTTGGAATGAGAAATGTTTATACTGGCGAACAGTTATCATATGCACAAGTAAAGACTTATGCGGATATGTACAATGTAAAGATGACACATATATTTGATAAAACATTTGATGAAGTATTGAATGATGTTGATAAGTATAAATCTCATGAGATGGAGGGATATGTTATCAATATTGATGGTCATTTAGTGAAAATTAAATGCGATGATTATGTTCAGATCCATAAGATTTTATCTAATATTTCTTCAATTAATTTAATTATTAAGCACATTGCAGACAATACATTTGATGATTTGATTAGCAAAGTCCCTGAAAGTTATCATTGGAGAGTTATGAAAGTTGCTAATTTAGTATTTAATTATATTAAAAATGCAGAAGTCGAAGTTAATAATTGGTTTAAGATTGCTCCTAAAGAAAATAAGAAAGATTTTATGATTTATATTGAACAAAATGTTCCAAGAGAACTTCGTGGATATGTAAGATGTAAATATCTGGGTAAAGAATTTAGTTATATTAAGAATGGCAATGAGCAGAGTCCTTCTTATAAGAAGTTGAAAGAAATGGGTATTGATGAGAATTATTCTGCTATTTTCAATAGCGAGGAGTTCGGATATGCTTCATGAACTAATTAATAATCCTGAAGTATTAAATATCTATCAATATGGTAGTAGAGTATATGGTTGCTTTACAAATGAATCAGATTATGATTATGCAATTGTCGTTACGGACGATTATAAAGACTTTGTTGACAATATTGAGTTAGAAAATTATCATTTTAACTTCTATAAATTATCTCAATGGCAAGATATGGTTAGTAGAAACTCAATAGAGACATTAGAGTGTTTATTTGTAGATAAAAAGTTTATCATCAAAGAGTCCCTAAAATTTAATTTAACAATAAATCAAGTTGAATTACGTAAATCAATATCTAAAGTATGTTCTAACTCCTATGATAAATGTAGAAAGAAACTAATTATTGAGAAAGATTTTGCCCCTTACGTTGCTAAGAAAAGTCTTTGGCATTGCATCAGAATTCTTTTATTTGGCATTCAATGTGCTAAGTTTGGAAAGATAACTAATTACACAGAAGCAAATAAATTCTATAAAGATATTGTATTAAATGAAAGTAATGAATGGGAATATTATAAATTAAACTGGCATGTATTTTGTAATAGTCTTAGGACTAAGTTTAGGAAGTATTCAGAGAAAGAGTGGATTGAATGGAAGGAGAAAAAAAGTAAATGATTAAGTATATTCATGGTTCAGAAGATTCTATAGATATAGATGTGTTTTATGTATTTGATGAATTGCCGGACTTTAAGTTTTGTCAAGAGTTTTGTAGTGATAAGGAAGAAAACAGAAATATTATCACTATACAAAATGGTGTGGTAGATAAATGTTTTAAGGGAACTTCTGACGAAGTTAATAATGGCCTCTATTATACCTATCATTTACACAAACAAGAGCATCCTTTATTGGTAGAGAGATTGTTAGAAAGAGATGTGCTACACAAAGATATAAGAGCTTTTAGAGGCATCTTCTCATATTTATCAAGAACAAAATATAGGCAGGAAATAAAACGTGGTCTAAAGAGCGATTGGACAACAAGAATCAAAATACTTGAACAAGTTGATTGGAGTGAAGTTAAGGATTTTGGAAAAATATTCAGTAAAAAAGACATATTGAAAGTTTATGCTTTTCAATTAGGTCAATCTCTAGGTTTACATGAAGGGATTGAGTTATATACAAAGAGTACAATATCTGAACGGTATCCAGAGTTAAGAAAATATTTATACAGAGAAGACGTAGGAATAAATGATATATTGGTTTATTTGGATAAGTTTATAAGCAAAATAAAATCTTATAAAGTTATTGAGAATGGTATGATAGTTAATTTTTGTGATTTCGGTAAGATTGTAGATTTAAAAACTGAAAAATATTTGGAGGATTAAAATGAGTAAACTAATCATGATGTGTGGCCTTGTGGCGAGTGGAAAATCTTTTGTGGCAAATCAGTTAGCATTAAAAGAAAATGCAGTGATTCATTCCTCTGATGAATTGAGAATTGAGTTATTCGGAGATGTTAATGAAGTTGATAAAAATGGAGAGGTATTTCAAGAATTGCACAAAAGAATTAAAGATGATTTAAAGAAAGGTAAAAATGTTATATATGATGCAACTAATTTAAATCACAAGAAGCGTAAGGGATTCTTGGAAGAGTTAAAGAAATTGGATGTACGAAAAGAATGTATCTTTGTAGCAACTCCATATGAAAAATGTCTTGAGCAAAATAGGAAAAGAGAAAGAAAAGTTCCAGAGTATGTAATAAAAAGAATGTATATGAGTGTAAATATTCCTCAGTATTATGAGGGATGGAATTCTATTGAAATTGTATATAATGTAGATGGATATGATTTTGATACTAATTTATTATTCAATGGTGAGAATGGATTGAATAAAATAGATCAACACAACCCATATCACACTTTAACCATTGGTAAACATTGTCTTAAATGTTTTCAGATATGTGAGCAATTACTAGATGACTTTGAATTGAATATGGCTGCAATGTATCATGATATAGGTAAGAGATTCACTAAAACATTTAAGAATTCTAAGGGTGAAGATACTGAGATCGCACATTATTATCAACATCATTTAGTTTCAGCATATGATAGTTTGTTTATTTTCAATAAGCAAGGGTTTGAACCAGAAACGATTCTAAAGACTACTAATTACATACAGTGGCACATGATGCCATTCTTTCTTGATACAGATAAGTCCAAAAATAAATTTATTAATTTAGTTGGTCAAGAATTTTATGATAAATTACTAATTTTGCATGAAGCAGACAAATTGGCAAAATAATCCAAACTTGTAACCCTACTCCCACAACATTTTTAAAACCATAAATTCCCATAAAAATCAAATTTCATTGTATGAAGGTGAAGGTGGAAAATAAATGAATAGAATATTTGATAATTGGTTGACTTGGGCGGTAATTGGCTTTTCTATATATTGTATTCTTGAATTATTAATAGATAAAGGTGTTTTAAGATAAATATAAGAGGTGGTATTAATAATTATGAAAAGAGTAAATGTTACATATTTTAAACCAAGTGGGAAGTATTATACTCATGAAGAAATTGAGATTTCAAATGAACTTAGTGGTTATCATGCACTTTTTGAAGAAATACCTAAACACCATAGAATTAAAAATATGTTTATGTTGGTTCAAGATGGTGATGATAACTTAGAGCCATATATTGTTCCGCATTTATTTAGACCCTTAGAGACTTGGGAATAAAGTGTCTAATATGAAAGAGTTATTTTCTGGGAAATTAGAAAGGAGGTAAATTTAATGAAAGAATATTGGAATCGTCTTAAAATTAATGATATTAAATCTGTTTCATCAGGTGTTGGAGGTAGTTATTCATATATAGGTGGTGAAAACGAAGAGTATTTCGATGTAATAATGAAAGATGAATCTAAGCATACTTTCCATTACATAACCAAAGATAAAACAAGATATGGCAGAATAGCAAGAAAAGAATTAAAACAAATTTTAAATGAACGAGACAACGTTTCAGAAATGTATTATTTATATACTAGTGTATTTGCCAGAATTAATGGAGAGTCAATTAAAGTTGGATATGAAGTAGAAAATATCTTAGATGAATATGAAAATTTCAGCTTATTAGAAATTGATAAATTAAGAAAAGAATTTAAAATTGGTGATAAGGGTTTTAGAAGTCTAGTGTATATACATGTATTTGAAATAAAAGATAATAAAATTATGCGTCCAATTGAACAAAGATGGTTGGATCAATTAAGTAGTATGGGGTATGATATTTCAAAAATAGAATATACACTTTATGAAAAAGATATTAATTATAATTGATTTCTGGTAAAGAAAGGATAATAAATATGAAAGATAACCCTAATTGTAAAATATGCAAATTAAAATGTTGTGGATGTCAAAGTTATGAAACTTGCTTAATGCGCAAAGGCGAAAATGGTCATAAAATAGAAGATTGTACATTCATGGCAAGTAAATATTATTTATTTGGTGATTATTTGAGTTATGAAAAAGGTTTGAATATGAGGTTGTGTAATTACGATGAAGTGTGTAAGAGTTTGGTGGACGCTTGGATGTAAATTAACTTATAGAAAAGGAGTAATTAAAAACATGATAAACTGTTTGTGTTTTACTTGTAAAGGATGTAATAATGAAGATTATCCTTGTGAAGATGATATAGAAGATCCATGTGGTAATTGTAGCAATGGTAGAACCATTTCATGTACTGGATATTCTGTAAAATAATAATAACTTCAAAGAACACTTCGATTGGATAAGGAGGAAATATTTAAATGAAGTATAAAGAGTGTATTCAATGCAAATGTAATACATGTGAAGATGAATATTGTAAGAATGAATCATGTAATGAAGGTTGCAGAGATAATAAATTTAATCCAGTTTTAGGTGATTGTCATGGATATTGTACGTTAGATTCACTTATAAAGGAAGATATTCAATGAAGAAAACATATTGTGATGCATGTGAAAAAGAAGTAAAGCATAATTATCCTTTTACTTGTTTAGTACATATCTTAGATGATGGCAAATATAGTGGTGGAGGATATGTAACCACTGATGAGGTTAATGGTAAGTGGTTGAATGTATCAGGTAGAGAAGAATCAAAGGATTTATGTTTGGAATGCTATAATAAAATTTATAGTGTTGCTTGGAAAGAGTTTTTAAATATTAAGAATCTGAATAGTAAATAAAAATGGGAGTAAAATTTAAAAGAAAAGAGGAAATAGAATGAAAAATGTTACTATTAATAATTGTATTGATTGTTCTTCACATCAGGTATTACCAGATCCAGACCCTCATGATTGGTTTTGTGACGATGATGTTAAAGTTATATGTTCTATAGGTAATAGAGAAATTACATGTGCGTGTAGACCATATAATATTAGAAAAGAATGTGATATTCCAAAATGGTGTTTTAAATTCAAATAATGAGGTATTTTTTGGGAATTAGTAAAATTAAAATCGTTGCTACAGTAGGCTTTCATGGTTTGGTACTTAGTATTAAACATGTCTTTTAACGTATTTGATATTAAGGAGAGAGATAATCATGTTAATTAGTCTAAAAGAATTACTAGACGAGATTGAAAAACAAGAAGATGATTTGTCACAAGATATAGAACTAATTAGTTTTGAAAATTATCTTCACAAATGTTCATATTGCTATAAATGGGAGAATGGAGATTGTTTAGAGAAATCTTTGCCTAATAATTGTAGTTGGGATGGCATTATGTCCATTGCTAAAGAAGATAAAAAGAGAGATAGAGAACAAATAATTAAATATATGGAGGAAAATAAATGAGTTGTTACGCTTTTACATGTCAATGTTTCTATTGCTCAAGAGTACAATATGGTTGCAAAAGGGACACGCCTAATAAATGTGCTGAACATAATTGTGGCTTAGACATCATTTGCTCACAACCATTGCCAGATAATTATTATATTAATCAATGTAAAAGATTTGGAAAAGCTGAATATGATGTAGGAGCTTGTATTGATTGTAGTGTAGAAAACAAGAATTTGTTTTATGTTTGTAGAGATATTATGAGAAATTTGAAAGAAAAGAAAGTTAGAAAGGACAATTAATCATGAAACAAGTGTATCAATGTGATTTTTGCACAATATTACTTCCAAAAGAAGAAATGGAAATTCATGAAAAAATATGCGATTACAATGTTGTAAATAAAACTTGTTTAACTTGTAAAAATGCCAGAATGAGGGATGGAAGATTACAATATTGTAGAATTGGTGTTCAAATGAATGTTCAACATGGAGTTATCATTAGAATTTATCCTATTATTGGTTGTGATAAGTGGGAATTTGGAGAACCTAATGATATGAGGAGTGTGTGATTTATCAATTATATGTTGCTGTGATGGCTTTTAAGGGTTTAGAGGAATAAATGACATAATGACATAATAATGTAATATTAATGTCACAGCAATGAAATTGACTATATTAGTCGAATATTGTATCATGTTAATAGAAGGAGGTTTTGAAGAGATGATTTGTAAGACAGAAATAAATTTTCTGCATGGAATGTATATGCCAAGCTTTGTTTGGATATGTTATAAAAAGAGAAATAAAATTAAGAAAAGGAAGTGCTTTAAATTATGTTGCAACAACAATTTAATCGGGGAGAGATATGGTTAGTTGATCTTCCATTTACAGGTAATTCAATTCAAGGTGGAGGCATTAGGCCAGTTGTGTTGTGTAGTAATAATATGGCAAATCTACATAGTCCAATTTTACATTATGTTCCTCTTACAACTCGTAAGAAACCATCCCTCCCTACTCACACAGAAATTGACACAGATAGCGGAATAATTAGAAAATCTACTGTACTATGTGAACAAGTTATGCCATTACCAAAAACGGCTTTCAAAGAATGTATAGGATTCTGCAATGAAAAAGTAATGGATAAGGTTGATTTTTGTCTAGCTGTGCATTTAGGTTTGGTTAAACTTGTGAATAGAAATAATGTTGCTTATGGTTAATAAAAATAAGAAGGAGAGATAAATAATTATTGGGTAAAAATAAAACTACAGAGCAGTATAGACAAGAGTTAGAAGAATATAATTTAAAATATAATACAAAAATAAAGTTAAAGAATGGAGTTGAATATAATGGTGCTAATACTAAAATATTACATATTTGTTCGTGTGGTAAAGAGTGGTTAGTTTCACCTTCAGGCGTTATAAATAGTAGTTCGAAAACAAGTTGTGGTTTATGTTATACGTTTGCAGAAAAAGGAATCGATAATCTAGGGTATAATTTTTTAGAAAAATATTGGGATTATAAAACAAATAACGAATTAGGAATTGATCCTTGGAAAATTAGTTGTAGTTCTGGAAAAGATGTTTATATATTTTGCCAAGAGAAAGATTATCATGGAAGTTATAAAGTACGTTGTGTTGATTTTAGTAATGGAAGTAGGTGTGGTTATTGTCAAGGATACTATTTGGTTCATCCTTTAGATAGTTACGGACAGTATTTAATTGATTCATTTGGAATAACCGCAATAGAACTGTATTGGGATTATAATATAAACACTGTTGATCCTTGGAAGATTACAAAACAATCAAATAAGATGGTATATATTAAATGTCAGAGGAAATATTATCATGGAAGTTATGGCATCAAGTGTAATGATTTTGTAAGAGGTGATAGATGCGGATATTGTGGAGGTAAAAAAGTACATCCATTGGACAGTCTAGGAACACTACATCCAAAATCACTAGAATTATGGTCAAATATAAACAAAAAATCACCATATGAATATATGTCTGGAAGCGATATGGAAGTTTGGTTTAAATGTGGCAACAAGAGACATGAAGATTACCAAAAAAGAATATATAATGCAGTAAATTGTAATTTTAGATGTCCAGTATGTTCTCAAGAGCAAAAAGAATCTGTCATGGCCTCCACACTAAAGCAGGTATTAAGATATGAATACAGTCATACAAAATGGGAATATGACGCAGGATTTAAAATAGATAATAATATTAGTAGGTATGATATTTATGTTCCAGAATTGAATAACTTATTAATAGAATGCCAAAGTGAATATCACGATGATGAAAAACATATTATTAACGATCAACTTAAAAAACAGTTTGCTATTGATAATGGATATGAATTTATAGCAATAGATAAAAGAGATTTTACAATAATAGAAATACTGAAATTTTTTATACCACATATAGATAAAATCCCTGATTATATACAAATAAATAAAAATACAACAAGAAGCTGGGACATAGAAAACGCTCAAAAACTACTAGATACTGGTCATACATACATAGATATAGCCAATATATTAGAAACGTCAGCTACAGCAATACGTGCAAGTGTAGGCGATAATGGTTTAATTAAACCAAATAATTATATTTTCCAAGGTGCAAATATAGTTTGTTTATCTATGGATAATAATTTAATAAAAACATATAATTCATGTACTTCTGCTGCCAAAGATTTAGGAAAAGCAAATGGAACAAGTATTAGTTCATGTTTGACTAAAAAGCCTCGTTCAGATACTGGGAAAATACGTGAAACAGCTTTTGGTTTTAAATGGATGTATCTAGTAGATTATGAGAATATGGTCAAAGATCAAAATAATAAACCTCCGTAGAATACATAAATAAATAATTAAAATTAGATATAGTAAAGGAGAGATACAAAAATAAATGGATTTAATCACACTAGCAACAAAAACGACATACAAATTATTCAAAGTAGATGAAGTAATTGACTCATTTGATCAAAAACACTTTAATATTGTTAAGATAATAGTAAAAAAATATAGGAATATGGACATTGAAGCAACAAAATCTCAAGTACAACAATTAGCCGAAAACGGAATTAGGAATTTTTGGAGTGAGTTATTTAAGTATATAATTGTATTATCAATTGCAAGTTATTTTAATATATTTACTCCAACTTTCTTTGTAATGAATGCTTTCTCTGTCCTCAGAGCATTGGCTGGTGGCGTACATATGTCTACCATAGGAAAATGCTTTGCAATGATGGTTCTATTCTTCTTATCACTAGGATATTTAATTAGTATATTACATATAAATACGTTAGTATTAGTCGTAGGAATATCATTGGGGTCTATATGGAGCATATACATAGCTAAAAAATATTCTCCACAGGAAAGACCAGATAAATCAGATAAAGATTGTGATCACGGCAATATAAAAAAGTATAAGACAATAAAGTTTATTAAATTCTCGTATATAATTAGTATGATATTAATATTGTTTACTCAAAAATACATAATTGGGATTAGTATATTTACAGGTGTTTTACTTGAGATGGTAACAATTACACCTAGAGGAACGAGATTTTTTCAATGGATAGATAGTAAGAAGGTGACACTATGATCGAAGTGGTAGTGTTTACATTCGTTTTTGCATGGTTCAATGGTTATAAGTGGAAGGTATTAAATTTGTTTAAGCATTGGAGCATATACCCCATTGCACTTACTTGTGTTGCTCATATTTATATTATATATCTTATGGTTCATGGTCAATATTGGTTTATGGAATATGCCAAATACATAAAAATTGTATCTATATTACTTTACTTAGGTTTGATTTGTAAATATAAGTTATTCGACATATCTATCTTTAAGAAAATTAATATTAAAGAGAACCCTATATTAACCCCTTTTACATCTCCTGTTTCTTTAGGTGTATTATGCATGGGTATAGGATCTGTCTTAAATATTATTGCTATGAAATTTAATGGTTCAAAAATGCCTGTTTTTGCGAGTGTAAGTTTTGGTACAGGATATTCAAAAATAGATATGTTTGATAAAATGTTACAGTATAATGACTTTCATGTATTTGGAAACAGTGCTACACATTTGATATTTTTAACCGATTTCATAGATATTTTTACATCCATTATGAGTATCGGTGATGTATTAACTAGAATATTTGTTGTTTTAGTAATATATTACTCAATAAAAGTATGTAATCATAAAGTAATAAATAATATTTAGTTGACAAACAGTGAAGGGAGGTGTATACTTATCACATAGCAAAGAAAAGTTTAGAGGAGTAGATTATTATGTTGGAAAATATCATTTATTGTGCGTTGAGTTGTATTTTTATCACGATCCCAGAAGACATTTTTCTAATAATATTAACGCTAAGATTTATGGGAAGAAAAGAGATGTTGGATTTATACAATATTAAAGAAAATTTAATTTCGATTTTAAAAATTGTTATCCCTTCGGCATTGTCTTTAAATCTTTTAAATTTTATAATAATGACACCAACTTCAATTAACAAAATAATATCTTATACTATGTTGTATTTGTTATTGGTATACATATTAAAAAAGAAATCTTTTATTGAATATCCAAAATTATATCAAAAAGCTTTTCTATATTTTATCTTAAGTATATTAGTAATAATAGCTATTGAAATTATTACCTTGCCAATTATATTTAAATTAGTTAATAAAACATATAAAGAAATTCAGGTAAATTATTATTTAGTCATAATATGTTCTCTGTCTTCTAGAATTATAAATCTAATAATATTGTTCACTATTTTTATGAAGAAGAATAGTAAATTTCAAATAAGTATTGGTAATTATATATTTAATAATAAATTTTTCACAAGATTATTGATTGGTGTCACGGCAGGATTGGTTGTATCTGAGGCATACTTTGTCAAGTTAATTTTGTGGAATAACTTTTTAAATATCATTCCAACAATTTACGAACAATTGTTGTTAGTTATAAGTTTTACTTTTTTAGTACCAAGTTTGATAATTTCAATAGTTTATTCTTGTATAAATTATTGTGTTATGATTATTAATAGTGAGAAGCAGACTTTCAGAAATGACTGATCTGATTTTTCAAATACATTATAGAAGGAGGTGAAAATAATGAAAAAGAATATCGTAATTGGTTTTGTAGCAATCGCTGCTTTTGCAGCAGTAATGTCTTCAATGGTAGTTTGGCATCAATCGGAAACTCCTAGTTGTATCGCGTAGTACATATCCATGATCTAAGGAGGGAGTATTTATACTCTCTCCTTTTGAATTATAAAATAATTTTTATAATACTATTGACATATTATCCACTGTTGTAGTATAGTAATATAAAGTAAGAAATTACGAAATATTATATTTACAAATTATGAAGGGTGGATGATTAATATGTTTTTCAATACAAAAAAGAGAAATGAGACTGTTAAATCAAATGAGGCAAAGGATTTCAAGAAGCTTGCAAACTTAGTAAAAATAGCCGTTGGAAGCAATACTATTTCAGAGTTTGCAAACAGATGTGGTATTCCAAATTCAGCTAAAAGTATTGCTATGATTACTCAAGAAAAAATAACTACATACCCAGAAGTCGGTTTGCTTAAAAAAATTGCTTTGGGTTCTGAATTTCGAGTATCTTTTAATGATTTAAGGATTGCATGTGGTTATGATTTAAATGATACAGGGATTGATCTTAGAGGTGTAAAAGCTATGAGGGGTTGGATTGCCTTATGTAACTATGGGAACGTTTTAGACTCAGAACAATCTGGAATTAGGCCTTCCTTAATAATTTCCAATAATATTGGGAATGAGAGAGGGACTATTTTGATGGCAATTCCTTTATCTAGTAAAATAATGAAAAATACTATGCCGACCCACGTCAGAATTGGCCCCAAAGACTGCGGATTGGCACAAGAGTCAGAAATTTTAGTTGAGCAGATGCGTGTAGTATCAAAAAGTCGTTTAATGATTGATGGGTTCATTCAACCAATTTGTGAATGTCCTGAAGACATACTCCGTAAGGTAGAAATAGCCATCATGAAGGAAACTGGTATGGTGAATACTAGAGCCAATGAATCTACAGTAGATAGATTCCTTGATAAACTTAATGAATATGTAAATAAAGCAGAAGAAAGTCGTATCAATCACATTCAAAGCAATAATCGCAACACAATTCCACAACAACAGAGAGTAGCATCTTTTGCATGAATATAATATAAATGGTCATTATATGTCCTTCTTATTATAATATAATGACCATTTATATATACCAAAAATAAAAATAAAAAGGAGTACGCCTATATGCAAGCAATTACAAATGCCATCCTAAACACCATATTCGTTGGCCTCCCTGAAGAAATGTTCATTGTAATAATCACATTATCACTTCTAAAAATCAATGATCTGCTAGACATCTTAATGTGGAAACGTAGTCTAACATGGATTATGCTCACAGCATTACCCGTAGCAATAATGGCAAATATCTTCAAATATATTATCATAGTACCAAAACAAAATTCTATATTGTCAATTATGTTATTTATGATAATTCTTATGCAATACATAGTCATCACCAATAGTTTCAAAGTAAATTTTTCACTAATATTTAAAACAGCAATCTACACAATCGCAAGCTTTGTAATTGTAGGAATCATTGAATATGCTTACTGTCCACTTCTATTAGCATTATTAGAAAAACCATATAGTTTTTTCAATGATAATGTAATGTACAATATCCTATGGGCTATTCCAATCAAAATTCTACACTTATGTATTGTTTCCTTAATTCTAGTGAGAAAAAATAGCAAAGTAAAAATTAATCTGTTTGACTCAATTATTAGAAATAAATTTATTGTTAGTGGTTTGTTGCTAATATTAGCAACCAGAGCATTAGTAGTTAATTATATCAATAAATTAGTGGAAAATAATAGCATCATGATTCAATTACAATTTATTGATGAATTAATTGCTATTGTTATAATCACATCAATTCCAGTAATATTTGTCACATGGTTATTAATGGTAATCAATCATTATTTATGTAAAGAGAAAATGGCTCTGTTGGTTTGTGAAGGAGTTAGTGGAAATGATGACGGTGAGTGATAAATAAGGAGTGGAAAACGAACATTTCAGAATAATTTGTCGAACGTATGTACTATTTTTGTTATGATAATCCTTGAATAGTGTTTTTATAGATGATATAATATTATCAAGGAGGTATTAAAAGAATCTATAAATTATTTGTAGAAATTACCATAAATTAAAATTAAAGGAGAAGTGAGTATATGAATTTAGAAACTAACAACGAGGAATATTTATGGGTAATCAAAGATCAAGATGGTAACTTTGCTCACAGAAACAGTATTGGCAAGTCTGGTAAGAATACCTGCATATACATATCTTTTAGAACATTCTCTCCTGAGTGCAAGGGTTATATAAGTAAAGAAAGTGCTGAATTAGCCTTGCAAGAATTAAACAGAAGAAAATCTATCATGAGATTACCAAATACATTCAATTTAGAATATAATATTTTAAGTAAGATGACTAAACTACATAGGGAATTTCAAGGAGAGAATATGGTCATATATGAAAAAACACATTCAAATATATTAAACTGTCCTGTATTAGAAGCAATCTAGATTATTGTGTGCTTGATAGAAGAAATATAAAGAGCCACACTGGTCGCATCGATAAGTGTGGCTCATATAAAAATAAGTATAATTTCTTGACATTAGAGTAATAATTAGATATACTGATATTAATATTATTTTAATGTGAAGGAGAGATATTTAATGCTTAAAGAAAAATCAGTTGAGTTAATGCAAGAATTAAATCCATTGATCGTTAAATATTCTAGTAATGACAAGGTAAGAAAAATAATTTTAAATGAGTTTTCCAAAAGGAATATGAGTGGTCGGTTGGCACTATCTATTTTAAACGAGAAAAGAGTATTATCAACATTAGATATCGATGAAGGGAAAGACTTGATATTATTATTTGTTTTTACTAGTGCAATGTACAATGCATTGACATTTAAAGAAGCAGATGATAAAGAACCTTTGGGAGAAATAGAAGAGTCATTTAAAATAACTCTCGAAAACTATTTTACTGAAATTGAGATTGAAAGTCTATTAAACCACACATTTGAAAAAAAAGTTGATGAAAAAGATGAGGCTATTGTTTTTCCAAAAATGAATTTGATTGCTCCTGGATTTTATTCTGGGTATATGTCTGGAAAACATTTTGCTGAATTAGATGCTGGAAATGAATTCATCTATAATTTTAAAACCCAGCGTGATCCAATTATTAATGTATCTGGAATGAAAGAAATACATTTAAATAAGAAAAACGCAAAAGAAATTAGAGATGGTTTGCTTTCAGGCGATCAATTCCCAACTACTATAGTGGTAAATGTTCTTCGAGATGGATCAGACGAAATAATCTACAACGAAAAAAATGGAGACTTGACTATTGTTTCAGGAACTAAAAACCTTGTTGACGGAATGCATAGAAAAGTGGGTAATAGCTTAGCCCTTGCTCTTAATCCAGATTTGCAATTTAATTGGTTGTTAGTTGTGATAAACTATAGCGAGGTTAGAGCGCAAAAATATATGGTTGAAATTAACAAGCAACAAAAAATGAAGCAGGAACATGTTGATAACATGGATACTTCTAATCTTGGAAACATTGTTGTAGACAACATTAAAGATATTGACAACGCTGAATTCTCTGGGCATATTAAAGACAGCGATAAAGAACTAGAACATGGTGGTATGGTAAAAAAATCAACATTAGCAACTAGTATAGAAGAGTGTTACAAGGATAAACTAACTAATAAAATTGAAGCAAAAAAGATAGCAAAGCATATTGCTAATGTTGTAGATTATGTTATAGGATTACACGCAGAAGAGTTTATAGAGCATTCTGAAGCTACTAAGAAAGAAAGTTATATCAATCATAAGAATATGTTTGCAGGATATGTTGCCTTATCTGAAAGATTATATGAAGTAAAGGATTGGGAAGATTTATTAGAAGAAATTCTTAATCAAATTGATTTTAGTGTTAAAAATTCTTTCTGGAAAGATATTGGAATATCAGATTCAGATATGAAAAAGTCTACCAGAAACAATTTATATAAATTCTTTCAGAAATTAGTTTAATTTTTCTAATATTTATTTATAAGGGGTGTTTTAATTGGTTATTAATGAAGTTAATAATGGGTTGCAAAATGAAGAGGTGGTATTTGAGGTTGATTCAGAAGTGAAAAAGGAATTTCTAGAAAAACAATTAAAGTCAACTAGAAGTTTCTACACTTATGTTCTCAAAAGAGCAGATGAATTTGAATCACAACTTGGGAAAAAGATTTACGATTTTAATATTGAAGATCGCGATGAGATGTTGACTGTTCAGTTTAAGAATAAGAATAAATGGACGTTTCAATCTGCATTATCTCCTTTAAAAACTTATGTTGACTTCTGTATTTCTAAGAATTTAGTTAGACACAATGAAAACAGGTTTATGACTATTCTTCCGTCAGATTATGATGATTATGTTAGTGATCAAGCAAAAAACAGTTCTTATATCCCTTTATCAGAATCCAGAGAATTTCAAAAAAGATTAGCAAATGATCAAGATAAATTAATCATTGAATTATCTAGTTTAGGGGTTAGGGGAAGAACTGAAAAAGGCAATACACTTGAAGAGTTTGTAAATCTCAAAGTAAAAGATATTAAGTGGAAAGATAAGGAATTATGGCTCACTAAAAACAATGGGGAGCAAAGGTATATCAATGTTGATGATTATACTTTAGATTTACTAAAACGAGTTATTAACCAAACTTTCTATGTATCTAACAATGGATTAAAGACTAAAAAGAATGATTTAGGAGAATTCGAAAAGACTAATAGAGGCAGGGCTATAAGTCCGACTGAGTATGTTTTTAGAGTTCCAGGAAAGAATAGAAAAGGCAAAGTTGCTTATCAATTTTTTACTAGCAGAATTCAACGGATGCAAAGTTGGTTAGAAGCTCCGTATTTAAATAGTTCTAATTTATATTTTTCTGCAATTTTAGATTATGCAAAAAACATGTTAGATGAGAAAAAAGCAAAAGGAGAAAAAGCAGAATTAACTAGAGAAGAATATATTCGAATTAATGAAAGATTTGAATTTGGTGAAAACGGAGAAAAATATGTGTTTAAGACTAGAGATTTAGTTAAAATGCACTTTGGTAACGGAGAGTAAATATTATGAAAAATACACTAGCTGAGATGTGGAAAAAATACAATTTACTTCTCTCTTTTAAAAATGAAATGAATAAGAGAGGATATCCTTCAAAGAGTTTGTATAGTATTGAAACACAAATGAGTGTTTTGATGCTTTTGATTGAAATTGAAAGTATAAATGTTTTAGAAGTCTTGCTAAAAGGAAAAACTTATTTCAGATTATTAAAGAAGATTAACAGGGGATTTGAGTATTTATATGAAATTGTAGAATCTCCAGAGGACTGGGTGTTGAACAAAATTGAAAATGATGTTGATGCGTGGATTGATTCAAATGTATTAATTTTTACATGCAAAAGTTCTACTGCTGTATTTAGTAAGATATCACGCAAAAGTGATGGAGCAAAATATATTGATGGAAAATTTCAATAAGAGGTGTGCTTTATGAACGTAGGAGAAAAAATTTGTCTATACAAAGAAAGATTAAATTTTAGAGATTATCAAGAATTTGGCAGGGCAGTTGGTATCAGTGGCAATTGGATAAATGAAACATCTAAGAAATCAGAGATTAAACAAATCAACGACTTAGGTTATTTAGTTAAATTGTGTGGATTTTTAGGAATTACGATAGATGAATTTTTAAGAGACGATGTAATTGAAACCGATGAATCAATTGAACCTAAAATTATTGATGTAAATTCGGAAGATATTGGTATTTTGCTCAATAATATGATATTATTACTAGGAAGAGAGGGTATAAAAATAGATGGGGCATTAATGAATGATAAGAGTAAAGAAATTTGTATAGATAGTCTTGCGGTAGTAAGAACACTAGTCAAACAACATTTGTAATGGAGGTTGATAATTATGATTAGAAAGAATTACAGGTCGGTAGACACATATGAAATGGATGATATTGAAGTATACTCATTAGTTAAAAATGGCAGTCTTAGGGCGTTTCCTTCAGGCTTTTGGGAAGGCGTGATAGGTCTTCAAACTGCTAAGAAAATTCTAAAATATGTTTTTGAGAATCTTCTAAATTGGTCTATTGAGGATATAAAAGCAAAATCAACTAGAGAGATGTTTGAAGAATATAAATTAGTTGGAATGGTTAGCACTGCATTTGATGGTAGTATGTATATTGCTATTGGAGAAACTTATCCTGAACTTAAAGAATGGGCAGATGAATTATATCATACAAATGAACATGCTGATTTTGTCTATAGAAAATATTCAGATGATGAATTAATTAGTATTCTCCAAGAAAAAGCAAAAGAGTTAAAGAGAATTCCAAAAGGTGTTGATATGAAAACGCCTAGTAGTGGAATTTATAATCGGAGATTTGGTTCATGGGAAAAATCTTTAATGAAAGCAGGTATAATTGAAGATATTTATAAAAATGTTGATTTTGGAAAGAATTCTAAGGAATCTGTCATATCAAATTTAAAAGAATTATTTGCAAGCAAAGAAAGAGTATTGGACAAGAAAGAAATACTTGCTATTTATCCAGAAGGATTGATTAAAGAATACTTTGGAACTTATAATAATCTTGAAAAAGTTATTGTAGGTGAGTATACTAAAAGGGATCTTATCAAAATATTAAAAAAGAAGAAAGAAAAATTAGGCAGAACTCCAAGTAATAAAGATATGAAGTTTCCAATGGCTATTGTGTTCATAGATAAATTTGGGAGCTGGCAGGAGGCGATTGACAAATTGGAGAAAACTTAATTGTTTTACAATGGATATTGAGGTATGTTATAATATCTCAATAATACATAATCTAGGATATTATTAAAATATAATTAGAAAGCGAGTTAAGCAATGAGGAAGAATCCACTAAAGCATACTAAATTATTTGTCACATTTATTAGTGTGTTTATTCTCATAGGTAGCACAAATGGAAATCATGTTATAAATAAAGATATAAAAAGTATTAAACATATTGACAATGTAAGGAGTGATGCAAATGTAAATATATTGGAAGAAATGAGAAAACAATACATAGTGAAAGTAAAACCAGTAGAGAAAGTTATTCCAAAAAAAGAAAATATATTTCTAGTCACAGTGTATGACCTTTCCTTCCAGTCATGCCAGAAGTCAAGAGGTAATTCAGATTATGGTATTACTGCTTCAGGATATGACTTGAGAGGCCACACATTATCGTCTGCTAAGGTTATTTCTGTAGACCCTACTATTATATCACTTGGAAGTAAAGTCAGGCTCACATTCAAAGAAGATAAGTATAAGAAGTATAATGGAATCTACACGGCAAGCGATGTTGGAGGTGGAATTAAAAATAAGAAAATAGATTTGTTTGTTGGAGATAATATTTGGTCTAGAAAAAACATAAGAGATTTCGGTGTGAGAGAATGCGTTGTAGAAATAATTGAGTAATTAGTTATAAAAGTGTAACAATTTTAGATAATTTGAATATTATTGTTATTGTGAACAAATTAATAAATGTAAAAATAAATATTAAGGAGATGTTTTATTTATGAGTAATCTAGCAATGCGAGATTGTATAGTGGAACCTTATAAAGATTTCTTTGATAAATTAAAGGTTCTAAAGAAATTACAAAAGGAGATGTTAATTAAGCATGGTAAAAATAAGAAATACAACATTATAGACTTAGATAGTTGCATCATGATTGAGTTTAAAAGTGAAAGAATTTATCATTAACCATACATAACGTAAGGCAAAATTAAATATTCCCAACCCACTGAATTTTCTGACCTTATTCGTATAAATCATAAAAGGGACAAGGTAAATTTAAATGAAAGAAGAGTGAAAAGCAATATGATTATCACTAAAAGTATAGAGGTTCTAGAGGTTAAACAAATTGTAGTAGGAAAGCAGTGTAATAAATGTGGCAATATTTTTAGCCCTCATGCTGAAGATATTCACCCATCAAATACTGACTTAGGAGACTATGGCAACTGTAAATCAGAAATATGCAATAGTTGTTGGTTAAAATTCATAAAGTCTTTTGCAATAGTTCCTACTAATTTCAAAAGTAGTCCTCATTTTACATCTTCATTTGATTTAGATCATGATTTACACCAGTCTTTATTCGAAGAGTGGCAAATAACAAATGTATGGAATTGCGATGAGAATCCTTGGAGAGATTTTTACAATGAAGACAATTCAGATCAAGAAGATGAATCTTATGAGGAATATTACGATTACTATGAAGAACTTTCCGATGCAATAGAAATACGCAAACCTTTACATATTAATGTTGCAAGGTTAGCAACTGTTTATAAAATTGGATTAGCAAAAAGAGGTGGTAATTAATGGAAAATAAAGAAGATGCATTATTTGACGTAACAACATTAAAAACAGGAGATATAATTCATTATTTAGCTCATGATAACGGAAATTATTTTATTGAGCATGGAGAGGTTAAAAGTGAAAATATTTATAAAGATGGTGTAGAAGTTCACGGAGAAGGATGGAAACAGTATGTAGGAAAATGGTTTATAGATAGAATTATACGAGATGAGAAAGTTATATATGAAAAGGAGAAAACAAATGAAAAAACAAAATGAAGATAAATATCTTCCATACACTAAAAAAGATTTTAGAAAATATTGGTGTGATCCAGAATCTAGTTTTCCAACTTTTCAATCTTATGAAATAATTAGACCATTCACAGAAGAAGAGAAACTAGATTGGACAAAAGGTGAGGACTATGATGAAGAAGTATATTTAGTAAAAAGTTTTGATGAGTTAGGATCAGTGGATGAATACTGTGCGTCTGATAGAGATATTCTTGTTGAATGTGAAATTGACGCAGAGACATGGAGAATTTGTTTAATTAATCTGCTTGACAGAATGGAATATTGCGATGATGATATTCTAGATTTTATGAGCGAATGTAAAATTGAGCAATATATTAAGAAACATTGTTAGAAAGAAGGAATTTATTATGGATAAAAATAAATTAATTTTAAGTACAATTATGGCAACATTAGTTGATGCTTTCGAATACAATCCAAGAAAATTAGAAACAATGATGGGAGATAAACTTGAATCATTTGATGAATATTTTAGAGATTTTTCTGAAAAACAATGTGAGGAAGAATTGCTTAAATTGTTTAATGAATATTTGAGTGTTATTTAGAGTAATTAAAATAACTATTGTATTTTAAATGAAAGGATGTAGTTAAATTGATTAAAATTACAGGTTGCACAGTAGAAGAAATTGTAGAATTTATTGATAATCTTAAATGTATTTATGGTTATTCTAATTGTGATGATTTTAATAGTTGTTACCAATGTAAGCTTAAATATTATAAATTAGAAGTTAATATTGTTTCAGGGAAGTAGGTAATATAATGATTAATATTTTTATGGACGATAATCGCCCTTGTCCAGACAGATTCATATTAGCACGTAACGCTTCAGATTGCCGTTTATTGCTCTTAGAAAATGAAGTTAATATCTTATCACTTGACCATGATCTTGGCGATGTAGATGCAGAAACGGGTTATGACTTCTGCAAATGGTTAGTAGAAGAAGGATATACTAATTCAAATATTTATCCAAAAGTAATTTATCTTCATACTGGCAATGGAGTTGGAAGAGATAATATGTTTAAATTATTAAAAAGATATAAACCTGATTGTGTTAAATTACATCGTGGGCCTATGCCTAATAATGATTAAAATACCAAACAAAACCAATCTAATTATAACCGAACACAACAGAACAGATACGAACAGATATTGGAGGTGAATAAATTGATTGCTATTTTAAATTACTATGATAATCCAAGATTAAGTGATGTAGAATCAGTTCGCAAAGGAGACAAGGTCAAATCTATCACAAATGATTTTGATTTAACCGAAGGCAAAGAATATGAAATTATTGAAGTAAATAATCCAACTATGATTACCATTATGAATGATGTTGGAGAAATTGATATGTATACTGTGGAATATTTTAAATTGTAGAAGGAGTAAAATATTATGGAACTAAAGAATTATTCAGATGAATGTTTGAAATGTAAATGTAGGACTTGTAGAAGAACATATAAGTTAAATCAAAATCTATCTGCCTGTAATACTTGGTGCGATAAAACTTGTAAAGGTAACAAGATGGCATTAAAAGTGTATGATGATGAAAATTGTCACGATTATATTTTAATAGAAAACTAGAAATGAAAGGAAGTTAGTAATATGAAAGTATATAAACACTTAGCAAATGAAGAGGTAAAAGTTATCAACGGAATTTTCAAAGGAATCACTGGTTATCCTGAACAAATAGAAACGAGCTGTAGCGAAAATTCATCAATACATATTCGAGTTAAAAGATAATCTTATCAAGGTAGATTTTAACGATGTTGAATTTTTGTATGATGATTATTTAGTATATAGATTAAACTGGATATCAAACGAAACAAAAGTAGATGAAATTATTGGCAAAGTTAGAATAAGAAAAGATAAAGTAGAAGATTTTTTAGCTCAAAATTACAATAGCAAAGATTATTCTTATATTAGTATATGTGCTATTCCAATGGATAAAGTTGAATTTAAGTTTCAAGACAAATCTTTAACTATTGAAGAAATTAAGAAAATTGTAAATTAGGAAAAATATAAGTGAAAGAAGGAATATAAATGAAGATTCATATGGATTGTTATGGAAAATATTCTGAGAAAAATATAATGTGCCAAATGTGTAAAAGAATTAGTGATAGTATGTTTGATTCTTGTGGAGACGAATCTAAAATTAAACAAGATGAATTAAATGCAAGAAATGAGTTACGTCAGGAAATAGAAAAAATAAAACAAAATTGCAAATATCTTGGTACTTCATGGGATGAAAGAGATCAATTTGATAGTTGTCATAAAAATGGTAATGGATACAGAAGACATGCAGATGATTGTGTGCCAAGTTTAGATTGTGAGAAGTACTGTAAAGAAAAAATAAGTTAAGAGAAGGGGATATGAATAAAATGGAATTAAGAATGTTAAGTGAAAAATGCCTAGCTTGTTATTGTAGAACCTACAAAAATTCATATGAATACAATGAAGAGTATTTCGCTTGTTTTGATTGGTGTGAAAAATCATGTAAAGGTAAGTCAACAGAAGTTTTAGAAAAAGAAGGTTGCTATAAACCTATTAAATAAATACAACGAAATACAGATTTAAAATGGTAATAAAAGGAGAGATAAATGTTAAAAGAAAAAACAAGTTATTGTTCTAATAAAGTGGAGGAATTAGAGTATTTAAAAGATGAAACTATCAAAGGTATTATACATCATGAAGGGAAGAAGTGGATTTTGTTGGAGAGTGGCTACGGATTTTGGTTTAATCAAAACGGATCTTTTTCAATTGAGATTCCTGACGAAGTAGGCAAAATATTGAATCAACACAAAGGTAAATTAATAGCAACTAAAAAAGCAATTGAAAATATACTTAAATTAGCAGGTGAATAATCATGCAAGTTAGTTGATTTCTGGGAAGGAGGAATTAATCATGACCCAATAACAAATTATTAAAATATGGGAATACGCTATGTATTGGCATATATCATTTTCTGAAGCAGAAAGATTATTCAAAGAAGGTAGAGTTTAAATCCAATCAAAGATGAGATTGCACAGAAAGTAGGAAATAAAATTGAGAAATAAATTAATTATAGAAAAATATAAGCAATTAATTGATTCACTTAAATATAAACATAAATGTATTGTAGAAACTATTGAACAATTAAATGATGATAAATTAAATCTAGAAACTGAATTAATCAATAATCTTATTTGCCCCATTTGTTATTCAATATTAAAATTAAAAAAACGCAAAGAATATATTTATTGTAATTGTGTGAATTGTTTGTACGATACATACAAGTAAAACTACTATACAATTAAATGGTGTTAAAATTATAATTATTCAAAGAATTTTAATTATAATATCTTCTATGGTCAAAATATATCACCTCTTTGCATTTTAAATAAAAAAGTACCTCTTAGTCAGGTAATCTTTCTAAGAGGTAAATGTGTGTAGGACAAGAATGAAATTTAGTACGAGATTATCATATCCAAGTTATGAATAATTATACAAAAGAAAGAAGGAAAGTTAAATGAAATGTATAAAAGAGAATTGTAGAATGCCTTATATGTCAGGTAATACTGGATTTTGTCATGAACTTGAAACATTTATTTTTGGTGAAAATCCTGAATGCCCTTTGCCGAATAAGATTATAGAACTAGAAAAGAAACTAAGAGAATATAACTGTATTTTAGATAAAGTAATTGTTTATCATGCTAAAAATAAAGATGAATTAGTATGATAAAATTAAATCCTAACTCTTGGCAAGATGCTGAATATTGGTTTGAAGATGAGGAAGAAGTATTTGAGTTTATGAGAAAGAATGAAGATATGATTGTGAAATATTCTTTGGAAAATAGAATGAATTTTAGAGATGGGATTCTGTATTTGTTTAAAATTAGGGAGTGATTAAAATGATGAAAATTGAAAGGAAGATAATCAATGAATTATATAAGCATCACAGCACTCATAAAAGATGGTGGAGATAAACAATTACAAATTACATCTGAAATGCTCGGAGAATTATCATTATCAATCAAGAAAAATGGATCTGAAGTTGTGCAATTAAAAGATAAATCAATCATTGTTGTTGGAATATTGATTACTGGTAAAGATATGGGTGAGAGGATTATAATTTGTGGAGATTATAAGGAGAAAGGAAATAAATAATATGAGTAAACCATTAATTGAATTAATAACTAATGAATCTGCAGATTGGGAAGTATTACAAGTAAATTTAGGAGAAGATTTTAAATGTGAAGGTCATTCAATTTCTAATCATGGATGGGTTGGTTTATTAGAAGTATTAGGATTTGAGGTAGTGAAAAAAGAAATTTCTGATGAAGATATGGAAAATGAGAGATATTAATGTAGAAGGGATTGATAATAAATGATAAAAATTGAAGAATTTGAAACAAATAGAGTTTATAGACACTATAAAGGCAACTACTATTATGTGATGGACATTGCAGAGCATACAGAAACAAATGAACTTATGGTTGTATATCATGCTTTATATAGTGATTATGAGTGTTATGTTAGACCATTTGATATGTTTGTAGGAGAACTAGATGATGTGAGTAAATTATTATATAAACAAGAATATAGATTTGTACCTGTAGATATGGTCAAATAAATGAGAAGATTGAAAGGAAGGAGTAAGATATATTATGAGTAAGTACCTAGAAAAAGTAAATAAATTTGTGTTTCAAATAAAAGATAATGTAGAAAGAACTGGATTTGCTACACCTTATACAGTTAATCAATTATTAACTTTGTATTTGGATAATGTCCAATATTCAATTGAATTAGAAAAGAAATTAGAATATGCTTTAAAGACGAAAGGGAAATATTTAGAAATTAATAAAATTGTAAACTAGAATAAGTTTGTGAGTTTATGGGATTTTAAGAAAGGAGAAAATTAATTATGGAAATTCCTGAAATAGTTAAGAAATTAATAGGTAGTATAGAACCAAGAGGAGATAGCCAAATTGATCAAAAGCGTTATGAAAATCTTATAGAACATGTATATCTTATCAGTGATTTAATTGAAAGTCTTATATTTGTTTCAAGATACAAAGACTCTTATGAAACAAGTGTTAAAAAATTAGGAGTAAGAGCTTACAATGAATTATTAGAAATAAGGGATTGTATTAATGGTCAAATAGAGGATTAAAGAAAGAAAGAGGTAATTAAAACAATGAATAAAATGAGCGAAGCAATTCAAGAAAATTTAAACGATGACAAAGGATATCAAGTATTTAGTAATCTTATGGATGTAATATTTGAATTAGCAGATGAATTATATGATAAAGTGGATAACGAAGAAGGATTAACTGAAATTGAGTTTAAATTTCTTGACGCATTTGATGAATATATTGAGAATATGATTGACGATGAAGAGGATAGTGAGGAGTAGAATTAGTCTTATAAATTATAAAATAAATATTTGACAATATGGATTTATTTAGTGTATAATGTTAATAGAGATGTAAATGAATCCATATTATTTTAAGAAAGAAGGAATTTGAAATGGAAAAAGTATTAGCAATCGTAGAACAACTCCAGGAAACATCCGGTAGGAATGATAAAGAGGCAATCTTGAAACAAAATGAGAACAATAAATTGTTTAAAAAGGTCATGCATTTCATTTACAATCCTTACATACTCACAGGAATTTCAAAAAAGAAAATCAGTAAAAAATTGAAACTTCCAAAAGAACCATCTACATTATCAATTATTGAAGTTATGGATTATTTACAATCACACAATTCTGGTAGAGATGAAGATATTATTTTTGTCCAACATTTTATTCAATCACAGCCCGAATCACTAAGAGACTTCTATGCCAAAATCGTTTCTAAGGATCTCAGCATAGGTTTAACGGACGGAACATTGAATAAGGTATATGGAGACTTCATTCCTGTTTTCGATGTCATGTTGGCTAAGAAATTTGAAGAACATAATCATAAAATTAAAGGTGATTATATCATCACTGAGAAACTAGATGGCAACCGTTGTGTAGTCATTAAAGACAATAGTATTGTAAAATCATTCACCAGACAAGGAAAACAATATGAAGGTCTTGAAGAAATTGAATCCGATATTGCCAATCTTCCATTTGATAATATTGTGTTTGACGGAGAATTAATTGCAGATATTCAAGGAAGTACAATTGAAGTCTATGCAGAAACGACTAGTAAGGCTAGAAGTAAAGGAGCAAATAAGACAGGATTAATATTCCATATTTTTGATATGTTAAAACTGAAAGATTTTCAAAGTGGTAAATCACAAGATAATTGTATTAAGCGTAAAAGTTACTTATCTAGTATTTTTAAGAATAATAAATTGCCACATTGTAAAGAAGTTAAGCCTTTATATATTGGGAGTGATTTATCAGAAGTTGAAAAATGGATGATTCATGCAAGTGAACAGTCTTGGGAAGGTTTAATGGTTAATATGGATAAACCTTATATTTGCAAAAGAAGTGATTCTATCCTTAAAGTGAAAGTTATGTCAACGTGTGATGTAAAAGTAATTGGATTTGAGAACGGAACTGGTAAGTATGAAGGTAAATTAGGAGCAATGATTATAGATTACAAAGGATTTAGCTGTGGAGTGGGATCTGGTTTTACAGATGCGGATAGGGAATATATTTGGAATAATCAAAATGAGTACCTTGGAAAAATCGTTGAAGTTCAATACTTTGAAGAATCTAAGAATGCTCAAGGTGGAATTAGTTTAAGATTTCCTGTATTTAAGAAATTGAGAACTGATAAAACTGAACCAAGTTTTTATTAAAATTAAAGGGGGGAAATATTTTGATTAAAATTGTAGATGGAGATATTTTACAAGCATCTGAAAATATAATAGCACACCAAGTTAATTGCATGTCTGTAATGGGTGGAGGAATTGCAAAACAAATTAAAGATAAATACCCTAAAGTTTTTAAAGATTATAAAATATATCTTTCTAATAGCGTATTCCCAATTATGGTTTTGGGACAATGCCATTTTGTCAAAGTAGACAACAATAAATATGTGGCAAACTTATTTGGACAATATAACTATGGAACAAGTAAACAACAAACAGATTATAAAGCGTTAGAAGAAGCATTATTTACACTCAAAATTAACGCAAAAGATCATTATTTATCTGTTGCGTTACCTGTAAATCTAGGATGTGGTTTAGCAGGAGGCAATTGGGAAGTAGTTTATAAAATGATTGAAGACGTTTTTCACGATTATGATGTAACTTTATATAGATGGGAGGTGAAATAATGAGTGATATAAATCCATTATATCTTGTAAAAGTTGAACCAGGAGCAAATAATAATAAATATTATCGCATGATTCCAAATGGTGGGATATTTGATGTACAATATGGCAGAATTGGTACTAGTGGTTATCAAACTGCTTCATATCCTATGGGAAGATGGGATTCTACTTTAAAAAGTAAGTTGAAAAAGGGATATGTAGATCAGAGTAGGTTAGTTGCAGAAACAATCACAAAAGAAAAGAAGATCAAAGAATATTTAGATATTCAGAATCAAGTAATTGCATCTATTGTATCAAGACTTCAATCTATGGCACGACAAGCTATTGCAGATAACTATACAATTTCTTCTAATAACGTAACTCAAGTTATGATTGATGAAGCACAATTAACATTGAATAATTTAATTAGTGCAGATAATCTTGATTTATTTAATAAAATTCTTGTAGAATTGTTTAAGATTATTCCAAGAAAAATGAAAAAGGTTAAAGATAATCTTGCAACAAAAGTAGAAGATTTTGGTGAAATTATTCAAAAGGAACAAGATTTGCTCGATGTAATGAGAGGGCAGGTATCTACTAAATCAATCGAAGATTCTCAAGAAGAAATAGAACCTGAAGCAAAAAATAATCAAACAATATTAGATGCTATGGGTTTAAGATTTGAAGAAATCACTCAAGAAGAAAAGGAGATGATTAAGAAAGAACTTGGAGAAATTAGTGATAAATTCTATTCTGCTTGGAAAGTTATTAATGTTAAGACGCAGGAAAAGTATGATAAATTTATTGAAGAAAATAATATTAAAAATGTTAAATTGTTGTGGCACGGAAGTAAATCAGAGAATTTCTGGAATATAATCAACACTGGTTTAGTTTTACGTCCTAACGCAGTAATAACAGGTAAATTATACGGACACGGCATATACTTTGCACCAAGGGCTATGAAAAGTTTAGGTTATACGTCTTTATCTGGTTCATATTGGGCGAAAGGAAATTCAAAATCAGCATTTATGGCACTAAACAATGTAGCGTATGGAAAACCATATGATGTATATGATTTTAATAGTAAATATTATGATTTGAATCATGATAATCTACAAAAGATGCGTCTAGGTGCTAATTCTTTACATGCACATGCTGGAGCTAGTTTAGGTCATACAAATCTTAAAAATGATGAGATTGTTGTTTATCGTGAAGATCAATGCACAATAAAATATTTAGTAGAATTGAGATGATATATTATAGTAGTTAAGGCCAATGAAAGATATAGCAAATTAGTAACTCAAAAGATAGTAGGAAAAACAAAGCATAGACAAAATATATGGGAATGCATATGTGACTGTACTGGTGTGATTAACGTATCATCTGCAAGTTTAACTACAGGTAATACAAAATCGTGTGGTTGTCTTCTTGCTGAATCATTAAGAAAAATGGGAGAAGCATCTAGAAAATTAAATGAATATGACCTTTCGGGAGAATATGGTATAGGTTATACTACAAAGGGTGAGGAATTCTATTTTGATTTAGAAGATTACGATAAAATTAAAGGTTATACTTGGTCATACAATGAAGATGGGTATTTAATAACTTCTCCGTTTGGGAAAATTATCAGAATGCATATGTTGATCATGGATTCTACGGGCGAAAATGATGTTGATCATAGAAACCATATTACACATGATAATAGAAAATTTAATTTGAGGGTTTGCGAACATTTCAAAAACATCATACATAGTAAAACTTATTCAAATAATACTTCAGGTAGGAAGGGAGTGTATTGGGACAAAAGTCGTAATAAATGGATGGCACTACTAACTCATAACAAGAAAACTAAACATCTTGGAAGATTTGATAATTTTGAAGATGCTGTTCGTGCCAGAGAAATTGCAGAAGAAAAATATCATGGTGAATTTCATTGTGACCTATAAAAATAAAATTATGAAGGAGTTTTGATAAAATGAGTAATCAAGATGCGAAAATTAAGGAAATTACATATCATGGGACTAAACAATATTTTACGGAGGTTGACGCTAGAACAAAAGATGTTATCAAAGATAGTTCTTTTAGAACTTCAGCGAAACATGAAAAGGTTATTCAGAATAATAATGCCACAATTGTAATTCTTGAAGATGGGTCAAAAGGAGTATCAAAATGTTTACCCATTGACACATATAATGAGACAAAAGGAATTAAGATTGCCTATATAAGAGCAAAAATAAAATCATTGAATAAAGAGTTAAAAGAATTAATAAAACTCTAGAATTTATAAAAGTCCAATTTCAAGAATCAAGCTATAGGCGAGTTTGCGAGGTTGGACTTTCCTTCGAAATACCAATTTGATAGGAGGATTAAAAATGGATTTAGATATTGAATATTCACAAGAAGAAAAACAAGAATTATTTGAAAAATTTCTAAATGCTTCTTTTGAACTCAAAGCAGAAATAATCTCTAAGTTATTTGATGATCAAGCATATTTAACTGATAAAGAAGAAGAATTTATATTTGCTTTAAAGAAATGGCATCAAAGTATTTAAATAAAATTAGGAGGATGATAAAATAATGACAATGACAAAAACAGATATTTTACTTTATGGGGCATTACTTGAAAGCGATATGTATGTTGATGGATATGGATCAACTGATGAAGATACAGAATTATTACAAAAAGCCTTAAAGAAAACATATGGTATTGCAGAGGGAGCTTCAAGAGATGTTTTAGAAAAAGCAGAAGAACAAATGAAAAGTGATTTAATGAATCTAGTTATAGAATTTAGAAGTAAGATGGCAGAATATTTAGAAATGGAGGAGTAATATAATATGAAAAATAAACTTATAAAACTCCAACAACTTTATAAAAAAATAATGGAATTGCAATATGAAATTAACGGTGAATTTCATGACAAACCAATATCCATTAGTCAAGAAATAAATGGTAGTTGGAAAAATGATGGATTTAATTTAAGAATTAATAGAATAGATATAAGAACTGATGATTTTGGCGTTTCTTTTGATGTTATTGACAATGGAGAAGAAATTGAATGTATAGATGGAATTGGAATTGATCAATTTATAAAATATGGTGAATTGACAAACCCTGAAAACCGCACTACATAAGGGTTTCTAAAATCACAATATCCATTGAAAGGATTAATTTAATGGAGAGGAGGTTAATTATTTGAATGAAGAACTTCTAGCAATTATTTTTTCAACGTGGATTTTTACATCCTTCTTTTGTTGGCTTTTTAATCTTAAATGGATATTTGAACCAAAATATTATACAGTTGGACATATTCTTTTTGCTGTAGGAACATTGCCTTTTTCTTTAATGGGGATTTGTGTTTACTTATTAATGAAATTATTTCAATTAATTGGTTATATATGTAAAATAAAAATTAACTAGCTTAAAATTTAACTTTTAATTGTTTAGAAGAAAGGAATTGATTTAAATTGAGTAACGTAGAAGATATTAAAGAAAGAATATGTAGCGCATTAGATTTACTTAATAGAGAGACAGCATTGCAAATAATTAGCGAGATATTAGATGATTATAGTTTGTATACTGCTAGTAAAATTGTTAAAAGTGATAAAGATGTTGATTTGAATAAATTATTATTTGAAGAAAGTTTTTATTCAGAGGGCAATGAAGAAGCAGGTTTTATTAAATTAACAACACTTCTTAATGCTGTTGAAGAAGTAGTAAATTGTGACGATTACATAGATGGGGATATTACATTTGAATATTTTGTTAGGCCAGAAACAGACGAAGAAAATGAAGAGAATGGTCATCCAACAGGGGTAGAATGGTGGACTCAGAATGAAAATGTAAATATAAATGATTTATATATTCAGTTTAAAGGGAATTAATTTCCCAGAAAATTATGGATTGATAGGATAGGAGGTAAAATGTATAAGATAGTTATAGTAGGTATATCAAATAAGTCAAATTGCAAACCTTTAGACGATACAACAAATACAGGTAAAATCATTACTAAAATAACAAATAACTTTCCTGAGATTGAATTTTATAAAACTAACCTTGTAAACTTTGCTCCACTAAATGAATTAGGTAAATTGCGTTATCCAACTAAGCAAGAAGTTAAAGATAATATGCCAAATTTATTAAACGATATTAAGAATTGTAATGCAGTAATTTGTTTAGGAAATAAAGTATCCAAGTATTTAAATGGAAAAGTAGAAAACATAATTAGTATTAAACATCCTTCTTATATATGGATTTATAAACGAAAAGAGTTAGATGGTTATATAGATGAAGTAGTTAATATGATTATGCAATTAAAAGGAGAAAAATATGAAATGTTCAATACTTGGATGTCAAAATGAAGTAAGCATAGAAAATGATTTAGAGATATGTTTTCAATGTTGCTCTATGCATATTAATGAAGTTAAGGATTATTTTGAAGAACAATACAATAGAGAGCAACAAGAAATGTATGATTGGTGGTTGGGTATCAAATAACAGGTAGAGAAAAATTTAATTTAATATTTAAAAATATGAGCAATGGAAGTTTAGCAGATTTGTTTATTGGAGGAACTTGCCCTAGTGAATTCGGTCTTTTTGACAAAAAAAGAAAGTGGTTGTCCAGTTTTCTTTTGTACAAGTTGTTGGGAGAAAGCTTTAAATATGGAATATGAATAAATAAAGAAAGGAGTAATTCGATTGACAGTAAAAGATTTATATGAAGAGCTTGGAAAGTTAATGAAGGATAATCCTAGTACAATTAATGATGAAATATATTACTTTAGTTATGATTGGAAAGTAGATGCAATTAATAGTTTGAGTATCGAATATGATTTAGATTGGGAAGGTAGATATATAATATTAAAATAAAATTATTAAAGAAAGGAGAGATAAATTATGATTAATCAAATAAAAAATGACATTATCAAGACATTAGACAAATATAAAGATAAACTTTGGTATGTCAAAGTAAGTGGTTGTAGTTATGGAGATCCTTATTCATATGATGCTAAACGTTATGATTGGTCAAAAGAAAATATTTATGTTGGAAGTAAAAATGATGTAGAAAAGGTTATTAATTTACAACATATGTCACCTAAAATTGAACAATTTGATTTCAATAAACATAATATTGTTGAAATGATAAATGCCCAAGAAGAGTATAAAAAGATTTATGTTCCTAGAAGTGCTGGAGATATTGTATTATATCAGGGACAAGAGTGTAGGGTAACTGGTTTTTCTGGTATGAATGCATGGATTAATTTTAAAGGAGAGGGAACTCTTTTAAACGAAGATGAAACTAAAAAACTCAAATTAATAAAAAGTAAATATTGGGGAGAAAGTTAAGAATAGATTAAAATTGCATATTTAATTGACGAAAGGAGGTGTTCAAATGGATGTTAAAATTTTAGAAATATTAAACTCACAACTATGTCCTGTATGTAAAGACAAAGTAGTATTAAGTTGCAAATGTTTTATGGCAGATAGTATGTGTGAAAATGGTCATGAATTTCACTATTCTTTAAAAGATAAAGAATTACATTTGGGTTTAGGCAATCATGGGAGAGGAGACTGTTGCGAAGATAAAGTTAAAATAGAAATTGAATAAGGAGGAGAATAAATAATTGAATAGCACAATATTTTTACCTAAAACTATTAAAGTGGGTTATCAAAATCGTTCAGATACATACACAGGTCAATTAGCATATGTTATATATTATGATCAAAGAAATGTATTAAGAAAGGAAAAAAGTTGGAATAGTTGGAGAGATGATAAAATTTCATCTCAAGAATTCTCTAATGAACCAATTTCGGGATTTGTGCTGAATAAGAAGGTTGGTGATTATTCATGTCATTGGGGAAATCATAGGCAAGCGTATACAAGGGTATTCGATCCTCGTAATTTTGAAGTGGAAATTACAATTGAAAATTTACTCTACATCTTAGAAAATGCTAGTTCAATTAAAGGTAAGGGATTAGAAGGTGATTTCGTTTATGGTTGGGATAATAAGAATCTCATCTTAATACCAGTAGAATCACCTGATTACATTGAATTGTCTAAATTAAATGATTTAAGACATGAGAAAAAGAAATTTGATGGCAAGACTTTAATACTAGGTGGTACATACAAATCTAATTCCAATAATGAATTAATTTATTTGGGTAGATTTTATGAAAATAATGGAGACAGTAAAGAATCAAAAACATATTTTTTCTATGATAGAAATATAAATTGGAACAAAATCAATTCTATAAAATCTTTATCAGGGAATATAATTGACATCATAGATGAAAATTGTGTAGATGATTATGCTAATTTAATGGATGAACTATTAAAAGACAGTAGTTATTCTGCTAGAGAACCTAAATATGACACTTATTCTGATTACACATTGCAAGAATTTAGAGAATTATTAAATAAAAATAGTTATTGGCATAATAAATGTTTCGTTAAACCAAATGATAAATACGTAAGATATTATATTGAAAGGTATAGATCCTATTCTTATTATAGCAATAGAGATAATGGTTATAATGTTTATACCACAGACAGAGGACATAAAGATGAAATATTGATGAGAGAAGCGTCTCCTGAAAAAATATATAATGCAATAAATCCTAAATATCTAGTAACCTATAATCAAAATAAAGAATTAATTAAGGAGTGGAAATAAAAATGGCAAATGAAACGAACGATTCAAAAATTATGGAACTGAAAAAGCAAATTGAGGAAAAGAAAATTAAGTTAGGTAAATCTCAAAAATTTTCACCTATTACAAATAGTTCAATTGAGTTAGATGGGGTGAGAACTAATATCCAAGTTCTCAATAAAGATCAATTAACTTATCTATTAGTAAAACTAAACTCATATGCAAAATCTGCAAAAGAATTAGAAATTGATTTTGTTATTTCAGGATATCATATTATGGATTGGATTACTGATATTAAGTCAAAACTTGATTTTGTGAGCAGAAAAGAAGAAGAAAACAAACTAAAAGTGATGGAATCTAAATTGCATCAACTACTTTCTAATGAGAAGAAGGTTGAACTTGAGATTGATGAGATTATGAAGAATTTGTAATTTGTAAGAGAAATATAATAAGGGGAGTAAAATCCCCTTCTATTTTAGGAGGAATTAAATTGAGATCATTAGAGGAAAGATATAATGATTTAAAATGGAGTTATAGTGATTTATTAAGTAAATTTCATAGATTACAAGAAGAAAAATCAAAAGTAGATTCTAAATTAAATTCTGCTGAACATCGGATACATAATGAATTAGAACCAAGAATTGAACAAGAGCATAAGAATTATGACAGTTATGTATTATCTGGTGGTAGTGACCCTTGTTTTTCTAATGGTATGTCAGGGAATTGTGGTGTAAAATGTGAAGCTTTTGGAAGCAAAGAAGAATGTTTTGATAGGTCAGATGAGGAATTGATTAAAATATATGAAGAAGGATATTCTCAAGATAAGATTAAAGAAATCTTTATTGAATTAGGAAAGTCAGATATAGTTTTAAGACTTTTAGAGGATGATTTATTTGGGATTGATGATGAAATATCAAGATTAAATTTAGTTAAGGAGCAAATTCAGGAAGAAAGAGATAAAATACTTTAAATGATACATTTGCTTGGATTGGAGGAAATTATGAAATTAAGAAAATTATCACACAAAGAAATGTCGACATTATTAATTTGGATGGGTGGAGCGAATTCTATAAGTTGTGTGATTAAAGGAAATTATGTATTAGCAGGATGTAATATTGGTTTTGGATTGATATTAATATATTTAAGAGAAAAATATTGTTAGAAAGAAGTGAATAAATTGAGTGATCCTAACGATTTTCAATGTGGCATTTGTGGTAATATATTAACTTCAGAATCTTGTTTTTGCGATAAGTGTAAAGTATGGCTGTGTAATGGTTGTGCTTTTGAGGATAAGTGTGAAGAAAGGCAAGGATAAATTAAAAATAATAAAATATTATTTTAAGGAGGAATTTTTATGAATCAGCAAAATGTATCTATGGTAGTAGTAGAAAAATATACAGGAAGTAAATTTAATAGGTTCTTACAATTTTTTGGATTAAGAGATAAAGAAGTAACTTTACATGCAATATGGGCAGAAAAGAATACTGAATACCCGAATAGTTTTAATGTTAATTATAACAAATCAGAAGATAAGGGTGATAGTTGGGGCATCACACAAAAGATTTATACCAAATAAAGATTAAATACATAAAATGAATATTTTAATTGAAGAAAGAAGGATAATCAAAATGGGTAAAAGAGTAAAAGTTATATCAGAAAATAAAAAATCAGAAAATAGATTGTATCAAGACACTATAACTAAAAAGAAAATGACCAAAAAAGAATTTGTCAAAGAAATTGAAAATGGAAGTTATGAAAATTATCATGTCAGAAAAATAAATGGCGTAAAAACACCTGCGTCGAATCCAGATAAAAGCGAAGAAAATAATCTAGGTTGATTCACATCAACTCTGACTTTCGAAGGATTATAGAAAGGAGAAACATATGAAATTAAAATGTCCTGTGGATTATGACTTAAATAATTGCTCATCAAACGATTATGGTTTAACTTGTGAAACATGTTTTCACAGTTATAATCACAAATACAACTCACCAGACCACAGCCATATCACCTGTAAAGAATTTGGTAAGATTGACGGAATGAATGGATCTTGTCATTACTGCCTAGAAGACACTCCTTATCAGTGGGAAATGTGTAGTGATGAATCTTGGAAAAGAAATTTAATGAGCATACGTAGCAAATGCCAGTGCACTGAAGAAGAGGCAATTGAGTTTATTAATGATTATAAATCTAAACTATATCAATTAAATTAAATAATCTGATTTAATGGAGAAATAAAGAAAAGGAATGATTAAATGGAAGCAGTAAAAGTAAAAGATTTTGTGTTAGAAGTACCAAACTTCGTTCAAACCCCTAAAAAGAAACAAATTACTCAAGCTAAATATGTACTGGAGGAGTTATTGATTGAAACTAAATAAACAACGAAAAACAGCAGCAGAAAAAAGACAAGAAAAATTTGATCGTGACCATAAATTAATAAACGGAATAGATCATAAATTCTGTAATAAACATCAAATATTTTTCCCTGAAGAAAGTCCTTGGTTTCCTGCTAATACTGATTATTTCTATCATAATGATAAAAATAGTATAGATCACCTACATCCATCGTGCATACTTTGTGCTAGAAAGAAGGCAGTAATACATAAGGCAAATAATGTAGAGTATTATAAACAAAAAGACAAAGAGCGTTATAATGCTGATAAAGGATATAGAAAAAGACAAAGAGACAGGTATAATCTTTTAAATCCTCATAGAAGCAAAGAAATTCATGACGCATTTATAAAAAATAACCCTGAAAAACAAAGAGAATACAGATTAAAAAGAGAGCCTAAAAATCATAAAATAAGTATAAAAGAATGGGAAGCATGTCAAAAGTATTTTGATTATAAATGTGCATATTGTGGTTTACCGATTACAGAACATTGGATTACACATAAAGGAGTTACTAAATTAGGTGGATTTCATAAAGATC